CCCCCCGCCGTTTCGCAGGTTTCGCCCCCTCCCGGGTTGTCTTTCCTGTCTGCCGCCCCCGCCCAGGCCCCGCAGCAGGCCCCCCCGGCGCTGATGGCCCAGCAGACCGCACCGGCGGCCCAGTACCCTGCCCCGGTCCAAGCGTCACCGGTCGGTCGCCCCATGAGCCGTGCCGAGGCCGCCGCGGCGATGGGCGGGGCTGTGACCCTACTGGTGGTCCGCATGGAAGACCTCAAGCAGGTCAACCTGGCCGGCTACACCGACGCCAACGTCCTGGCCCGGGTGTCGGAGAAGAACGCCCTGGCGCAGTTGTGCGCCGAGGACTTGGCCGATGTCAAGGGCTTCCGCAAGGGCGATCAGGTCAAGGAGCGGGTTTTCCACGACCTGATCACCCAGCACCCCCTGGTCTACGTCCTGGTCCAGAACTTTGAGTGGGTGGTCGACCCCAACCTGCTCCGAGGACTCCTGGCCCGCACCACCAAGTTGATCCTGGTCGCCAAGGGTGGCCTGTCGATGGATGAGATCGTCCTCCCCTGACCAACCCACCACCACGAGGAGACACCCCGTGAACCAGCCCATGTATCCCCAGCAGCCGCCGCAGCAGTTCCAGCAGCCGCAGCAGCAGTACCCCCACCAAACCCAGCAGCCGATGCAGGCGCCGCCCAGCCGGAACCCGCAGCAGGCCGCCCAGCAGTTGCAGCAGATCGGACGCGCTGCGACCCACAACATCATGGCCGGCTACCTGACCCAGCCGCCCCGGGCGGCGGTCAGCCGCGTCAAGGCCGATGATGGCGACCACGTCGTGAAGATTGTCCTGGCTGAACTGAAGCAGCGTCAGGCCGGCGGCAACATGCTGTTGCTGGAGTTTGAGGTCGTTGACTCGACCGTGGCCAGCAACATCGGCCAGCAGTACGGGCACGTCAATCTCTGGGAGCGGCCCTTCCAGATCCAAGACCTCTCGGACCTGTTCAAGGCCGTCTGGGGCATGGAGCAGTCGGCGCAGTTCGCCATGAGCAACCCCACCCCCGAGCAGGTGGCGATCAAGGCTCTGGAGGGCATCCAGGCCCTCCAGACTCGCGGCCCGGTCTACGCCTACCTGAAGGTGCGGCGCAGCCAGAAGCAGATGCGCGAGGGCAAGTCCTACGAGGAGGCTTTCGCCAATCACAACTGGGGCTTCTTCACCAACGAGGCCTTCACCTTGGCCGCCATGGGCGTCCACTCGGCAGCCAACGCGGCTCCTGCCGTGACCCAAGCCCAGCAGTTCCAGCAGCCTGCCCAACCGCAGTTCCCGCCTCAACCACAACCGCAGTTCCAGCCTCAACCCCAACCGCAGTTCCAGCAGCCTGCCCAACCGCAGTTCCAGCAAGCGCCGCCCCAGCCTCAGTTCCAGCAGTCCCCGCTTCAGCCACAGTTCCAGACGCCGGCCGGCATACCGCCGCCCCCGCCGCCCCCGCAGTTCGGCGCCCGCTGATCAACCAACACGACAGGGGGGCACGATGTGTGCCCCCTGTCATTTCTACGAGGTAGACCATGATCAAGAATGCCAAGCTCGTGACGATCCAGTGCGCCAAGCACACGATCACTTTGGACCCGACCGACCTGAAGGTGCGGATTGAGTTCAAGGATCCTGGCGAGAAGCCCATTGAGAAGACCTACCCCAGCCCGCATTCGCTCCGGGTGATCATCGGCAAGGTGTTGGCTGATGACGAGAAGGCGATGTTCCTGAATGACTTGATCATCAAGATCAAGTGCGATCAGCTTCGCGCCCGCGATTAGGAATCTCTCCGTCGTCTCTGGCTCAAACGCAATGAGGTTGGTATGCGCGTCCTCGCCTTCGACACCGAGACGTTCCTGATCACGGATCGCATCCAGGCCCCCAGACCGGTTTGCTGCACTTGGTCTGACGGGCAAAATGCGTTCATCACCAACCCGGAAGACCCGGCGACCTATGCGCGGTGGGCCGACCCCGGCAATGTGTTTGTGGGGCAGACGATCAGCTACGACCTGATTGTGATGATGCTTTGGCATCCGCAGTTCATCCCGCTGATCCTGCGCGCCTTGGATGAGGGGAGGGTCTTCGACACCACGATCCGCGAGCAGTTGCAGCACCTCGCCACCAACGGTGGCCAGGGGTATCGGCAGTTCATCAGCTTGGCCGACTTGGTCCTGAAGTACCTCGGGAAAGACATTTCCGCCACCAAGGAGGGCGATGTCTGGCGCCTCAAGTATGGCACGTTGCACGGTGTGGACTTCGCCTCCTGGCCGAAGGAGGCGCTGGACTACGCCATGGACGACGCCCGCCTGACTTGGCAGGTGTTCCAGGCCCAGGGCGGCATCAACGCCACTTGGCCTACGGAGCAGGCTCAAGTCCGTGGCGACATGGCCCTGCGTGCCATCGGCGTGTGGGGCTTCGCCATAGACCGGAAGAAGAACCGAGAACTGGCTGCCAGGCAGCAGTCGAAGATCGACGCCTTGCAGGCCGCCATCGGGCATCATGGATGGAGCGGCAAGGGGTCACAGGCCAAGCTGGCCGGCGATGTCTCGTCTCTGTTCAACTACAAGCAGAAGGTGATCTTGCAGGAGGCCTGTGGAGCCTCGTTCCGTTGGCAGGACGCGCCAAGCACAACGGACCTGCGCGAGGAGTTGGAGGCCGCCGGCAAGCGCGGCTGCCCCCCGGCGTGGCTCCCTGTGCAGAACTTTGGCCTGTTCACCAAACGGGTTCCTGGGTTCCCTCGCACCCCGAAAGGGAAGTTGCAGGTCTCCGAGGATGTCATAAAGCACCTGTTCGACATCGCCCCTGATTTGGAGAGGTTTGTCAAGCTGCATCATGAAGAGAAGATGCTGTCCAGCTACATCAAGCCCTATGACGTGGAGGTTTCGCACGGTCGGTATTGCTCTCTCGTCACCACCGGCCGGACATCGTGTTCACCAGGCCACCAGACGATCCCACGAGACGACAAGAAAGACCCCGACAATAGCGGGTACCGTGATCAGTTTGTCCCCCGCCCCGGGCACCAGTTCGGCACGGTGGATTACTCCATGCTGGAGCTTTGCACCCTTGCTGCGACGATCCGCAAGGAGTTTCCACACATCCAGTGTGCCCTGGGCGACATGATCGACCGGGATGTCGACGTTCACAGTTTCACAGGTGCTTTGATCGCCGGCAAGCCGTATGAGGAGGTGAGGGACAACAAGAAGAAGGAGCCTTATTTCACCTATAGGCAGGGGGCCAAGGCTTGTTATTCCGCTGATACCGAGTTGTTGACGCTAGAGGGTTGGCAGCGTATTGACGAGCTATATGGGCGCGAGGTTATGGTCGCCCAATATGATAGTCGCCAAGGCATTGAGTTCGTCATTCCAACCCACTGGCATCATTATTTTGATTGTGATTTTTTACACATTACATCGGATTTTATGGATTTGTGTGTGACCCCCGAGCATCGTTTGGTGTTTATAACCCCAAACGGCGTGTATTTTGAGCTTTTGGCGAAAGAATACAACCCATCAGACCCACGCTACGCTAAATGGATGTCGGTCAACGGTGGACCTAATGGGCTGCTCTTCCGGCCCCTCGGCAGTGCAAAGGTCAAGCCGTCCACCAAAGCAGATTCATTTTGTGTCACAGTTCCGTCATCCTGGGTACTGACCCGCCGCAACGGGAAGGTCACGGTCTCCGGCAACAGCAACTTTGGGTACCCCGGCGGTCTCGGCCCCAACGCCTTCATCGCTTACGCTGAAAACAACTACGGCGTGAAGTTCACGTTTGACGAGGCCAAGCAGGTCCGCGAAGCATGGCGGCAGGCGGTGCCTGAGGTGGATGGCTACTACTTGGCCAGCCACAAGCGGTCTATCCCGCGTCACGGCGACGTGGCGGACTCGCGCCTGATCAACGGTCGGGTCAAGGCCAAGTGCATCTTCACCGAGATGTCCAATTTCAAGTTCCAGGGCCTCGCGGCGGACGGCGCCAAGCGGGCGGTCTACGCCATCTGGCGCGAGATCATGTTGGGCTGGTTCCATCACCAGTTCCCGCAGGCCGGTGGCTACGGCTCCGAGCATCGGGACAACCCGCTACGCTCCTCGCATATCGCCGCCTTCGTCCATGACGAGGTCGTGGCCGAACACCCGGAGGGCCAGCAGGGCAAGGACGCTTTCCAGCGGCAACAGGACTTGATGGTCAGCGAGATGCAGGCAGAGTGCCAGAACCTCATCACCATCCGGGTGGAGGGGAAGTTGCAGCACAACTGGGGGCACTAGGCATGGACTCGCCTCGCAACCGTTTCTGGCTTAGAGCCAGCAAGACCAACCCGCAGGGGATCAAAACGACATTGCGGCACAAGCCCGGCACCCGCTGGCGCTGGTGGATCATCTGGGATGCCGCTACTGACGCCGGAGTTGGAGAGATCAGCGACGATTATGAGGCGTTGGCACAGCAGTTGCGGTCCCTTCGGGCCAAGCACCGCGAACCCGTGGAGACCTACCCTGTGTGGGTCGAGGATCGGAAGTTCCTGCCGTGATGGTGGCCCAGCAAAACTGTTTGATCGCAAAGGTCCACTGGACCGCCAGCGGCAACCCTCACTTGGTTGTCCAGCAAAACTTTTTTCATTCTGACAACTTTCGTGACAAAATAAAAAACATCGGCAGCCCTGCCCGGTGGGACCAGTCCAAGTGCGAGTGGGACTGCCCGCTGACCCCTGCGTCGGTGGTGGTCTTGAAGCAAGTGGCCGAGGAGTTCAATATCCCGATTCAGTGGGAGTCCGGCTTGGCCGAGTACGCCCACAAGCAGATTGAGACCGACAATTACGAACATTCCGTGCGCTTGGCGGTCGAGAAGTCCATGCGCAGCACGGACCAACTTCCGTCCTACCCGACTGCGCTGCACAACAATCGGGCGCCGATGCGCCACCAGCAGATCGCCTATCACTGGGGCCTGCGCGTCACCGGCCTGATGCTGGCATGGGATCCCGGCACGGGCAAGACCAAGGCCGGCACCGACATGGCCGGCGGGTGGTATCGCCACGGCTACATCCGCCCGATGTCCAACTACCTGCCAGATGGCAAGCCCGTCTGGTGGCCAGTGGACATGAAGTTGGTCGAGAACAAGAAAACCCAGCAGAAGGAGTGGCGGGTGGACCGTCCGGCGCGCTGGGGCGTGATCGGCGGCATCTTGGTGGTGTGCCCGAAGTCGGTCATGCGGACGTGGACTCGTGAGTTGAAGAACTGGCAGGGCATGACTTCGGTGGAAATCACCGGCAGTCGTGAATCCAAGTTCAAGAAGGCCGGCATGCAGGCGCATGCCCACATCATCAACTATGAGTCGTTGGACATCGTGGTTCAGAACCACTATGACGCGATCATCGTGGACGAGTGCCACCGCTGCGCGAACCATACGACGCAGACCACCCGCGTCCTTGAAATCTCCCTTCGCTGCAACCGTCGCCTGACCCTGACCGGAACCCCCGTCAGCAACAACCTGGCGTCCCTGTTCTATCAAATGTTGATCACAGACGGTGGGCGTTCCCTCGGGGTGTCGCACACCGCGTTTATGCAGCAGTTCTTCACCCAGCAGCCGGTTGATAACAAGGGACACACGGCACCGCAGGCCAAGGAGACGGCGGCCGAGCAGATCGCGGCCAAGATGGCCTCGCATTGCTACTTCCTCAAGAAAGAGGAGGCCCTGGACCTGCCCGAGAAGGTCCACGCTCCGGTCTACCTGGAAATGACCGACGACCAAGCCCGCTACTATGAGCAGGTGAAGAAAGAGGCGATCACCTATATCCAAGACGCCGAGGTCACGGTTGAGATGGCCGCCCAGCGAATGATGAAGCTGATGCAGATTTGTCAGGGCATCGTCCGTGGGGACGACGGCACTTGGAAGCGGTTTAACAACATCAAGCAGGAAACCTTGTTGGAAGACTTGCAGAGCGAGCTACGCGGGCGGAAGGTGGTGGTCTGGTGTCGTTTTACTGAGGAAATCAACTCTCTGGTCGAGGCGGCTCACAAGGCCGGCATCTGGTCTCTGCGGTTCGACAGCGAGATTTCCGGTTCCATGCGCAATCGGTCGATTGACGCCTGGAACAACGACCCACGCTATACCTTGTTCGTGGGCCAGTTGGCCATGGGCGAGGGGATTGAGTTGGTTGCGGAAAACTGCATGACCCCGTGCTTTGAGACCTACTACCTCGGGTTGGATTATCGCTACGTCAACTGGAAGCAGACTCAGGACCGCATCCATCGTTTGACTCAAAAGTTTAAGTGTTATTACAAGTACCTTCTCACCCCGAACGGGGTTGATAATGCCATTTATCAAGCCCTGCTGGCCAAGGAAAGCACCGCCAACGTGGTTCACAAGACCGGCAAGGACTTTTACCTGTCCCTCCTCACCGACGACACCCCCAACTTGGGAGCACTGGTATGATTATTCTGGCCCAACGATGGACCAACAAGGCCGGCAGCGAGTCGTTGCCCGCCTACCACCTGGAAATGCTCTGCCTCCGAAGGGAAGGCAATGCTCACTATGGCCTTTACAGCCAGTTTTACACCCAGGAGCAGGTGCAGGCCCAAGCGTGGGATAAGCCTGCCAAGGTGTGGAGCCGCGGCACTTCGTCTTACCTGCCTGTGATTTCCGCAGCTTCTGCCCGCGTCCTGATGTGCGATTGGCCGGATGACCAGACCCAGATGGCCGCCGGCTACATTGAGCAGATCACCGGTATTTACAACAATATGAACGACCTCTTGAAAGGAGCCGCAGAATGGGCCAAAACATTACCCTCCGCAAGGTGACGATCACCATTGACGAGGTGGTCCTGGGGGACATACAGCAGGCGCCCGAGTCCGGTCCTGTGACCAGTACGCGCTATGTCCCGACCCCACCGCCACTTGAAGTTTGGCGGTTCCGTGTCGACGACGAAATCAATGGGGACACGCATTGGTTTAAGGAGGCCCAGGGGCGCGAGGTTATCCTCACCAATAATCACCCAGATGGCTTGGTGGACGGCTTTTTCGTCAGTGATCGCTTCCCTTTCGCCGCGATCAACCCCAAACGATTGGAGAGGGTGCCATGATGGCCACCGAAGATGAAGAAATCTTGTCCGTCGAGCAGTTCTTCGGGCGCCTCCGATCCAAGAAGGATCTCCGGCGCGTCCGGGTCTCTCGCCGGGCCGGGATCGGGCGATTCAGCCTGTTCCAGTTGCTCAAGGGCAACTCCAACTGCTACGTCGAAACCCTGCAAAAGCTAGCGCAGTCCTTCGGCGGCGAGGTGCTGATCAGGGTGCCCCGTGGCACGAAGGCCCCGCCCGACGCCGAGACTTTGTAGGCAAAAGGTTGCCCTAACACCATTGGTTGTGGGTGTTTATGATCACCTGCCATGACACCCGAGGGCAGGTTTAAGGTCATCCTGCGGGAGAGCTTCGAGAAGGCTTTTCCCAAGAGCACCGAGTCCATGACCGGCGCCATTGGGGTTGCTTTGGGTCAGCCGATTGGCCTGCCGGATCGCTATTTCGGCGCGGCCGGTGGGTTCGCGTGGGTTGAGTGCAAGGTCGAGGGCAAGCATGTCCTGACCCCCAACCAGCACCTTCAGTTGACCAGGCTGGCCAACTGCGGGCAGAACGCCTATCTGTTCACCCTGCACCATTTCGATCAAGACCGTTCCCTCTGGCGGTTCTCCATCCTTCGATTCCTCCCCGGCGGGAAGTGGCAGCTTTCCACGCAGATGTCATTCTCGGCCTTGACCAGGGCCTTCTGGTCGGCCTTGTGTCTGCCCAACGCCGACGTTCACCAATCCGAGGTTCAATCATGGTTTTCCTGAAGCGTCTCCTGGCGCGGCTGCGGCGCTGGTGGCGCCTGCGCAACGCCATCTTCCTCGGCTTCACCCCGCTGGGGGCCGACCCCTACGAGCATGACATTGAGTTCGTGTCCCGTTGGGACATTGCCGAGACCGGCCTGCGCTGCCGCCGCTGCCAGCAGATGGTGGCCGACCGAGCCCGCTTCGGCCAGGTGCAGACCTTCGTCTTCAGCGACGGCACGATCAATGAAGGCATCTGCTGCCCCAACACGGTCGAGCGCAATGGTGTCGAGCAGCCTTGCGGCCTCCTGATGCTGGCCTCGCCTGACACCGAGCATGGGGACCACCTGCGTAGCACCCCGTTCGTCGGCATGCTCGATTTCGTGCGCAAGACCCGCCGCGAGGCCCTGGCCGAGCAGTACGACCCCGGCGTCAAGATGACCGAGGCGCCTCAGGGCGAGGTGCTTTCCTCCCAAGACATTACCCCCCTTCACCCGAAGGACTGAAACATGGAAATCTTCGTCTTCAACCCCAAGGCTCGCCCCGAAGACCTCAAGGACTTCAACGAGCGCCTGTGGGACTTCTGTGACCGCGAGCCGGTGGTGGAGGTGCGTGCGGAGATGTTCGGCACCGCCCTGATCGTCCAGTGTAAGACGCTGGACGACATCCCCGAGTCCATCCCCGTGGCCGGCGCGCCCCTGCTCAACGCCACCGTGCGCCACGTCAAGGACAGCAACGCCGCCCTGGAGGAGTTGCTGACCAAGGTGCGGGACAACATCGAACAGGGCGACGATGCCCCCAGCCTCCAGCACATCATCCCGCTGGCGAGCGCGGTCGAGCCCGGCACCGGCTGGGCGGTATTCGTCTGCATGTCGGGCTTGGTCGAGGACGAGGACGACGCCATCGACCCCGAAGAGCCCTGTCCCTGCGGCAGTGGTCTGAAGGCCAAGGATTGCGACCAGTGCGACGACGACGATGATGATGATGATGATGATGATGATGATGACGAAGGCGAGGAAGACGACGAGCCTCGCACCATCACCCCCGAGCGCGTGGGGAGCTGATTATGGCCCTCGCCAACGCTACCCCTCTCTCCTACTGGCTCGATGCTTTCTTCGCCCTGCTTGAGGTCAGCGTTGCCCAGTTGGCCGACCTCGACGGCCTAGCCGAGCGGTGCGGTCTGGCCAAGAAGGACATCGCATCTACCCCCAAGCTGGACATGGAGGCCTTGAACCAGCGCCGGAGCGTCTGGCGCCGGGTCCGCAACCGGTTCGGCTCGTTTGGTGAGGAGTGCTTCCCCGAAGACCTGGGCTTCCAGGGACTGGCGTCCGCCCCCGAGGGCATGGCCGTCACCTCCAACACGGTGAAAATCTATCGGTTCAGCGATCCGACCTCGCCGGTGGTGTTCACCGATCATGACGAAATCACCGTGGTCTGCCGGTTCTTCCAGTTCTACCGCTCGACCTGCCACACCGTCAACCCCAAGAAGTTCGTCCGCGAAGCGCTGGCCAAGGCCGGCATCACCAAGGACAACTATCTGACCCACCCGCTGTCCCCTGCCGCCCTGATCAGCAACCCCTTCCGAGAGGAATGACCGCCATGGCTGATGTCAACTCCGTCTTCGTCGCTGCCCTGTTTGCGGCGACCAGCACCCAATCCGCCAAGGAGGCCGAGTCGAAGACTGTGCCCGACTTCGCCGCTCAGACCCCCCAGACCATGCGCCCCTACCGGGCCGCCGCCGGCTTCCTGTCGAAGATCGCCCGCTGGCCCGGCGTGGACCGCGCCCAGGTCGCGTTCGACCTGCACGAGGCCATGAAGGCCGACACGGGCACCGCCCCGCCGTTCAACGCCCGTGTGGCCGTCGAGGTCTACGTCGCCATCAGGCAGGCGTTTGCCGGTCGCTGATGAGCCGTGGACCTTGCCGCGCTGAATGACCTGTTCGCCAAGAACCCTCGCCATCGCGTTTGGGGCTACCTCCGCGTCTCGTCGGAGAAGCAGACCCGCGACGGCGAGGGTTTGGAGATTCAGCGGGACGCCATCGTAAAGTATGCCTCCTCGATAGGCCTGTCCGAGCCGCTGTTTATTGAGGAGGTGGCCTCGGCCACCAAGATGATGTTCAGTCCGCAGATCGCGGGCGGGGCCTCGACCAAGGCCCAGGACAACCCTCGCCCCCTCCTGCTCAACCTGATGGGCTTCCTGCGGGAATGCGCCGGCTCGCACCTGATCGTCTGGAAGCTGGACCGCCTCTCCCGCGAGGTGATCGACCAAGAGTTGATCCTGAAGCTGCTTTGGGACGCCAAGGTCGATATCCACTCCACCGACTTGAGCGAGCGGGACACTTTGCGCGGAGGATCGACCGCCGACCCCCAGCGTGTCCTGCTGCGGACCATTCTGGGCGCTTTTGCGCGTTACGAGGCCTCGGTCATCACCGCTCGGATGAGCGCCGGGTTGAGCCGGAAGGGCAGCCTCGGGGGCTTTGTTGGGGGGCGTGTTCCCTTCGGCTACGAGTCGAAGGGGAACGAGATGGCCGTCCACCCCTACCAAGCCCAGATCGTCCGCTTGGTGTTCATCCTGCGGGAGAAGCACAAGCTGACCCTGTCGGCCATCCGCGACCACCTGATGGCCCACAAGCACGCCTCGGATGAGACGGTCTACCACAAGTCGCTGATCGCCAACATCATTCACCGCAAAGCCCTTTACCAGGGGGTCTATCAAAATAGATTCTCTGGCCCCAAACAACGCCTCGACCTCCGCATCCTCTGCGACACCATCGAAGAGACGGAGCAGGTCTACAACACGGAGGTTTCCCATGGCCCTTGACAGCATGGACAGCAACGAGAAGACCCTTTACGACAACCTCGTGGCCATCCTGAACGGCACCTTCAAGGTGGGCATGCACCTGATGAGCCTCGGCGGTGCCCTGAAGGCCGTTGGGGGCAAGCCTGGTTGGAAGGCCAGGGCCATCGCCGCTTACTTGGAGCAGAACGACGAGGCCGTGGGCTTATTGGCCGGATCGTGCAGCCAGAAGTTGGCGGCGAGGCTGCGCGAGGCGCTGGAGAAGCGAGCGGGGTGATCACCGCCCACACACCGTGTTTACCCCCGGTGCAAAACTTCGCTCCGGTTTGCTTGACTTCTCTGTAAAGTGATATAATGGCGTCCGAAAGGGGTATAAACATGCCCACCTCCGACGAACGCCAGCAACGAAACCAGGCCATTCTGTTAGATTACCAATCTAACATGAGAGTGGTAGACATTGCCGCCAAGCACGGCATATCCACGGACATGGTGTCCAGGGTGGTAAAACAGCTTGGCGGGTCCGTTCGTTCCCAGGGCTACCAGCCGAAGTTGGACGACACGCAAAAGAGGCTTGTTGCCACCCTTTCCGCACAAGGCATGCCCGCAGCCGAACTCGCCAGTCGTTTTGGCATCACTTCTATGACTGTGTATAACATTCTCAAAGAGTACAGCGGGCAGCAGACCGGTGTGGAGTTTTGCCGTGGTTGCGGGATGTTTGACGGTGCCAAGAGTGTTGATGAGATGATCCAACACCTTGAGGCTGGGGTGCAGTGGCTGCGGCAGAAGAAGGCAGCCGGCTGGAGACTTCAGTCTGTTGTCGCTAACGACTATGCTGTGTTGGTGAAGTAATGTCGTTCATCGTTTTTTCTGTTGTAGGCCCTCATGCCGGCGAGGAAGTCCCAGTCATTTTTAAGAGAAAGATGGCTGACATAGCACGTTTCGGTTGGTGCTTATGGGCTACTCGTTCTTATACGGCAAAACCACAGTGTTTTTCGGAGGTACCACCGAACGCCGCTGTGGATGTAGTGTTTCTACACCCGCAGAGACCCGGCGGCGCCCGCCCGACGCTCGCCGCAGAGCGGGCCGTCTGTTATTATCATCAAGGGGCTGTCCCGATCCCCGATGGTATGTCGCCAGTGACGGGGTGCGTTCGACGTGGTTTGTATGCACTTTTATTGTGTGAGCTATCTTTAGTTCATAACAGCAGTATCGACATATCGAGTTGGCAATCCTTACAAGGTGCTCCGATACGCTTCAATCTTGGGTGCTCGACCGTGTTGGCCAGGTCAGCCGACGCAAGCCCTCCAGTAGTTCGATCCGTGGCCGCTTGCGGACGGTTGCGCCGCCCCTGTTGTGTTCATCTAGGGTAAAAGAAACAACCCCCGGCGATGCCGGGGGTTGCTCTTTTCGCCAGTGAGTTGTGAGGATAGTATGGTATCCCCACACCACTTTCATTGAATCTCGCGCAGCAACTCGCCTTCCAGGAAGCACCAGAGGGCGAAGCCAGCGGTCGAAAAGCTGGCGGCGGCCAGGATCTGGAGCGATGCGGCGAAGTTTTGCACCGGGGGCAAATACACCGAATGGATCAGCGAGTAGATGTTCCGGTGGTCGGGACGGCCGTTGTTGGCGTAGGTGATCGCGCCAGCAGCGCCTTGCAGTTCCAGGCCCAGGCCAGGGGTCAGCATGAAGGCCGGGACGGTGAGGTAGTTCTTCTCACCGACGCCGAGCCGGAAGATGCTGTTCTGGTAGAGGGCCAGGAGGTCGGTCAGGACGGTGCCCGGCTCGGGGACGAGGCGGATCGCCTTGACCGAGAACCGCTTGGGCCACGAGAGTTGGCCAGCGGTCTTGACGTTGGTCAGGAGTTCGCTGCGGCCCGAGGGGTTCTGGAAGAAGCTGATGTCACCGGCGGCGGTGATGTCAGCCGAGTCGTACAGAGGCTGGTGCAGAGCCTCCAGCTTGATCTCGCCCTGTTGGGCGTCTTGGACGGAGCGGAAGACGGGCATGATGCCCTCCTTGGTCTGTGGCCGCCGGGGCTGCCGGCATTGGCCGTGGTTGTTGGGGATCGTTCGACTTTCGTGCGTTCACTCCCGACCAACTCTGGCCGAGCGCCCTACTTGCCGTCCCCTGGCGACCCTGAACCCCCGGTGCCACCACAGCACCGAGGGTCAGGAGAATTACCGCAGAACCTCACCGGGAATCAGACATCCAGGTAGGACTTCTCCAGGTAGTTCTGGTCGAGGTAGGCGCCGATGCCCTGGGTGCCTTGGTAGGCGGGGGCGTCGACGTACCCGGCCAGCATGTCCTCGCCGGTGCCAGCGTAGCTGGGGGCGTTGACGTAGCCGGCGACGCCCTGGTAGCTGGGGGCGTTGACGTAGCCGGCGAGCATGGTCGCGTCACCGAAGTAGCCAGCCAGGGCCTCGTAGCTGCCCAGGGCCGGGATGAAGCGGCGCAGGCCGACGCGGTCGATCACGGTGTCCAGGGCCTTGGGGGCCAGGACGCTGACAATCGAGGCCATGGCGCCGCCGGTCAGGAGAGCCGACTTGGCCATGGGGTTCTTGATGAAGCGCGCGGCGATGAAGCCCAGGGTGTAGGGCATCAGGCCGGAGACGACGCGCTTGCCGATGTCCGAGGCCAGCAGGGCGCTGACGCCGGGGATCTTGGCCAGGAGCGGGCTGATCTGGCGGGTGGCCACGCCACCGAGGACGAAGGTCGCCAGGGTGCCGCCACCGATGACGGCGGCCGACTTGACCATGCCCTTGCCCTTGAGGGCGCGGAACGTGGTGCCGGGGGCCGAGGTCAGGCCGCCGACGTAGCCCTTCACCATGCCAGCGATGCCGCCGGGGTTGGTGAAGTAGACGCGGCGCGAGCCGCGCTTCCGCGACCACACGCGGGCGCGGAGACCCACGGTGCCCTTGCGGCCGGACTTGGTCCACCGCTTGGCGTAGCCGCGCTTCTTGCCGGCGACCTTGCGGGCGCGAGCACGGACGATGCGGATGGAGCGACGCTTGCCGCTCTTGGTCTTGATGTGCCAGGTGCGGCCGACCCAGCGCCGGGCCGCCATCTTGCGGGCGCGGCTGGCGCGACGGGTGCGGCGGACGCGGACGACGCGCACCTTGCGGGCACGGCTCTTGCGGCTCTTGCGAGCCTTGCGGGTCTTGACGGCCATGGTCTTGCTCCTGCGAGCCTTGCGGCTCTTGCGGGTTTGTTTGCCCTTCGCCTTGCGGCTGGACTTGCGGTTGCTGCGGGTGGTCTTGGTCTTCATCTTGCGGGCCTTCTTCGCCTTCCGGCGGCGCACAGGGGCGCCTTCCAGGGCGTCCGGGTCGAACGTGTCGGCGGGGTAGCCGCCGAGGCCGAGCCGGAAGGAGGCATCGCGGGTCTTGCGCGAGCCGGCGAGCTTACGCAGGGTCGCAGGGTTCATCACCCAGCGACGAATGCGTACGCTCCGGCGGCTCTTGGTGCGCTTGACTTGACGACGACCAGGATTCCCCAGCACCGCGAGGTCCAGGCCCAAGGGGTTGGACAGGGTGATCAGCGGCATGGATACCTCATGGGTTCCAACCGGGGGTAGTACGCTGCCGGCGGAACGCGGGTGACAACCCGGAAACCGCTGCATGCCGAACGCTAGTATAAACGGAGGTCAATGAGGGTGCAAGGGGTTTGTTTATACGAGAGCCGCCTGGATGCCGCTAGGCAATCCAGGCGATGAACAGTGCGACCGGGCGCCGCAGGCAACCCGGTCGATGAACAGTCCGCCTTCAGTTGTCAGGGAAAATGCCATCCCTTTTGTTTGCAAACCTCGCCCCACAACTGCCCGACCTATCTCGGTTTCCTGCTTTCGGGGACAATCTCCGATCCGTCAGCGCCCCAGATGCGGCCGTTGTATGAAATCCTGGCCACGACCTTGCCGCCCTTGATGACCTGACCGCCGGTCCAGTTTCCACCGCCCAAACCATTGCGGCCGATGTAGGCCAAGACCACGTCGGACGCGTCTGCCAGCGTCGAGACCTCGACGTTCTTGGCCCCCTCGGCCGGCGTGTCTCCCCAGTAGCCACTGCTGTATCCGCCACTGTATTGAAGATCAGGGTTCGGGCCGTGAGACAGGTGGACGAGGAACTTCGCCTTGGCGGCGGCCTTGCGCGGGTTGTTGGCCAGATTCAGGTATTGCAACCGCACCGTGCCGGGGAACGCCTGGACCAGCTTGGCGAAGGTCGCTGCGTGGGCTTTGGCGGTGAACTTGCCCCGGATGTTCCACTTGGGGAAGCCGACGTTGATGTGGACGCTCTGCTGGTTCTCGGGGATGCTCTTGAGGAACTTGATCAGGTTGATCACTGCCGGGTGCCGGCGCAGTTCGGTCTTGGAGCGGGTGGTGATGACGGCCTCGATGCCCCAGACGAGATGCGAGGCGGGGTTTGTTTCGCTGAACCACGAACCGCCTGTGCTGCCGGTGCTTCGCGGCGCAAAGGACCAGCCGTAGTGATTGCGTTCGATGGCCGTGATAAGTGTGTCCAACCACGTTTCTTTCACCCCGTCTCCGACTCGTGCTCGCTGCTGACCTCGGGCCAGGAAGGACAACACCACTAGCAGATTACGGGTGTTGGGCTGTCCGCCTTGTGACATAAGCGCGCCGATTTTGTTGATCAAAATACCTTTTATCCCGGTCAGTTTAGCCAACGCCTTTTGGCGCAGCAGGGCTTGGTGTTGCCATTCGCTGTCAGTTCGGCAGTACCTGAAATCCAGGTCGGCTCCACCGTAGGGGCTAGTGACGCGCACGATGCTTTCCAGACCGAGCCGGTTCAACAGCCACAGTACGATCTTACCGTCAGCTTCCTTTTGCAGCGCCTTCAGCCGAAGTGTCCACCGGTCGTTGCTGACCGAGGCGGGGTTGCCCTTGACGGGCGTGCCGTCCCAGTGCTCGCCGGCCTTGCGGGTGTTCCAACCTTTCATGTAGGTAGAGTCGCGGGGGTGGCGAGGCTCTTGCCGGCCTTCGTTGGCGTTATCCCACCCTAGCTCCCAGCGAGCCTCCTGCGCCACTTGGTAGGCAGTGAGGCTGCGTCGGGGGTTCTTCATCGCCTGCACCTTCCTGATCATGCGGATGGCGCGCATCTCTTGCTTGGTGTTCCCCCGCCGCTTCGCAGCGGCGGCCACACGCCGCAGACCCAGGATGACGGCTTCCTTCTTGGAGTAGCCGGTGGTCGGGCCGGTGCCGTCGTAGAAGTCGGCCCACCACGCCGTGCCGCCGCCCTTGACGGGGGCCGAGTGGACGCCGAACTCACCAAGGATCAGTTTGCGGGGCATGGTGTGCCTTTCAGACGACGGCTCGGGGGTGGCGCTCGACCCAGTCGCCCCAAGCACCGACGTAGTAGCTGTTGGTGCCACTGCTGATCAGGGTGTCCCGGTAGGTGTCACCCGCGTTGAGGTAGGTGATTGCCGGCCCGCGACGAGGGTCGTCACGGTCGGATTCGTTCCGGTAAAGCACCTCGACGCCGTAGGTGCCGGCGTGCTCGTCAGCCGCCGCCATGCGGGCTTCCTGCACGTTGGGCGGGTTGTAGCACTCCCGCAGCCACTTTTGCAGGCGGGGGAAATCGTCCAAGCCCGTGCGGGCGTAGAAGTAATCTTCGACCTGCTGCTTGGTGATCTTGAGGGCCTTGCGGACCAGCTTCGCTTGGGCCGGCGTCAGGTGCAGCCTGGTGGTCAGGGTCTTGATGGAAGGGGCGGGCATGGTGTGCCTTTCAGCCGATGATGTAGCCGACTCCGTCATCGTAGGGGCCGACATAGTAGGTGTTGCCGCGCATGCGCTTGATCACCAGCCTGGTGCCGTCGCTCCATAGCTCCGGCATCCGGCTTCGCGGGTGGTTGGTGAGCCCTTCGTGGCCGGTGTCACCGAAGGCATGGTTCCAGTTGGCGCCACGCTTAGCGGGGGAGCGGACGCCCTGCGCCCGGTACATGATCGCCTTGAGGCGGCCGACGCACTTCATGCCCTTGGTTGAGGTGCCGTACTCGCAGACCATTGAGCCGGCGGGGTTGGCGCCGTGGAACTGCCGGTGCATCCGCACGACGCCGGCCGGCAGCCGGGCTTGGACCCGGCGCACAGGGCGCCCCAGCAGCAGCCCCGTGCGGCCCTTGCAGCCGACGATCCAGCCGCGGGGCGACATGGTGCGGCCGTTCTCCAGTTGGAGTTGGACGAGCTTGCCGATCTGGATTCCGCTACCGGTTGACACTGTTGGCTCCCATGAAGCGCAGCATGGTCGCGGGGTCGGACAGCTTCAACCATTCTGCGTGCGCTCGCAGCTTGGTGCTGTATTCCTTCATCGCCACCAACCGTTCATGGCCCACGACTTGAACGGTGTGGTAGCTGCGGACGACGGCGAACGGCCCGACCTGCTTGACGGCGCGGTTCTTCTCCGGCATGGGGAAGCGAGGATTGCGCCGCACGGTATCAGCCCATGGCGAGTTGGGCGGCCTTCGACGCGACCCGTTGCTTGAAGGCCTGCCGGCGAGCCGAGGTCAGCGACCAGACAGCCGCACCGGCGATGACACCGAGCGCCAGGGTCGGCCAGTGGACCGTGCCCACCAGGGGCAGTTCCAGACTGAACGCGCCGAGGCCTTGGGCCGGCTTGGTGCCCACGGTGGGCAGGGGCTTGCCCATGCCGCCCTGGTCGCCGGTGGCGACGAGGCCAGGGGTCCGCATGGTCTGGGTCTGGACCCGCTGCGTCGAGACGAGTTGCCCCTGGTTGCGGGTGCTCATGGCGCCATCGAGGGCGTAGCTCATGTCGCGCTTCATTTGGATTTCCTTGTGGCCATGTAGGCGATGATTCCGAGGGCAGCGACACCGGCGACGACGCCGCCGATGATGAGGGTCCGTTTGGTGGAGGCCTCGGCCAGCTTCTCGACCAAGCCGCGGTCCTGGGCGATCTGTGTCTGTTCCAGTTGGCTTTGCCGGGCGGCGAGGTCCGCAGCGGCTCGGGCGTTGGCAGCGGCTCGCTCCTCGGCTTTGCGGTCGTCGCGGGCCTGCATCAGTTGCAGGGCGTTCTGGCCGACCCCAACGATGGTCTGGAGCCAGCCCGGGGGTTGGGGCGCGGTCGAAGCGGGATCAACGCCCAGGCCCTCAACGGGCTGGGGGTTGATGTCGCCGCCCTGCTGCGGGGCCGGTCGGGACACCTGAAGCGTCCGCACGCGGCGTCCGGGGAGCTTCCACGTCGGCCGCCCCCTCCGCAGGGATTGGTGCATGACGCGGCTGGCCGCCCGGTCGCCTCGGACAGGGATGACGCCACCGACGAGGGGGACGCCGTTCAGCATGGGATCACCGACGCCGACCGGTGAGGCGCCGACCGGCGCGCTTGTTGCGCAGCATCAGGAAGCCGGCCACGCCCAGGAGGGCGATGCCGCCATAGAGCAGCCAGGGCTGGGCCTTGCCGGCGGTGGCCAGGATGGCGTCCAGACGGGCTTGGGCCTGGATGGCAGCCGTGCGGTTGCCCTCGGCTTCAGCCTTGGCCTTCTCTTGCTCGGCCTTGGCGATCTCGGCCTTGGCCGCCTGCTGGGAGGCGTAGGCGCTCGACCCGGTCTGGAATATGTTGGTGATGGCCGACATCACGCCGCCGCTCGGGGCCTGCGACTGCACGGCGGGCGTGCCGGTGTTGGCCGGATCCTCACCGATGCCCGGAATGAACCGGGTGAGCAGGCTCTGCGACTGGGCCGCCTGCGGGGCGGTCGGAGCCATGCCGCCGCTGGCCTGCGTGCGGACGCTGATCGACTGCCGCAGGGCGAACGGGTTTTGCGCCGTGGTCGTGATGGCCACGGTGTTGCCCGCCGGCTTGAGGTCGACCGGCTCGCGGGCGTGGAGGGTGTTCACCACCGGGGTCGGCAGCCGGGCGGGAGCCTGGGCGGCGACGATGGGGATGGCTTGCTGCATGGCGATCAGCCTTACTTGGCCTTCTTGCGGAGGTAGAGCGCGCCCAGGACGCCGGCCGCCAGGAGGGCCATGGTCATGGGCTTCTTGATGGTGTCGACGATGCCCTCGCCCAGACCTTGGACGCTGGCTTGGCGGGTCTTGAAGGCATTTTGCAGTTGCGACACAGCGGATGGTTTGGCGACCGTGGTAGTGGCCGTGACGTGGCGGGCTGCCCACGACTGGGGTGCTGTGGCAGCGGAAGCGCCCTTGACCGGACCCTGGTAAAGCATCGCCTCGGGGCGGTTCGTCCGTGATTGCTCGCGGTTGACGATCTCGGCCAGCTTCCGGCGCAGCATCTCAATCTTGGCCATGATCAGTTGCTGATCGGCGGTGGCCTGGTCGAGTTGCTGCTGGGTCTGGATGCGCTCGCGGGTCATCATCGTGCCGACCAGGCCCACCGGCAGGGTGGCCTTGACGGCGTTGACCGGCAGGGCGCCCAAGCCCTCAATCATAAAGCCGAACCCGTTGGTGGCGTTCTCGGTCGCCAGCTTGACCTTCACGTCGTTGACGGCGGCCTTGGCCTCGGGCGTAGCGGCGACGGTCTTCTCGGCCTTCTCGGCTTCCTTGGCGACCTTCTCGGCCTCCTTGGCGGCTTCCTTGGCGATCTGGGCGTCCTGCTTGGCCTCGGCGGTCGGGTACTGGGCAGCGTACTGGTCGATGACCTTGGCCGAGGCGGTCATGAGGTCAGACTTCAGCCGCGCCCAGAACGACACCAGGGCTGTGTCGACCACGACGTTGTTCTTGGACGGCGCGCCGTCCCAAGCGTAGCCGAGGCCGCCGCAGTCACCGCAGCCGGCCAGGCATTGCTGCATGGCGCCGAGGTAGGTGCCGAGGCCCTTGATCTCGCGGACGGCGTCGGCCATGGGCCGGTCGAGCATCGGCGCGGGGCGGCCCTTGGCGGCCTTTTGCGGCGACTGCACGGTGACGATGGTCCGCTTGTTGCTGCCCTGGCCCACCACGGTCTTGGTGCCCATCAGGGTGGGGATTTCCTTGGCGCGCTCCGACTGGAGGACGCGGGTCATCGCCTCGGCTTGGCGGCCGATCATCGGGCCGCTGCTGCCGGTATCGCGGGCGTCGAGGATCTGGGGCGAGTTGTTCCAGATGCGGCCGAACTTGTCCTCACGGCCGGTGACGAACGCACCGGGCTGACCCCACTTCGGGGCGATCACCGGGGTCCGGTCAGCGAACATGGCGTCCGCGCCCTCCAGACCCTGGACGGAGCGGGTGGTCGTGGCCACCGTGCCGTCCTTGTTGACCATGGAGTTGCGGTCGGCGCGCACTTGGGCGGTGCCGCCCGCGCTGCCGCTGGCCAGGAGCTTGGCGGCTTGGGAGTTCTCGGTGTCGAGGTAGGAGGGAGCGGCGACGTAGCTGCCCAAGCCCATGCCAGGGAGCATGTCGCCACCGATGCCGGGGATGAAGTTGTCCATGCCGTCCAGTCCTGCGAGTTGAGGGTAGGTTTTCTTCTTCTGGACACGAGGCGCCTGCGCCTCCTTGCCCGCCGGCCACTCCCGCATGATCGGGTCCATCGGGACGACCTGCCCGGCCATGCGGTGCTTGCCGGGAGGGATGACGGCGTGGAGGTAGACGTGGCTGAACATATCCGGCCGCACGCCCACGACGACCGGGTAAGACTGGATGCCGATGCTGCCCAGCAGCGCCATGACGAGCATCGTCTTGTCGTCGCAGTCCGCAGCCTTGCTGTTGAAGGCCAACTCTTCAGGGTAGGATAGAGTCTCCTGCCCGATGGGATCCTTGAGGTAGCGGATGTTGTCGCGCACCCACTCAAAGATCGCCACGGCCTCGCCGTAGTAATCCTTTTCCGGCACTCGGGCCGCGTTGAGGATGTCGATGGCCAGGGCACGGATCTTGGCCGACTTGGCCCCGTACCGGCCCTTGGCCATCTCGACCATCTTCATCACGGTCGCGTCCACACCGGCCTCGCCGGCTGGGAGGACGGAACGCTGCACAGGCACTTGGCCGTTCACGGGCATGGTCTTGATCCTACCTTGCGTTTATACGGACGCAAACGCTAGATGGCACGGACCCTGCGGAGCATGCCGTCGCGGCAGGCGACGTACTTCTTGCCGTCCATCTGATAGACGTTGCCCGCCTTCATGCCCTTGCGGCGCTTCTTGGGTGCGCCCTTGGCGAAGGCGAAGGGGAACGCCGTCGCCTTGGGCGACCGACGCTTGGACGACTTGCGGCCACCCACGGTGAAGGAGACCTTCTTGCCGGTGCGGGTGCGGAACGAGATGCGGGCCATGTGGTGATCCTTTCGATCAGTAGCCGTGACGACGGAGGACGCGCTTCAGGGCGGCAGCCTCGGCTTTGGACATCGGGGGGTTGGACTTGCGCTTGGCGATACGGGCTTCTTCGACCGCGACCTTCGCCAGCGCACGTTCCTCTTCTCGGTCTAAACGGCGGGTCTTGGCAGGGTGGGCGAGGCACTTGCCGAGCAGCAGGTCATTGAGGCTGCGGTTTCTTGCCCGCGCAGCCGCAGCCTTCAGGCGTGCGAGACGGCCGGGGTTGGTGCGCGGCTTGCGCAACTCCTGCTGTCGCGCCCACGCGCCTTGCTTCCAGGCCTCGGCACGCCAGGTTCCAGCAGCGTAGGGGCACGCCGTCAGGCGCCACTCACCACGGTCGACCGCCGCCCGGCCCTGCATGACGTAGCGGGTTTTGGCGTTGCGCCGCGCAGCCGACATCTTGCCGGCCGGCGAACGGCGCTGGGCCTCGGTCTCGGCGTCACGCGCCCGGTTGTAGGCATCGCGCCAGTCGCGGGGCGTTTGGCGGATGGTGTGGCCGGGGTTCTTCCGCTTCGGGTAGACGACGGTGAAGCGGCCGATCTTGGTCTTGCTCAGGGGGTTGCTCCGTGGTTTCTTCCACTCTTCGCCTTCGTCTTCCCCTTCGATCATTCTCCATGGCTCGACGGGGTCATGGAGGCGCGGCACGGGAAGGTGCGGCACTTTGGTCAGTTCGTGTTCGGCACTGCCGTATTCGAGCGCCGCATCGTACTTGTCCATGCGGTTGAAGGCACGCTTGGCGATCTTGTCCAGGTCGCCCAGGGTTTTCGCACTGCTCGGCAGAGGCACCTTGATGGATTCCGCCAGTTCGTCGGCACGGCGCTTATCGGCGGGCGTGGCCACCCCTGCCATGATCCGATCATAGATCAGGCCCCGCAACTGCCGTGCGACGGAACTGGTGTCCATGGTCAGTACCCATGCCTCTTCAGGATGCGCCGGATGGCCATGGCCTCGGCTTGGGACATCGGGGGGTTCTTGGGGTTGGTCGTCTGCTTCCGGCGAGCGTACTGTTTGGCCACTCGCGCCGCACCAGAGCGGCTGCGCCAGACCCGGACCTCCCCGCCTGTGCTGTGCAAGTATCCGTAGTCGGTGCCAGCCACGCTCCAGCCGCCCTTGGGCGCAGCCCAAGTGGGGGCGCGGACAGCACGGGGAGGGCCTTGACGCGAGTCGGTGTTGGTGGCGCGCTTGGGGTTGGCGCGCTTGGTGGTGCGAGCGCCCCGAGGGAGCGCCTTGAGCAGTTTCCACTTGCGCGACGGGCGGCGGTCGTTCGTGCGTTGCACCAGCCATTTGCACCCGCTGACCCCTTCAATGACTTTGTGCTGCCCTTTGGGGTTCGTCTTCCACGTCGGGCGCAGCTTCTCAATGAACTGCTGCGCCATTTCCTTGGTCCACGAGTCGGAGGCCGCGACGACCTTCATGTCGACTCGGCTGAACATCGTGTCCCGGCTCCGCATGACGACCCAGGACTTGCCCCACGCCGGCTTGTTGGCCAGGGCCTGCTTGGCCGCCCGCAGGGACTCGATCCGCTTGACCGTGTGCTGCCAGTGGTAGGCGTCCGGGCCGTAGGAAACCCAGTAGATCGTGTGGATCGCGGTGATCTTCTTCGGGGCAGCCATGTCACCCTCCTTTGGTGTAGCGTTGGTTCATCTTCTTGGCGATGCCGATGTAGGCCAGGGCGGCGATGCCCAGACCGGCGCCGATGATCGCCAGGGTCTTGTTCTTGTTGAACAGCGGGACCACTCCCGCCACGTCCTTCTTGGCCGCCGGGTTGACGCTGAAGATCAGCGCCGCGCCGATCAGGCTGATCGTGCCGCCGAAGAGCGAGAGCGACCGGCCAATGGCCTCGCGCTCCACGTCCTTCGGATCGAGGTTCAGCTTGACCGTTCCCTGGTCCGGCAGCAGGCCGAGGAATGCCATGGTTAGCCCTTCTTCCGCTTCAGCAGCAGGATACCGACCAGCAGGCCAGCACCAATGGCGAGATACTTGTTCTGGACGCCCTTGATCAGTTCCTGATCGAGCCATGCGACCTGGGCCGCCTCGGTCGTCGCGGCAGCTTGGGCCGCCTCATCGGGGGTCACGGCCGGCACCACCGGCGCGATCCCGGCGTCAGCCGCCGTGACCTCGTTGGGGTTGTCAGCGGCGAGGTAGGACTGGTTCAGGAACGAGCCGAGGTTGGCCATGGGGTGATCCTTCAGGCGCGGCGCCGGGCGCGGCGCTTGGTGGTCTTGCGAGCCGTGCGCCTGGCCCGCGCCACTTCGGCGCGGAACAGCGAGGCCCTATCACGGGTGGTCGCCGGCTCCAGCACGGCCTTCAGCTTGTGTTTCGTCAACCAGGCTCGTGCTTGGGCCGGGGTGAACGCGGCGGCGCGGAAGCGCACCGATTGCAGCACCATGGTCCGCTGACCCCAGGGCTTGCCTAGGATCAGGCCAACGGTGCCGTTCTTGACGTTCTTCCGGCGGAAGGTGTGGAAGTAGCGTGGGTCGTGCAGACGGGCAGCATGCTCGTTGGCGTAGGGGTTGCGCCGGGGGTTGGTCAGGTACCCCTCGCCCCGCAGGAGTTCCACCCACGCCTCACGCAGTTCAGCGGTGGTGGCGTCCTCCCAGCCCTCGGAGTTGCCATCGTTCCAGTAGTGCAGCCCGATCAACTGCGTCCGCGTCAGCGAGCGGCCGGCGTCGGCACCGGCGTCCAGCCACCAGCGGTCGCGGACCTCGTTCGATGCGGTGCGGATGTTGTAGGGCTGGGGGTAGCTCACTTGGACCCCTTCTTCGCCAGCAGCACGATGGCACCGACAGCCGCCAGGGCGCCGCCGCCGATCAGCAACCAAGTCGTCTGGCTGATGCCCCCGCCGGCCGCCGCACCGGGCGCACTCGGCGTGATGGACCGACTTGTTGCCTCGGCCTGCGCCTGCACGGCGGCGGTCTGGGCGTCGATCGACCGCTTCTGCGCTTCGATCAGTTGACGCTCGTTCTCGGCTTGGTCGCGCTTGGCCTGCTTGTCGTCCTGCATGCCTTTGTAGGCCATGGCGACCCCGGCAACGGCAGTGACGGATTGCAGGATGGTGGCCAGGCTGTTCACCCAACTTGCCGTGTTGGCTGCCGTGGCGACGGCTCCCGCGCTGCCCAGCCCGGGGGCGGCGCGGACATCGTGCTCCGCGAAGCGAGCGATGTATTGATCGGCCATGCGGCGATACCGAGCCGGCAGTGCCTGATACTTTCGCTGCGCTTCCGCCAGGAATCGCTGCCGCTGCTCAGGTGAAAGCGACATGACCGTCTGCGCGACGGCGGCGTAAGTCCGGTTGGGGTCAGCTTGCATGACGATTGCCCACTTTACCGTTGTTTATACGAACGTCCAGCGTGGGGTCTTGCCAAGCGAAAGGCCACCGTCGCACCCGCGCCCCGACTCGGGCCAACCGCGCCGCCATGTAGGACGCCCCCGCGTCGTTCAGGCTGTGGATGTACCAGTCGATGTTGCGGATGCAGGGTGGGCAGGCCTCAATCTTGGGGATCATCTCACCAACCTTGCGATGCGGGGCCTTGGAGTAGTCCAAGTCGTAGTCGAGAAACACGGCGTGGAAGTTGCGGGTCATCATTAGCGCCACGGCCTCGTCGGGGTTGTCCGTGACGGTCACGGTGTGTCCGACGAGCCCCCGGCGGAAGGCCCGGACTCGGCTGGCGTCGTCCTCGACCACCAGGACGTTCATCGACGCAGGAGCAGCAGGGCGGCCAGGGCCGCACCGCCGACGATGACTGGGGTTGGGATGGTCGTCTTCTCGACCACGGCCGGCGCGGGGGTCGGTGCCGGCGCGGGGGTGCTGGGGGTCGGCAGCGGCGTGACGGGGAGCGTCGGCAGCATATCCGTGATGCTCTTCCACCAGGACTCCTTCGCCATTTGCGGGGGCGTGCTGACGGGCATCGGAACGGCACCCTCGGCCTTGTCGATGTCGCCCTTCAGTTCGGCCAGGGCGGCCGGCAGGGCGTTCCACGCCGCCTCGCGGGTCAGGGTCTTGCCGGCGGGGCTTTCCGCGATGTAGCGGGTGGTGGTGCGGTCGAGGTTGGTGGCGGTGATCTTCCAGCCCCGGTAGGTCTCCACGTCCTTGGTGGACATGGTGCCGGTCGGGCTGGACTTCTCCACCACGGCCATCTCGTTCAGTTCGGTCAGGTTGGCGAGCATCATGCGCTCGTTGTCCGCCGCGTTGTTGGTCATCCTGGCCTGCATCTTGGCCGACCATTTCTCGTCCACCACCGACTTGGTCAGCGGGTCCAGGGCCAGCCACGCCGGGGCCTTGGCCGCGAACTCAGCCTTGTGGAACAGGGCCAGGGCCGCCGCGTTCTGCTGCGTGGGTTGTTCGCCCAGCGGGTTGGTCTTGACGACCCGGCAAGAGCAGGGGAAACCGCTCAGCCCGTGATTCCCAGCGTAGACCCCGCGGACGTGCCGCGCCCGCGGTGGGGAGTAGCCCCAACCAGCCGGCGGCACGGCGCGCATCGGCACGGGGGCGTTGGCGTAGGTGAAGGCCCGGGGGGCGTAGATGATGCGGCGCATGGTCAGTTCCTCCGAGGCACGGGAGCAGGACCAGTAGACAAGGGCACCGTCGTCGGCGTCCCTGCGGGGATAATGGCCTTCAGGGCGCTGGTCAGGGGACCGCCACCACTGGAGCTTTCCGCCATGGCCCAGTAGGTCATCCCTACGGCACCGGCGAGTCCGCTGATGATCGGCACTGCCTTGCCGCCCTTCTTGGACATGCTCTTGCCAAGAAGGAAGCCCACAACCCCTCCGATTGCTGGGACTACGAAGGCAAACTTGACTGCCATGGTCAACCTCTCACTTCTTCAACGCGAACGCAGCCAGCAGTCCGCCGCCGATGAGCAGCAGGGGCATGGCGTTCGACTTGGTGGGTTCGGCGGGGGTCGTGGTACCGCCAGATGACTTGACCCTCGCGTCGATCCATTCCTTGGCCTGCACGACGCCCGAGCCAGGTGGCATGACCTGAACGGTCATGTCGTTGGCCAAGTCTTTGATGAAGATGGCCGGCTCTTGTTTGCTCGTCAGCGCGGCCTGCCAGATATGGTAGCCCTGGTAAGTCTCCAATTCTTTCTCTGTGTTGCCGGCACTGCCATTGGTGGCGCCGTTGTTGGGCGGTACTGCTTCTTTGTCGACATCTTCTAAAGCGTGTTTTAACCCGTCGCGCAGTCTGGTTAGAAGGGCGATGTCTTGGGTTGCACTGTCCATTGATTTAGTCATATCGTCTTCACTAACATACTTTTTTAAGGTAGTTAAATAAGCATTCATATCTGGTATTTTTTTTGTGAGGGTATTGCTTAATTCGAGACATTCGTTTTTGAGAGCAGCAGCTTGGTCCTTGGCAGCTTGCCCGGCTTTTTCCTTGGCCTCCTTCTCGGCCACCATCGCGTTGACCCGCTGCGCCAGGGACGCCACCTCACGCTCGTAGAACGTCACGGCGGCACCGGCGGCGTTGATGTTGACCAGTGTGGGGGCCTTGCCCATCAACTGTACGGCGGCGAGGGCGTCGTTCTTCTTGGCAGTGGTGCTCTTCATCGTCGCGCCGAACGACGCGACCTGCGCAGGGAACGAACGGCGCAGGGCGTTCCAGGCCTGGGACTCGGACGCAAGCGCCGCGTTCAGGCGGGCGTGAACAGCGGCGCGGTCCTCGTCAGGGGTGCCTCCCAGGCCCTGGAAGATCCACGGGGCGGGGATGGTGCGGAGGACGGTGGAGGTGGTGGGCATGGTCAGTTCCTTACTTGAACAGGGCGAACGCCGCCAGGGCGGCCCCGCCGATGAGCACGGCCTTGGTGGCGGTGCTGGCCGGCGCGGCCGTCCCGCTGGCGGTCTGGGCGTCGGTCACGGCCGCCGCAGCGTCAGCGCGAGCGGCGGCTTCGCCGCTGGCGCGCTCGCTCTCGCGCTGCTCCTCGGCCTGCTTGGCGAGGAAGGTGTCGACCGCCGACCTGGCAGCCTCACGGGACTCGGCGCCCTTGTAGAAGAGCGAGTTGTCTGCGTTGTAGACATCGTAGCGGACCTGACCGCCGACCGATTCAGGTTTGATGATGTAGCCTTGGTAGGTCTCGGGCTGCGTCAGCAGCCCCTTGGCGACGTTGAGGGCGTTGTTGAAGCGACCGATCAGAGACTGGCGTTGGCTGGCGAGGGCGTTGACGGCCGAGGACCATGAGGCGAAGGACTCGCCCTGCCACTCCATTTTGCTGTCCATCCCCATTTTCCCGGCACCGCCCACGTTGACCATGCGCCCCTGCGGCCCGGCGGCCAGCTTGACGTTGTGCTCGTTGGTCACGCTGGCGATCTGGTTGAAGAGGTCGTTGGCCGCCGCATCGCTCCGGCGGATGGCGTCACCCACGCTGTCGGTGGTGAACGGCACCAGGGGCGGGTGGCTCTGCTTGAAGTTCCGTATCTGGGGAGACTCAAAAGCACCCAGCCCTTGCAGGGCGTTGGTGCGGACGACACGGGTGCGGACGGGGAAAGGGGTCATGTCACATCCTCATCAGGAAAATACCACCGGTGATCGCGGCGCCACCGATGGTGAGTTTCTTCCACAGCGACGTGTCGACGGAAATCTTACTGGGGTCCACGATGGCGCCGGGGGTGTAGGCGGGGCTGGTCGGGTCTGCGACGTTGGCGGTGTAGCTTTGTGGTCCGGTGCGGTCGAAGTATTTGGCGAAGCCCTTGTACTCCGGCAGTTGCCGCAGATTGACGGCGATGGATTTGGCTAGGACGTTGCGGAAGTCAGTGCTGTTGGCCCTGGTGATGATGGGGTCCAGTTCGATGTCCAGCTTCTGCTTCTGTTCCCGCACTAAGGCGTCCATCTGCGACCTGGCCTTGGTGAAGGTGTCGCGCCCAGTCAGCTTGTCGATGATGCCTAATCCGTTCATTGGTCGGCGCATGAAGACTTGCTGCTCCGTGTGCTGGTCGAAGACGATGGGGTAGGGGCTCTTGGCCAGGGTCAGGGCCTGTGACCACGCCGCCTTGTAGGCGCCATCAACGGCCGCGTTCAGTGTCTGTTGCTTGCCGGCGACGTATGCCTCCAAGTCGCGCTTCTTCTCTTCGACCATGTCCTTGGTCTTCTTCTCGTATCGCTGGCCGCCGAAGAAGCTGATGGCACCCGCCACCGCGGCCAGGGCCTGTCCGACTACTGGGATGACGCTGAGGACCACTTGGATGCCAACCTGCGTCCCTGCCCCGGTGATGGCCGACTTCATGATGGATTTTTGCATCGCTTGGGCGCGCTCTTCGGCCGACATGCCGGTGTAGGTCTGCGACCGGTCTGCACTCTGTGCCGCTGCGATCAACGTGGTCATGCACTGGCCACACTCAGCGCCCGTCTTGCCTCGGCACGGTCCTGCGTCCGCAGTGCTGCAATCGTTCATGTCCACCCCGAGGCCGGGGAGGAAGCGCGAGCGGTTCACGAGTGACGTGTTGACCGGGAACATGGGCTGTCCCCCATGCTATCGCGGCGTCAACCTCGGGCAACGGCTACGTTTATACCGGCAGACCGCGCAGCCTGCGGCCCTTACGCCAGCCCTCGGCCCAGCAGCTGGCCAGGTAGGCGTTCTTGCCGGTGTAGGGGTTGGCGTTGCACAGCGCCCCCGCCCCAGCGGCGTCGGCGCCCTTCTTGGCCGCCACATCGCCCTCGCCGTAAGGGTCGCTCACCCCGGCGTTGGGGTCTTCGCCCTCGGAGGCGTGGGTGAAGCCGTACTCGCCCAGCGCCCCGCCCGTGTGCGCCTCGACGGTGGCCAGGATCGGCGCCCCGCTGACCCTCGTGACCGCCCGGCGCCCGTCCTGATCGGCGTGCAGGGTTTCTTGGATCAGGCCGCCCAGGCTGGGGTCGGCCGGCGCGCCGGGGTCGAGGAACGATGACCCGCCGACGCCCATGAGGTGCTGGGCGCACTCGGCGCACACGTCGCCGTCGCGGGCGCCCAGGTTGATCTTGCCGCCCTTGGCGAGCCGCTGGGCGCAGCCGAAGCGCATCTTGCAGATCGTCTCGTGAACGTGCCCCTGGGGCGTCTGGCCGAGGTAGGCGTCGGTAATGTGGATCATGGCAGTTTGCTCCCAGGGATGTGCGGCATGCGGAAGGCATGATCATCGCTCAGGACCATCATGGTGGCGTTGACCTCCCGCGATGGGTAGGTGCCGACCTCGCACAAGCGATCGAACACCCGCTTGATGACGGTTTGGTGCCCGGCGATGCGAGGCCGGATCTGGAGGGTGTGGCCGACCAGCCGCAGGTTGTAGTCGGCCTTGTCCAACCCCTCTTCATCCAGCGCCGCCATCAGGGCCTTGAGGCAGGCCGGCGTTTCAACCTCCACGGGCCGCCCTCACCTTCGCATTGTAGCTGGGGTTCATCTGCCGGAAGTTGGCATCGTGCTCGTCCCACTGCGATTCCGACACCGCAGCCTGCGGGTGCCGTAGGCCTTCCTTGATCTCCTTGAGTTCCTTGAGGACGGGCATCATCGCTTGCGCCACGGCGCTGACGATCATGCCCTGGATCTCCTCGCGGGGGATCAGGTCGCCGGTGGTCTCCTTGACGACGGCGACTTCACTGGTCTTGCGCTTTACCATTGCTTTTTCTCTTCTGGTTTAACTCGCCAAACAAACGGCTCAATGTTCTTGCGCTTTACCATCACTGCACCTCGCGCATGAGGCGCCCGCACAGCGACACACGGGCGACGACAAGGCTGGTGTCGAGCGGGTGGTTGTTGTCGATTGAGACAACGAACGACTGCTGTGATGCGATATGGACTGCCGGGTCGAGGCGTTTCACCCAACCCAGGTCAAACGGCATCACCGGACCTGGAGGGGCTGCGATACGGTCCATGGTCAGAAGCGGCGCGCAGAACCAGCAACTCTCCGCAACCATCAGCCTGATGACGGCCCCCAATAGGAAATGGGACTCGGGTCGACTCTCGAACTGGACCTTGATGCTGTCGATATAGAACTCTTTGGGATAAAACAGCATCCCATTGGTTTCGACGTTGGTCTTGAGGCGGTCTTTGCCGCCGCTTGGGAAGAAATCCACATTGCCGGGGGGTGAGCCGGGTTCGATCTCCACGGTATCGTAAAGATCCATCGCCATGGGTTGCAGCAGAGTGGGCTTGTTCATATCAACTCCGACCAACGATTGTATCGGCCTACTTCGCCTTGCGAGGACAACTTATTGCCCGGTTTTGCGCCTCTTGGTAGGCCAGCCAATCCTCGGCCAGTTGGACCCGGCCGAGGATGGACGACGCCAGGGCCTCAAGCGGGGTACCCTTGCCCTTCGTCTTGAGGTTGTTGGTGTGTTGGCGAATCTTGCTGATCGTCTTCCGCATAGGGAAACCCTGCCTTGTTGACGGTGTGGGAGGCAGCGAGAAAGAGGCCGATACACCCCAAGAGGCTCCAAACGCACAGCGTAGGCCAGAACTCGCCGCCGTAGAGCAGGGTGCAGGCCAGCGACCACCACATGGCGAAGGCAGCCAAGCCGGCGCCAGCGAATGTTGACCAAAAGGTTATTTTCCAGAGCATTTTATATCAATTTCCTTGATCACCTTGCGGATCTGCTCGATTTCGTTCTTGTGCTTGGGGTTGTTGAGTTGCAGCAAGAAGGACAACCGACGTTCTAGGTGTCCACGCTTCTGCCGCAGGGGCATGTCGTTGGGCATCATTTGGCAATCACCGTCATCCACTGATCGAAGGCTGTCTGACAAATCTCTTTGGCTTGGTTCGGGTCTCGCACGATCATGTTGCCGATTTCAATACCAGGGACATCGCATTTTATTGAGTATTGTCGTATCTGCTCACCATAACAATCTCTCGGCTGATGCCCACTCGGGACGACGTTGAAAAGGGCTATTGCCCCTCTCCCTCCGCGCAGCCCTCCAGTAGGCGTTCGCGTCCAGTTCAATGACGTAGACATGGCATGGAGCCTCCTTGCCAGGATACTAATGGAGTCGGTGGGTTTATGTCAAGGCCCCACACAGCAGGCGGAAGGCCGCCGCCATCTGGGCCGGCACCTGCCCGTTGCCTAGGGCCATGATGCGTGCCGGCTGTGGCTTCGCCGTGGTCCTGGGAGCCGGCTCCATGTCGTCGATGAACCACTCGCCCCGCTCGACGGCGCGTTGCCACTTGGCCAAGCCCGGCACAGCGACCAGCGTCGGGTCGGTCCAGCCGATGGGCCAGCCCATGTACCATTCGGCCCATTCCGGCCGGATGTAGCGCCCCTTGCCGCCTTCGATGTAGGGCAGGATGTCGCGCAGCGGCTTGGACCGCTTCTGCAACTGCTTCAGCAGCCCGGTGGTGTTGTAGGGGTACTTCCAGTCGGTGGCCACCAGCGTCGGCGGGGTACGGCCGGTGAGGCGCCAAGCCTTTGCGGTGATGCCCAGCATGTCGCAGAGCGACCAGAGGGTGGGGTTGGGCCGGTTGCCGCTGTTCGTGGCGTCCGAGCCGATCAGCGTCGGCATGCAGGTCCGCCCGACCTCGGGCACGTCCAGGGTGCGGAACCGCCCGCCGGAGATCAGGCCGTGCTTGGGTAGGTTGGAGTCCAGCACCGTCACCTGTCGCTTGCCCCGCATGGCCATGACCCACATCCGCTTTCGCAGGTGCGGCGCGCCGACGTGGCCGGCGGCCAGGGTGGCCCATGCGATGCGCCCGTAGCCGATGCCGGTCAGTTCGCGGAGGACCACGGCCAGCCCGTTGGTGCGCAGGCGGTCGCTGTTCTCGGCAAAGATGATGCCCGGTTGTGCCTCGTCACAGACCCGGATCATCTGGTGGAACAGGCTCGATTTCGGCCCGGTGATGCCCTTCTTCCTGCCGGCGGCGCTGATGTCCTGGCAGGGGAACCCGCCCGTGATGATGTCGGTGGGCGCCGGGTGGAAGGTGCGGATGTCGCTGTGGATGCGCGCCTCGGGGAAGCGCAGACGCAGGATCTTCCGGCAATCCTGGTTGATTTCGCACAGTTGGACGGGCGCGATGCCACGCAGCAGCATGCTGCCGAGCAGACCGCCGCCCATGCCTGTGAAGAGAGAGGTTTCGGTGAGCATCAGAGCATTATCCCGTTCTTCCGGCACCATTCCAGCGTCTCTTTCGGCAACTGGTCGGTGAACTTCCGCAGCCCCGTGAGGACTCGGTCGTTCATCTTGTCGAAGTTGCCATTGAGGGTTTCAATGATGCTGGTGTAGTCCTGGGTTGCCTCTTTATGCGACTGCATGAGCAGCTTGATGGAGCAGCCTGGCCGGGGGTGGGCGATGGAGCGCCGCAGGGCGTCGATGTCGTCCATGAACTCCTGCTTGAGCTTCCGGCAGGCGACGAAGAACGGGCGGCACTCGGGGATGCGATCATCGAACATTGGCTTGCTTTCTTGCTTCGGATGGTACATTGCCGGGGTCTTCCTCAAGACCGGCAGCCGCGTTCCTGCGGCCCACGGAACCCCCGGAACTACCGGGGGTTCTTTGTAGCCTCAACAACGTCCTGCCAAGTCGGAGGCCGGCAGGCCTTGTGGTTGTTGATGAACACCCGCAGCAGGTCCACCAAGTCGCTGATCCCGCACGGCAGGGGCAGCGGGATCGACTTGTCGCAGACGTTGCAGAAGGCGACGGGCTTGCCGTCGCGGGTGGCCAGCAGGACGGTCATTTGGAACCTTTAGTGTAGACAGTTTGGACCATGAGCCGAGGGCGCTTGCGCGAGTAGCCCATCTTTATGGAGACCAAGCCTTGCCGAACCAAATCCTCCATGTTGCGCTGCAAGGAAGTGTAGTCGGTCTCCACTTCGCGGGCCAGTTCCGCCTTGGTCATTCCCTCACGACGTTTGATGGCGTCATAGATGCGATCCTTGAGTAGCGTCCGAACGACCGGGCGGCCTTCGTGGCCTGCGAGAATGTTATCAATAACCTTCTTCGCCGGGTGTTTGGCCGGGATCAGGGTGAGGACGTAGCGGAGGGCTTCAATGCGGGTCATACGCCCTCCAATGCTTTCCAGACGGCCTTGCCCCACTCGTGGAGGTCCGGTGTCGGGAGGATCACGTCGCGCAGGGTCTCAAACATCTCGGTGCGTGCGTGGTCAAGGTTGTGATGGCGCGGACTCGTCAGCCGGGTGCGGTACCAAATCTGCCTTATGCCTATTTGTGATGGACTTGTCGTAGTGCAGAAACGCCCAAGCTGGAGGTTCTTGCCCAGCGCGCCATTCATAGGACCGTATATGGATGGTGAACATCACTTTCTCCAGTCATGTTTATAGAAGAAAAGGGTGTGAATCGTTTTGACGATGATTGTTGTGCATAAAATTATACACCCTACTGCTGCCATAACACCCATGAGTTTTTCCATTAGACTTGTTTCCTGTCCGCTTCGATCATTCCGGCGATCAGCACCGAGTAGTTGATCAGGTCGACCAAGCTGTCGGTCACGGATTCGCTCTTGACCTGAAGCTCGCCCTTGAGGGCGAAGGACTCCACTCTTTTTGCCTTGTCCTGCATCCTCAACAGGATGCCGATGATCGGGTGGATGCCGAAGGTGGCCGAGCCTCGGAAATTGGCGTAGGGGTCGCCGCCTCCGGCGTAGTCTTGGTTCTTTGACTTCAGCAGGTCATGAGCCGCGCTGCACAGGCGCTCGTGCAGCTTGAGCAGCCCGGCCCGCGTGGCGGGGCTGTCCTCGCTTGGGGGGTCGAGGGCGGGCCGCCGGCTCTTGTCCAACGCCTCCAGCGCCGCCAAGTCGCGCTTCACCTGCGCGTCCCACTCCTTGTTCAGGTCGTTCAGCTTCTCGCCAATACTGATTAGCAGATGGGCGGGCCAGTAGCCGTCGCGGTCCTTGTCGGGCCAGAAGTTGAAATAACCGTCCTCGGTTTTAGATAAGATGCCCAGGACGGTGCCGCCATACAGGATATTGGAGCCGTTGAAGGTGAGTTGAAGGGCGTTAGCCATGACTTCACCCCTCGTCTTCGACGGTAGCATGGGAACTCCTTGTGGTTCTGCGTGGAGGTCCGGCATGTCTTGATGCAGCTTGCCGTCCACAACCTGCTCAAGTTCGACCTTCTCGTGGTACTTCTTGGTTCTGGTCTTGTCCTTGAGGATGTCGGCCAGTAGGCCGTGTTCCAACTGTCCCAGTTCCATGTCGCTGTAATGGGTTGCTTGTTCATCATGTACTTGTTGAATAATACTCAAGTTGTTGTTCATACACCAACCATCGCGCCCGATGTTCTGTGTTGATACTTGTTTGGTAAGTTGGTACATACGGCAGGTCGCCGTACCCGGGCCACGGTTGCCGAAGTAATGGTCATTGTCGCGGAAATACAGAGACAACAGCGGGCCGCCCATCACAACCGCGTAGTGGTGAGGCGGGACCAGCTTGACGAGCGTTTCCAAACCTTCTGGGGGCGGCTTGGGGTTGGTCAGGGCTGGCATGGTCGTCTCCTAGAAAGGTGGCTCGGCGCCTGGGCCGAGTCTGGTGAGGTTGTCGAGGTTGGGGACCGGCTGCCGACAGCCGAAGTCCATCTGTGGGTAGCGTTGGACGATGGCGCTCTTCAACTCTTCCAGCCGAAGGACCATCTGCATCTGTGATGGCGTGAGGTTGTTTTCTTGGATCCGGTCCTGCCAGACCCCAAGCGCCATGAACAGGATTTGGCTGTCAGGACTCACGGCAGGGGATCTCCAGAACGTCCATCGCCTCGGCCAGCCGGGTGTTTTCCACGAAGGCCGTCCACATCTTGCGGTTGGTCCGGTAGAGGTGTTGGATGGCGTTCTCTTTACCCTGTGAGGATGCGATATGCGCGCCGAAGGCGCAGCACACGCAGCCAGACCCGCGCAGTGGCGGGGTTTCGATCACCAAGTGGTTCTCGCGGATGCACCGGGCGATGTCGGCCGCCGTCCAGTAGATCAGCGGGTGGCAGAGCCACATCTTGTTCCGCGCCGAGTAATAGAGCGCGCCGCGCTCCAGCCAGCCGAGCTTCCGCGCCCGGCTCTCGACAGCCCTGACGCCGGTGATATGACCGGTGATACCGAGCCGCTTGTCCATCGCCCGCATGGGGGTTTTCTTCAGGACATCGCAGCACTTCTCGCTCACCCGGATGCCGCGCTGGGTCAACTCGCGGATGCCGGCGTGGAACTTCTCGGGCACCTTCTTGAGGTGCGCCTCGTTGCCGGTGTTCTGAAACTGCCGGATTTTAGATGCGATTTCTTTGGAAAATAACGGCAACCCCTCACGCCAGACGCTGATCGGCGGCACGGACGACCTGGCGATATGCAGGTCGCAGCCGCTGCACCCCTTCCGGGAGGCGATGGTCCGCCGGGTGGCGGCGTACTCCAGCCGGGTGTCGGCGTAGACGTGGGGGAGGCGGCCCATCACCTTCTCTGCCAGGAACGACGCGACAGTCGAGTCTTTGCCGCCGCTATACGAGACCGCCCACACGACCCCATCCCGCTGCGATGCGCTGCGGAGGACTTTCAAGGCGTGGTCGACCTTCTTGGCATAGGGGAGCCTGATGCCGGCCTCGCGCACCAGGGCGCGGTGCCGGTTCGCCTCCCGGTCGCTCTTGCCCTCCTGCCAGCCCTTCGGCGGCTTCATTTCGATGAACGCGCAGTCCATCGGGTCATCTATGTAGCGTTCCTCACCCATGGTTGTTCTCCTTGCGCTTCTCAACGGCGCAGTTCGGGCAGTAGTCCTTGCCGGTGGAGCAATATCGCTGGGGCTGGTCAACCATGTTTATACCAACCTCTCTTGGCTCGCGCTTTCGTTGTATGGTGTGGGGGAGGGTGTCAAGTGTCCTTTGTCGCTTCGCCGGCCTTCGGCAGTTTGATTTCTTCCCAAACAGTCCACTCGCCGCTCGGCTTCTTGGATGCCTCAAAGAGCCGGCCGGTGTCGGTGAGCACGACGAGCCGCCTATGATACAATACATCCTCTGTGTCGACCGGCGGGGTCATTTGGATTTGGACGATCTTCATGGTCAGTTCTCCTTCACTTTGTCGGTGTAGCACTGGTGGCAGATGGGCATGGCTGATCCGTTGACGAGGTCGGCGCCGCAGGCGCACTGCTCGGGCCAGCCGATGGTGCCGGGGTAGACTCGTTGGCAGGAGGTGCAGATGATGTCATACTCCCAGGGGGTTGCCCCGTGAGTGCTGCACTCGATGAGCATGATAATCGCCATAGTGCTTCCTTCGTGTTTTTCCTTCGCCCAGTCATGTGAAACCCGGCCTTGTAGATGAGGCCCTGCTGCTCCATTTGCTTCATGTGTTCGTTGATGGGGCGGCGCGTGACGCCAACCCCGGCAATGACTTGGTTCTGGGTGCAGTCAGGGTTTTTAATAATAAAATCCATAATTTTACGGAAATGTTCAGGTATTGTTGTCCTATTTCGGCCCCCATTTAGGACAAAATCACCGAAGCGTTGCACCAGATGATCCGTAAGTGCTTTGTTTTCAGGCAGTTCCAGCGTCCGTCCTATAACCCCGTCCCATTTTTCAGGCATTTTGTTGATAATTTCGGGCCGGATTTTGTAGACCTGGCCGGAGACCCAGCCGCGCTGATAGTAATGCAGGTCGTTGTAGGGGAACTTCGGTGCCGGGGGTGATAGGCACTCGTTCATCGCATCTTGAAACCCTCGGGTGTAATAATGCCGCCCGGGTTTTGACCAATGCCGCCGCAGCCCGGGGGTCAACAGTTCATTTCTGGCGTTGGTGTACCGCTTGCCCGTGCGCTTGGCCGCTATTCCGGCATAGCGCAGGGCCTCCGGCGGGACGGCCTGGACCTGTCGCAGCCATTCGCGGACCTGTTCCAAGTACACCCACCCCCACGTCCCGCGCTTGTCGTAGGACGAGTGATAGATGTTGACGCCGTTGATGTTGAACTTCGGCAGCTTGAAGGCCTGCCAGCGGATCACCATGAGATAAGGCAGCCAGTGATGCTTGCCGGTGGGGCAGTTGTTCCGGTATTTGTTCTTCAATCGGATGTATGGGTCGCGCCGCTCGACGGATTTCTCGTAGACCAGTGCCCAGCCGTCCTGCACCTGATAGCGGTGGAGGTTGTTCAGCAACTCTTCCGCCTTGCCGATGGACAGACCGACGCGGAGGAAGCCACGTTGAGCAGGAGGGGGCAGGTTCATCGGGTTTTCCTTGAAAACGACCTTGCCCATGCCCACGACCTCGCCCACGACCTCGACATTGGATGCAGTTTAGCCCACACTGCCGAACGCAGCCGACCCTTAGCCCGCGAGCGACGGGGGCTTTCATAACCGATGCGGCGCGTGCAGGCGTTCATCGGCTCGCTCCTGAATGGTAGTTGGTCTTCCAGACCCAGCATGACCGCATGAACGGCTGGCCGCAGGCCCCTCTGGACGATTGCCTGTTGTTGACCCACGAGCAGTAGTGCCTGACTCGTTCGTGGCCTCGACGGAGCATGCAGGCGTTCATTTGCTGCTCCTTGAAACCGACCACGACCACGACCGCGACCCCGACCGCGACCACGACCGCGACCGCGACCACGACCGCGACCACGACCGCGACCCCGACCACGACCCCGACCACGACCCCGACCCCGACCCCGACCACGACCACGACTGTTCATACCCGAGGCGCTTGATGCAGGCGTTCATTTGCCGAATACCCACGCCGGCAGGTCGCCTTTGATCTCAAACCCGGCCGCGCCCTTGTGCCCTCCCCCGCCGTAGTGCTTCGCCAGGGCGGCGCAGTCCACGCTCTCGCTGCGCAGACTGAAGCGCCAAGCGTCGGTGTTCGGGTCGTAGAGGTAGCTGATGGCGATGACGGTGTCCTTGTCCAGGTAAGCCTTAGCCCAGTGGACCTCGCCGTTGCAGATGACGCCTCGGTGGCCGTGGAAGGCGATCTTGTAGCAGTAGGCGGCGCCCTTGGTGTGGTTCTGCGAGTTGATCCAGTTTTCGATGGCACACCCTTTATCGACCATGACCTCTATGTCGCCACGGTACCAAAGCACAAACACTGTTTCGTCCAGCGGCCCCTCACCCGTCTGGTCTGCCAGAATCGCATAGTTGAGCGGCACGGTGTTGGGGTCGCGGTGGTCCCACACGTCGTAGAGACCAATGTGGCGAACGAGGGGCGGCGGCTTCTCCAGCGGGTAGCAGCATTCCCATGCCAGCAGGCAGGCAGCCTTGCCAACCGTGCGCAAGCCCTCGCAGTCCAGGCCGCCGCACTCGTCTATCGCCGTCTTGTGGTGGTCGATCCACACGAGGTGACAGGTCTCGTGCAGCCGGACCATGTCCGCCTTGGGCAGACAGCAGTCCACGACCCACACGTCGTCACCAGGGGCGATGCCTTCGGGCACCGGCATCCCGTAGTTCCACGGGTGGAGGGTGGCCCGCCCGCCGACGTGCCGCAGGACGATGGCCGCCGAGCACCGGCCATCGAGGTCGGCCTTGTGGTAGATGATGTGGATGGTCATTCGCTGCTCCTTGAAACCGACCACGACCGCGACCCCGACCCCGACCACGACCACGACCACGACCACGACCGCGACCACGACCGCGACCCCGACCGCGACCACGACCACGACCACGACCCCGACCCCGACCCCGACCACGACCACGACCACGACCGTTCATAACCGATTCGTCTCATGCAGGCGTTCATTTCCGACCATTCCGTGAGCAGGTGCGGTCATTGGCGACCGACATCGGCGCGCAGCCATTGCGGCTGGTCCGGCAGACGGAGAACGACCAGATGGCGGACGAATCCACCCAGGAGGTGGGGGACTTCTCGTAGCCGACGCGGATCATGCAGGCGTTCACGACTTCCCCCAGACTATTTTAACTTGGCAGGTAGGCTTCGGACGCACCACCGTCTGCGGCTCCGGTATCTCGTCACCGAACAGGTAGTCAGAGGCCAAATCACTGTTGGTAATGATGCGCTCACCGCCGTCTCGTTGAAGAATCTGTGTGATCTTCGGCTTCTCATCAAACAGCTTGGGGACGCACCAGACCAAGGTGTTCAATGGGAAGGTGTCTCCCTTGTCAGTGAAGTTCACGGCTTCCTCCTCCAGATCACCCGGCAGAGCGGAGGCACCGGCGCCGGGTTGGCGCTTGTGCCCTCGCTCAAGCCGTCGTCGGTGTGGTAGCCCAGCAGGCCCACGATGATGTTCTGCTCCAGGGCGTCGGGGTCGAAGTCCTTGTCCTGGCCGTTGCGCGTGGCCGCGCGCAGCCCGTAGCGCACCGCCTGGCGCACGGCCTCCTGCACCTTGGCGCGCATGGCGCCGGCCTCCATCCGCATCGTCATCGGCGGCGCGTCACGCCGGGGCGGGTTGTAGAGCCAGTGGGTCTTGGGCAGCGGCAGGGATGCGGTGAAGCACCCCGAGCCATCGGGCAGGCGATGCGGCTTGAGCAACCCTATGTCGCAGGCGGTGCGGAACGCTGGGCGAGCCAGAAGCTGACGGCGCTTGGTGACGGTGGGCATATCAACCTCCTTGTGTGGCGTCTTCGGATCAGGGCGGCGCGTCACCACCCCTCACCGGAGGCGTCACTTGGTGGCGCGGGGCAGGGCGTGCGGCCACTCGACGGCGTCCACGATGGCGCCGATGCTGACGATGGCCTCGCCCTTGATGGCCTCGACCTCGCGCAGGCCGTCGACGCCCTTCTCCAGGGCCTCGCTGTACCGACCGCAGTCCGCGACCCAAGCGGCGTCCTGGAGGACGATGAACTGGGCGTCGGCCGTGACGACCTGGCCGGTCCAGTACATCGTCACGGTGCGGATGAGGTACTTCTTGCCCTTGATGAAGGGCGACTTGCTGACGGGCATGTTTTTCTCCTTGTGGATGAAGCCCATGCTAGGGCTGTGGTGGTTATTTCTTGTTCTTCAGCTTCGTCTTCGCGGGGACGGACCAGCCGAGGGAGGAGTCGGGCCACTCCACCTTGGACCGGCGACGCCATCCTGTCTTGCTGCCGGAGACGGAGAAGAAGCGCCCTCCGAGGGACGTTGCCGACCCCGAGCGGGAGCCGTGCCAGAAGTGGTAGGTGATGATCATGGGGTGTCCTTTCTGAACTCTTCAAGATCGAGTCTGTCGGCTTTGACGTATGCCTTGTCAGGGCTGTCGCAAGTCCAAGCACCCCTACCGCTCTCACGAGTGAGGCACCATTTGTTCGCCTCATCCAACTTCGGGTAGATGATCCAGCGGTGGTACTTGCGAGACAGCACAACCTGTTCCGCCCGCAGGAGTACCTTCTTCAAGTCGCTATGCGACGGGGCACCAGTCCACGCGGGGAGCATGGGACAGTTGAAAAACCACCGACCGTCCTCGTCCAAGCCCGGCGTGATCTGGAACCCCTTGTATATGAACGCCAGCGCGGTCGCGTGCTCGCCGGGCTTGAAACGAAGCTGGATGATGTGCCGGATGCTGCCATCGGGGAACTTGACCTTCCAAGCCCCATCCGCCACGCTGAACATGGCGCTGTACCCCGGCGGCAGGTCCAGCCCCGTGGGCGCCTCGGGGGACTTGGTCTTGCGCTCCGTTCGGCGCCGGGCCTCAAGTTTGGCATCACCCAAGTACGGGAAGAAGTTGCATGGGCTGTTATCGGTGTTGAACGGCGGCTGCCCCTTCGGCGTCACTTTGTACCGGTTGGGCCGACAGGGGGTGTCGACGATCAGGTAATCGCCCTCCTCGGCCACGACATCCTCGGGCTTGGCCGGGGGGGTGGGCGCTTCCATCCGCATCGGACGGGCGTCCACTACCGCCTTGGCCCTCTCCAGGGTAGTACAGATGGCCACAATCACATCCTCGTCAACCACGGTCCATTCATACAAACCGCGGGGTGTCTTCCCCGGAACGAGGATGCAGTCCTTGTAGTGGACGTGGTAAGGTAAGTCAGCCATGTTCCGCCTCCTGCATCAGGCGCATCATGTCCAGGTGCTCGACCCACTTGCCCAGGGTGTAGCCGGCGAAGCAGCACAGCAGCCACATCCAAGGGGCGTTGACATGCTCGTAGTGGCACGCGACAGCCAGAATCACGAGCAGCAGACCGAACACGACCGGCAGCCATTGATAGGGGTATTTCACAGCGGCTCCTTGACCAGTCGCCCGGTCGGTGGGGGTGGGGGCACGTCGACCGGCATCCAGTGGGTGATGCCCTGGGGATGGAAGATCGGCAGGCCGCCAGCGTTGACCCACTGCCACGTCACCCCGGCGTTGTTGCGCTTGGTGTGACGGGTGATGAAGTAGCCCAGCGCCACCCGGCCCGTGTTCCACGCGAGCCACAGCAGCCGTCCGGCGTTCGGCTCAGGCATCTGCTGCTTTGCACAAATCCAACCTGCGTTTGGCATGTCCACAGTGATACGGGCAAGGAAATGCCCGTCAACAGCTTTCTTCTGACTGTGCCGACAAGGCTTATGCTACGACCATCCTAGCGGTATAAACGTGGGCATTGTCCAGGGGGCGGATCGTGGCATGATGGCGGCATGGCACGTCGTCCACGCGGCACGTTCATCGAAGGGATCCGCGTCGGCTGGCGCGAGGTCGCGGATGAAATGCACCGGCAGGACTTGGTTTCCGAGCACCCTGGGAAACGGGCGGGGCAAGGGGTTGATTGGCACCGCCGGCTGAAGGGCACGGGGCAATACATCTACTTTCCCAAGTTTTTCGTGTCCTTGATGGATAAGGGATACACTTCGCCCCTGCATCAGATCATCCAACAGGTGCAACGCGACGGCCTGTTCGGTCGAACAATGCGGTCCTACCTCGGGCGCCCCACCGAGCCGCCGCCCGTGCTGCTAGAATGGGAGGATTACGCCCCGACACTGTTCCAGATCCGCAACGGCAACCACCGCTACATGGCCGCCCTTATCACCGGACGCGAGACCCTGCCGGCCTTTGTGAGCGTGGACAGCTTCAACGCTTGGGCCGCGACCCAACCCAACTACGATACCCTCATCGTCTAGGAGCCACCATGGCCAAATCCCCGATGATCGTCAAAATCACTTGGGCCGACAACGCCCAGCCGGCGTTCAAGTCCGGCCTGGAGATCATCCCCATCCACGGCGAGACGCTGCGCAAGATCAGCGAGGAGCCGAAGGTCACGACCTACCGGTGGATGACCGACCAGGCTGTGGGCGTGGCCAACGGCGCCATTCAGCAGTTCGTCCAGACCCAGGACATGATCAATGCCCTGACCGGCAAGCAGATCCTCGGCGTCAGCGTCGAGGCCGAGGCGCCTGCTGCGCCCGCGCCCGTGGCCCCGACGATCACGCCTGCCCCCGTGGCAGCCGCGCCGTGGTACATGAACAAGATGGTGTGGGCGGGGTGCGGGGCAGTGGCGCTCCTGGCGCTCCTGCTGGGCACCAAGCACGGCAGTGGTGAGGCTTGACCCCATGGGCGAGTGGGCGTGGCCGGCGGTCGCCGGGGGGTTGATGACGCTGGCGCTGTTCCTGCTCCAGGGCCGGAAGGATTGACCGCATGTCACCGCCCAAGCCGACCTTGGCCGAGCCCCCGGGGTGCTGCGGCGCCCCGTATCTGATCGCCGGCACCACTGAGGATGAGGTGCTGGTGATGTCGTCCGTCCCGAGCGTATGGAACACACAGCCCTACCCGCGGACCATCCCGCCAGACAGTCTCTCGACTCTGCCTGGGGAGACGCCTGATGTTCTTGGTATCAGCGGTGGAGTGGGCAACTCGCTCCGGGCGGTGTCGCCGGCCTTGGGCACATGGGCCAACATCGGCTGTGATGGCGCGCCTGGTGGGTTCGGCCGCGAGGGCGCGCTGCTGCCGGTGATGCTGGACGGCTACCTGTTCGCCAATGGGGTCGGCTACAAGGTAGGTTGTGCCTCTCGTGTGCTGGGCGGTCTGCCCGGGGTGTCGTTGAGTCCGAGGTACACCTTCGCGGTGTCCCCGCTGGGGTCGGGCACCGCCCTGCTGACGTGCGGGCAGGACTTCAGCAACAATGGGTATCTGTTCGGATGGGAGCAGCAGCCCTACATCAATGCAAATGCGTTCATGGTGCAACTGGCTGGCAACCCCAACAGCTTCCCCCGAGACCTGTGCATCAACCCGAGCGGGGTGGTGGTCGGTGGCCAACTCACCTCCATTGGTCAAGTCGCCAGGTGGTGGTTCAAGCCACCGCCCTATGCTTCCTCTGCCTGGACGATCCAGAACGCCGAGGTCAACCCGCCGAGTCCATATAGTGAAATCTCCTGGGTCGCCACCAACGGTGGCACCACGGTCGGACTTGGCAGGCGCCGCGAGTCCGGGCAGGACTACGCTGCGATCTGGGTCTACGGAACCTCCGGGGCGGTGCTGCAACTCCCCGTCTCGGTGCTCACGGGGCGGCTCGCCTTCGGCGGCATCGCTTGGTCGCCAACGCTGGGGCTGTTCGTGGCGATCCTGGGCACGGACACGGGGTTTCAGGTCTACACCAGCCCGAACGGGCTCGCGTGGACGTTCCAGACCACGCTCTACGCCGGGCAGCCCAGCGCCCTCGTCTGGACGCTGAGGGCGCTCCAGTGACCGCCCTCGCCTGCCAGACACACGGCGCCGTCGAGTGGCAGGGGCACGTCGTCTGCGCCGGGTGCGGGGCGCCATACCAGATGGACGACAAGGACAAGCCACGCTTCGCGCCCGAGGTCTGCCGGTGCGGGACCAAGCTGATGCCGCCAGAGGGCACGGTGGGCGGCGAGTTCAGCGCCGTGCCGCTGTGCCCAGAGTGCTACTTGGACCGGCTGGTTCAGTACCACCAGGGCGAAACTGACCGGATCATGAGGAAACACCATGCCCCCTCCTAAACCCACCTTGGCCGAGCCGCCGGGTTGCTGCGACGTGGAGGCTTACTTCCTCGATTGCTTCGGTCGCTACTCCGTCGATGGCATGTCGTGGGCGGGGGTCGTTCCTGCGGGCGGGGCGGGCGGGGCCTCCATCTCAACGGTTGACCTCTGGATGGCCTCAATCAACGGCTATTTCTGGGTTTCCCGTGCCCCCTCTTGGTCCGCCCTGCCTCGTATATCAAACGCCGGTGATGTCTTGGATCCGTGGACCACCTACAGTGGTTTGGGGTTCAATCTGCCCTACTTCGGGCGCATGCCGTTAAACGATTGGATCTTCGGCATCGGGGAAACCATCGGACCTGGCGAGTTCTTCCGGTTTGTGACTCCCGGTGGTCCGGTGGACCTGCCCATCCGAGGAGACTTCCCCACCACGGCGGCGATCTCGTCGGTATTCGTGGATTACATAGGAAGTGACATCATTCTCATCACGGCGACGGGGGTGGCCCCCACCTTCCAGGGCACGCTCGCCGGCTGGGTCACAGGCCCCTACGATGGTACGAGTATCGTTGAGTTTGTGTCCACTCCCGCGGGGGAAGCTCTGCTGGACGTGGCCGGGACGCTGGCGGTTGGGTACACAGGTGGAAGCGGCGTCGGGTCAGAGCCTATCGCCTACTTCTCTGATCTGACCCTCCCTGTCACGTTCAACCCGACGTTGCTTCCAGCGCCTCCTGGTTATGTCTTTGGCGACTTCGGAAATGCCTACGGTACCGCCCAAGCGGTGGCGTATGACGGCGGGTCCAACTGGCTGGTCGTTGGCTACGCCCGGTTCAACGACTTGAGCGGCTTTATCAATGTTCTGTGGCATTTCGACGGCGCCAGTTGGACGGTTGTGTTCACTTGGCCAGCATCAGGGGTGGTCGTTGCCGAGCCTGGGGTCGCTTACTCACCCACACTCGGTCGATGGATGGCCTTGCCCACCTATGGCCCGGCCGTCTATAGCATCAGCCCCATGGGGCCGTGGAAGCCGGTCTCTGGTGCGGCCGGTGGAACACCCACCGTCCGTCCTTTGAGGGCACGCTGACATGAACGTCCATATCAGCTACATCATCGTCGCCCTGACCGCCGTCGTCGTGCGGCCGACCGCCGCGCAGGTCCGCACCTTGTTCGACCTGGCCCAGGAGCGGCGGCTGATGATTGAGGCGGGCAAGCAGACACTGACCTACGACGCCGACTGGGCTGACAACATCGGGCGCGACCTGGAGGGGTTAACGAGATGATCCGCCACAACTCGCTTGGAAAACTGATCCACCCCACAGAAGCCGGCATTGTCAACTTCTGGCGGTGGTTCGGGGACAGCAAGGTCACGACGATAACCAAACAAGGCCCTGTGCCCCTGGTCGTCTACCACGGGACCAATGCCAAGTTCAATCAGTTTTCGGACAAAGACTTTGGTGCCACCGTTGCGAAGCGTGGGGTTCAAGCCCCCAAGCATACTACAGGGTTTTTCTTCAGTCCTGATGAAGAAACTGCAAAATACTTTGGTCACAACGTCATGCCTGTCTACCTGAAGATGGAAAACCCCTACGAATATGACTTGGAACCCGGTGACTTGGGGCAAGTCAAGATCGAGGCCGAGTTGATGCTGGCAGCCAAAGATGAGGGCTGCGACGGGGTTTGGTTGTACGACGAAGATAGCGGCGAGACCTACTACATCGTCTTCGACCCCACCCAAATCAAGTCCGCTATCGGCAACCGTGGCACCTTCGACCCGAGCGACCCTGTGATCACCAACCCACCTACCAAGCTCACCTCCATCACCCTGGAGGCCCCCAGCGGCCTCGCAACCCGGCGCTACGGACGGGTCAGCAAGACCAAGGTGCTCTGCACGGCGCGCGAGAGCGACGGCTACCAATGGGGCCTGGCGCGGCGGTCCAAGCTGACCTACGCCGAGGCCAATCAACAGATAAAGGCCTGTAAGACTAAGGGTTGGAAGGTCGTACAGAGACACCGCCAGGGCGAGTGAATGCTTGCCGTTTATACGAAGCACGGTACCATGAAGCCGCACCCTGAACCGGAGCCTTATCATGCTTGAGCAACTGCTGGAAGTCGCCAAATCATTTGGCGGCTATGCAAGTATCGCTGGTGTCCTTATGTGGTACATTTACAAGCAAAATGTCTGGTTCCGTGTCCAGTGGGAGCGTCTGGCCAAGCGCCTGAACGACACGGAAGAGGATCGGCTGAAGCTGGCAACCGACTTCGGCGCCAAGCAGACCGAGATGACAGATCAAGTGGTGCAGGCGATCCGCGAGAACTCCATGGTGCAGCGGGAGTTGATCAAGGCCATCAACCAGAATACTCTCGTGATGAAGAACCGCCCCTGCCTGCACGACAAGGCCAACGAGAGTCACGTCAACCTCAAGGTGATTGACCAGCCCTCCCGGCAGTCCGACAGCGGCTACACCAAGCGGGCCTCGCAGGTCGGTTGATCGGGGCGTTGTGATCCGCCACAACAGTCTCGGGCAGTTGATCCACCCTACCGAGGCGGGTATCGTCAACTTCTGGCAATGGTTCGGTAAATCCAAAGCGGTTGATGAACAGGGGCGTCCGCTGGTGGTCTACCACGGCACGACCGCCGCGTTCGACCGCTTCGACCGCACCAAGACCGGGAAGGGGTCGAGCAAAGTCGGGTTCTGGTTCACCGACGACCGGGACTTCGCCGGCATCTACGGCGGCAAGGTAATGGCGTGCTACCTGCGCATCCTGCGGCCGAAGCGCCTGACGAGGGAGCGATGGAACGACCTGCGAGGCGCCCACGGCGGCGACAGCCAGTGGTGGGCGGCTTGGCGCGACACCGCGCTGGTCGGGCACGACGGGGTCATGGTGCCGGGGCAAAGCCTCATGCTGGGCAAGGTGCCCGTCCGCGATCCGGCCTTCCTCGCGGTCCTTGACCCCAAGCAGGTCAAGGCGGTGGCCAACACCGGCGCCTTCAGCCGGAGGACAGCCGTGATCACCAACCCCAGCCGGCTCCCCGAGCGGTTCCGCGACATCCCCATCATGCGTGAGTGGGCCGCGACGTTCACCCGTGACGACGCCCTGCGAGCCTACCTGAAGCAGTTTGAGGGCGCGCCCACCGACGAGGTGGTGGCGTGGGTCGCGCAGCAGGTGGCCGGCAACAAGGCCTATGCAGCCTCCAAGCGTGCCCTGGACGAGGTCGTGACGGGGCCACAGACCGTCTGGTATCGAGTAGTTGGCGGCCGGGTGAAGAAGGGGCAGTACCTAGGGCTGCGGCACTTCGACGGCGAGACCTACGAGGTCCACGTCGCGCCAACGCCTGGTGACGCCCTGCAATGGATCCCGCTCCTGCTGCGCGATGACTTCCTGCGCCCTGGTGTCGTGTCCCTGTTGGAAATCGACATGGAGGGCTTAGACTTCACCGTCGAGGAAGACACTTGGGTCATGGACAAGGGTGCCGCGCCCGAGTCGAACATCCTGCGACTGCGGCAGAGCACCATCCCCGCTGACCGGGTGCGGGTGGTCAAGAACGTCAGGGTCAAGGCATCGGACGCCGCACCGGAGGTGCCGGGATGACCAACCCCCGCTACCTCTCCCTCCAAGCCTACGCCCGCAAGGCCCCCGCCGGCCACAGCCGCAAGCGCCGGCCGGTGCCGAATTACCCTCTCGGGACGTGGCGGCGGGACGCGGTCGCCGGTCCCTACGGGCACGAGATCGAGCAGCTTCGCTCCGTGCGGATCCGCGACTTGCAGGCCCCGGAGTTGACCTACGGACGCAAGGGCGACGAGGTGTGGCAGCACCTGCACCCGACCAAGCAGGCGCACGCCCTGGCCTACGCGCAGCAGTTGCGCTCGGGCAAGCGGCTCGCGCCCATCCACGTCATCCAGACCGACGCGGGCACCCTGCGGGTGATCGACGGCCATCGGCGGCTGGTGGCCCACATACTGGCGGGGCGGACGCGGATCAGGGCTTGGGTCTCGCCGTCCGTCGACCACCCCGAGGGGCTGCGGGACAGCGCCGGCCGAGTAATGAAGGTCGGCCTGACGGAGGAAATCCTGCGGGGCGTCAAGAACAACCCGCGCTACCCGTTCTTTGAGCAAAAGCCAGTCGGCATCCACGTCGTCATCCGCAATGGTCAGGACATCGTGCTGCCCACCGCCAAGTTCCATCGTCGCTGCGAGTCCATTCGCAGCGCGGTGAAACTCTATGCACACCTGACCACCGATGCGGGGGTCGAGAAGTACGTTAAGGCGATGAAGCGTCATAAATCAAAGAAACGCTTGGCATTCTCTGTATAAACAGAATACTTGCACCTCGTTTAGACGAGGGTATGATCGACAGCACAACAGCGAAGGAGGTCCGTAATGGACTCTGGCATGCTCCCCGGCAAGGGTCAAATCCCGATGCCGCCCGAGATGGCGCAAATCGGCCGCAGCCTCCAGCCCGAGGCTCTGGCCAACATGCTCGGCTTGGCGAGCATCCGCCAGGCCCTGTTCGACATCCTCGGAGCGTACCCGGCGGCCAACGTGCTGCCGTATGCGTACAGCTTTGAGTTGTCGAGCCGCTTGGGCAATGCCCTCGCGGCCAACGGCCAGGCCACGGCCACCATCAAGATCACCGCCGACGCGGCCTTCATCGCCCGCTACGTCAACGGTGCCTCGACCGGTGCCTACCTGATCGACACCCGCATCGACGCCAGCGACCGCCAACTGAACAACCGCGCCGTCCACAGCGCGGCGTTCGTCGGCACCGCCGAGCGTCCCGACATCTTGCCGAAGCCCCTGTTGCTACCGGCGAACACGACCGTCTCGTTCGACCTGACCGACCTGTCGGGTGCGGACAATGACGTGTTCTTCACGCTGCTGGGCTTCAAGATTTACGGCTACACCCCGAACGTCTGATCGGAGCCGTAGGTGGACCCCTACATGGACTACCTCCAGGGTGGTGGCGCCCCGCAATCCACCCAAGCGAACCCCAACGGGCGGCGTAGCGCCGAGGCCTACAATCCGCCCGATGGGTTCCGCGCCATCGCCCAGGGCACTGCGCCGCAACGCGGCAGCGGCGTACCCCCGGCGCTGGCGGCCGAGGTGGCCTTCCTGATGAAGCGCATGGTCAAGCTGCTGGAGAACACCAACTTCACCGCCGCGGAGCCGGCCTACAACGCTCCGCACTACTGGTCCCAGCCCATCGACCTGTCGGCCCGCGTCACCGTCCCGGCTGCGGCCGGCGCCTACGCCGTGGCCCTGACCGTGCCCATGCCCGAGGGGCGGGGCGTGCGGATCACGGGCTACGGGTTCAACGTCCTCGACCCGCTCTACACCTACGACGGCAGCATCCTGTTCCAAGTGTGCAAGAACGGCTCGGCCGTGCCGGGCCTGCAAGACATCGCGGAGCAGCGCGGCACCCTGGTCCTGCCGGCCAGCACCTTCATCCTGGCCGAGTCCTGGCGCGAGGATCGCATCACCTTCATGGTGCGCCGCGCTGTCGCCGCCGTGGGCTCGACCGACGTGGACGTGTGCCTCAAGGGCTACTCCTGGCGCCCCCTCAACCAAGCCGGCGGGCCGAAAATCGGCGTGGCATTTTAACGGGAGGGCCGACCGATGCCGCTCCCACCCGCCATCCCCATCGCCATCGGGGCTACGGCGCTCACCCTGCGCTCGGGGCAGACCGGCATTCGCCGGCCCGCTTGGAACACTGCACCGTTCTACGCCCTGCCCCTCCTGGCCACCCGGTGCCGCCGCATCGGCATGAACCAACCCCTCTGGTCCGAGGCCGTCAGCGTCGAGGGAAAGAGCCACTACGTCGGGGTCGTGACTCACTTCGCTGTGGCCGCCGAGGTGCCGCTAGAAGGCAGTGGTGTCGAGTTCCGGCTGATGCACGATGGCAACCCGATGCCCTACGTCACCCTGCCCCAGGACGCGGAAATCTGCCGCGACTTGGCCAACATCCTCTGGCCCTGTTTCAAGCGCCCGTTGCAGCAGATCGTGGCGTTCCAGTCCAAACTGACGATTGAGGTCCGAAACATCAGCGCCTCGGGGCATCGCTACTACGTCGGACTGTTCGGCTACTTCTACCCCGACACCGACCCCGCCACCTACGTCGGAGAGCGCGGAGGGCGCCGCAATGGCTGACGAAGTGAAGCGCCCGACCGGACCCGACGACCTGATCCTCGACCGGGCGATGTGGTACTTCTGGACCGACTTGGCCCGGCAGGACCGCGCCGAGAGGTTCATGCACGAACCGCCGCCCCAGGACGGTGTCAACGCCCCCGAGCCTCGCGGCTCGGCGCCCGGTTGCTCGCTGCTGCTGCCGATCCACCAACCGCCGTGGAACGCCGCCAACTACTGGGGCAAGTCGTTCACGATCAGCACGACCGTCTGCATGCTGTTCTACAAGACGTGGTACAACATCATCAGTGGGTTCGTCGTGCCCGACAACTACATGGTGATCGTCAACAAGATCAGCTACGAGATCCCGCAGTTGCCGATCAATGAAGTGTTTGAGATTGAGGCCCTGCGGTCGAGCGAGCGGCTGGGCGTATTTGAGGACATCAAGATCAACAACCTGACCGGCGGTGAACCGAACCCAGCCAAGCAGTATGCTCTGGGCGGGCACTTCCTGCCGATTCCAACCTTCATGCGCTGGGACAGCAACCAGGACATCAACTTCCGCATGCGGGTCATGGGCATTGAGCAGCCCATCGGCAACTTCCCCCGCACCGAGACCGACGTGCTCAACTGCACTGGCCGCATCGTCATCCAAGGGTGGATGTCGAGCATGCTCCAGAACACCGACAACGCCCCCCGGCCGGTGGACCCCGGCTACCCCCTCGACGCCTACGGCGACCCTTACGCAGACGAGGCGTTCCTGGCTGCGGCCAAGGGTGCCCTGGCCCTCTGCCACAACGGAGAACGCCAATGGCCACCGGCGCTGTAAAGATCCTGACGACAGGCGATACCACCGGCGCCGGCCTGGACCAAGTCGTCGATGACCTGAACACCGTTTTCGCCACGGGGCGCCTGCGGATCTTTGACATCATCCGCGACTCGGGGAAGAAGGACAACATCACCGGCGGCAACATCGTCGTGCGCGTCCTCTACGAGGAAATCCTGCCCCCACCCCCAGCCCCGGTCGCCTCGGGGAACTTCTACAGGGCCGTGGGTTTCCAAGGCAGCCACGACGAGGTTCAGGCCGCCTACGAGGTGTTCTTCCCGAACGGCACGCCCCTCAAGCCCTACAAGATCGTGGACCTCACCGACCTGGAGAACAGCGCAGCCACGCCCCTGCGGCTGCTGGTGGTTTACACGGACGGGCTGGCTGACAACCCTCTGCATGGGCACCTGCCCGAACACCTGCTGATGGTCCGTGCCGAGGAGGACATCCTCCCGGGTCAGCCGGGCAGCGTGACCTACCTTCGGCCGGATGGAACGGGTGCGGGCTCCGGTGTGGCCCTGAACGTCCACCCGACCGTGACGGCCGAGGTCGGCGTGAGCCACTACGCCGTGATGGACCCCAACAGCAATCTGGTCTACCTGCTGCCGTCCTGCTGTGGAAACATCATCCCGCCGCCGCCGGACCCCATGTTTGCTGGCCCCGGCAACAACCAAGCCCTCGGGATCGCCCTCTACACCCTGGACGGTGTCGTCGTGGAAGAGGGCACCGGCAATCCCGATCCTATTCTGGTGGCGAAAGAGGAGTATCCCAACATCCGCCTGTTCTCCATCCCGGTGAACAACTACGGCGCCAGTGTGCTTCAAGAGTCAACGGATCGCGGGCTCTCTTGGAACAACTCCATCTTCACCCAGCCGGATGTCTCCAGCTACGCAGGGGGTGCCACCTTGGCCACCTACGGCCAGCCCCCGCAGCTTTTCATCACGTCCCGGCAGATTTACAACTACGACCCCAACGTCAATGGCAGCATCATCTGGTTTGAGGATTTCGGGTCTCTCCAAGATTTCCCTGCCCTGACCGTGGCTGGGCTGCCCTATCCAACCCCGTGGGACTGGTCACTGAACGCATGCTACCGGCTTTACAACGGCGACGTGATGATCTTCGGTTGGGAAGCCACACACGCCTATCCAATCGTTCTCCTCGCTGACAAATACATGAACCTGATACCAGCCATAACCCGTGTCACAACCCTAGAGGCATATAACCCAGGTTATTTCTTCCGTGCCGCGTTCTCCTACGACGCGCTGGGCAACGGGTACGGGGTCGCCGTGGGTCGTGACGCACTCGGCAGCCCTCTGGTTATGGTCATGGGAGTCTCAAATCCGCAATCGTGGGCGCCTGCCGACATCACCTCGGCCATGGCCAATTTGGCCCTGGCACTGCCGGGGCCGTACACCACCCGGCACGTTGAGACGGACGGCAACGGGGTGTGGCTGGTCGGTGTGTTCTGTGTGAACGGCGGTAGCGGGGCCTATGGATTCATCCGGTCGGACGATAATGGTACCACTTGGACCTTTGTCGGCAATATACCCCTCGGCACCGGCATCGCAAACTTTGGAGACAACTTCGACCCCGAAGTGACCCTGGCCTACCGCAAGGGCCTCAGCAACACCTGGATCATGACCTTCGGTGTGCTCGGGCGCTCCTTCTACTCCACTGACAATGGGGGGACTTGGGTCGGCCACGAAGACACCAACCCCGAGAGCTTCGCCCAAGTCATCGCGGTCCAGCAACTCCCACACAACGAGCTTGAAATATGACGCAGCGCATCCAGTCCTTCGTCATCCCGACCGGGTCGACCAACAACGTCATCGCGGGCGTGCTGAATCAGTTTTTCCAAGTCAACCCGGAGATCACCCTTCAGGACATCAGCGTCCGCTTTGAGGAGCGGGGGGCCGACTACCGCTACCAGATCGTCGTCGCCTACGAATCGGCCGGCGGCACCACCTATGGGGCCATTGAGTTCATCGACAACCCCTTGGCCGGGGCGACTGCCAGCCAAGCCTTGGCCAACTGGTTCCTGAACAACCCTTACGATCTGCTGAAGACGTGGAACATCACCCGGAGCAAGAGCCGGTTCACGCACCCCACGCGCATCCTGGCCATCTACCAACCTCGGGCCACGCAATACCTGACCCTGGGCAACGTCCACTTCCCCGCTCAAGCGGAGGAGTCGGTGCTCACGGCCACCGCCGGGCAGTTTTCACAGTTGAGCAACGTCGCCGTCCAACCAGACCGGCTGGAAGCGAACAACCTCGGCGGCCTGACTTGGCCAGCGCAGACCAACGGCCTGCTGGTCAACGCGGCCACCGCAGGACATGGTGGCCTCAACTGCTGCGGTGTGGCTGGGGCTGACGATATCCTGCCGCTGCCGATCTCACCGGTAGGGGCCGCCTGCAACGCTGGCGGGCCTCCGGTGTTCTTCGACCCGCCGGACCCCCAGGACCGCAACAACCCGCCCGACCCCACCGACCCTGCCAAGAACAACTGCTGCCTGACCTACGACCACGTCTGTCAGTGCATCAACAATGTCGACGTGTGGGTGCTGACCAACATCCGGTGTCTGCCGAACGACCAATGCCTCCATGGCTGGTTCTACTACACCTGCAACGATCTGACTGCCCACTGGGAGCGCAAGTACGCCTGCCGGTGCGGTGCACCGTTGCCGGCCGTCGTGCCCGACCCCACCTGTCCGCCGCGGTGCTGCACCCCCCCGCCGCCCCCGCCTGACTGCTGCCTCCAAGCGGTGTTCGACTGCGAAGACACCTTCGATGAGGCCACGCAGACCTGCACGTCCAAGTGGACGCTGACCAGCATCGCCTGCGTGGACAACGCCGACTGTGCTCCCGACGCCACCCTGACCGAGCAAGACCTGGACCTCGACAACGTCATCGACCATGTCGAGTACGAGGAGCAGGGCTTGTGCGAGTGTGGGGAGAACGATCAGAACACACTGCTGCAACTGCTGCCGGCGCCTGACTTCCAGGCGCAGGCCAACAACCCGATCCGTGTGCCCAGCATTGAAGCCGCGTGCTGCCCGGTCTCCTGCTGCACGCACGTCAAGTACATCTGTGTCGAGGATTACGGCGAGTCCGTGTGGCAGTTCGACGCCGCCGAGTGCATCAGCAACGACAGTGACGGTTGCGAGCACCAAGGCGCACCTGGCCCCAACGAGACCGAGAACTGGGTCTGCGACCCGGACGGTGAGTGGGCCGAGGTCTACCTGCGCAGCGGCTGCTTGTGCGAAGACCAGGGGGCCATCACCCAAGCGACAGGTGAAGGGGTGCTGTTCAGCACCGTCGAAGATGAATGCGTCCCCGACTGCATCTACTGGGATTGCGTCTACACTTGGGAGTCCGAGTGGGACTGCATCAGTGGTGTGTGGGGCGACCCAGTGCTGGGCAACACCGAATGTGTGGCGGATGGCATCAGTCAAGTCACGGCGTGGGCCTACATGGCAGGGGCCGGCAACGAGTGCAAAGCCACCCGGAAGACAGCGGAAGAGGACGCCTGCACGGTCGGCGGCAGCGACTGCCCCACCGGCCCCGACACGCCGGATGGGCCAACGCTGGCTGAGCCGTCCAACTGCTGCTATGACTGCGTCTACCACTGGGAGAGCGAGTGGAACTGTGATACGAGCGAATGGAGCGATCCGGTCGAGGTCTCGCGGGAGTGTGTCTCAGGAGGGGTGGAAGAGGACTGGGCCTATGACACAAACCCCGGGAGGGAGTGCTTCGCCATCCGAACCACGGTGCAGGAAAATGACTGCACCATTGATGACACCACCTGCCCGGACCCGGAGTAGCCCATGGGTTTCATTCAATCATCGCAGATCAGGACCAAGCCCGGGCAGAGCGCCAGCAACTTCAACCTGGCGGTCAACAACCTCTTCGCGCTCCTGGGCGGCATCTCCTTGATCAGCGCCGACGTGCGGCTGCTGCAAGACAACGCGAACGACATCATCTTCTCCGGGGTGTTCCAGTACCGCACGGGCGGCCTCGCCACCTACCAAGCGGACGTGCTGGCCTTCGACCCCAACGCGGGTACTTCGTTCGATGCGCAGGTTGCGGCGTTTTATGCGGCAAATGCCGCAACCCTGTTCCCCAGGATGCTGTTTGATGTGACCGCGCCGACCGTGCGGCAACTGATCCAGTCGGTCATCCTCATCTCGGAGGTCGTGACCGCGGCGGGGGCCGGATCTTTCGCAGTGGGGGATCAGCAGTTCAACACAAAACGCCCGGCAATCGGCGTGAGCCAAGGCAACATTTTGTCAGGGGCGACAGGGACAGTACGGTTATACTCGTCCAGTGGACGGTTTCGGGACGTGGCCGCCGTGAACAAAGGGGCATTCAGCATGTCCCTAGGGACCATGGCGATCATCGTCTCCGACCACACCTCCCAGCAGCTTTGGGCCTTCCCCACCTGCTGCGACGACCCCACTTGACCAGGAGCCTCCATGCTGCCTCAAATCGTCGCCCTCGCCCTCTACCCTTTGGTGGTTCTCGCCATCCACCGGATCTACAACCGTGAGCGGGTCTTCGACGAACTGCGGAGCAAGCTGCGGCTGGTCCCGATCATCAACTGCGAGGCCTGCAACCTATTCTGGATCGCCCTGGGCGCGGCCTGCGCCCTGCCCGTGGCGACCAACCCCTGGGTCGCCCCGCTGTGGCTGGCTCTGGCCGCGTACGGCCCCGTTCGGGCTGCTATGTGGTGCTACGACCTCGATGTGCGGATCCTCAACCTGATCGGCGGAAAGGTGGCCCCCAAGCCGGCTGATCCGGGTGGGTGCAAGACCTGCGCCTCCAAGAAAAAGCTGAAGGAGCAGGGGCAGAATGCCATGAAGCTGCCCCGCCGGGCGGCTTTCATCCTCGACCACATCGCCTCGCCAGAGGGCGTCCTGCCGGTGCTGGAACAGGTCCACACCCTGGCCAACAGCCCTCACTGGTTCGTCAAGGTGCTAACCCCCAGCAACCCCGGCACGCTGCCGATCCTCAAGGTCATTCGCGGCTGGGGGCTCCCCGAAGACAAGTTGGCGATCTCCCCCCTCCCGTCCGAGGGTTCAGACAACCTGGAGAAGGCGGCCTTTGAGCATATTTTGATCATTGGTAATGGGATTATCGTTGCCAGTGGAGCCTTCCAAGCCGATGGATGGGGTAAGGTCTTGACCAGGCTCGGCAGTCTGCGGGGGTTCAAGTTAGTCGTCCGTCCCGGTGTCAAGCTGCCAGAAGGGCTCTCCCCGACCCTGCTGAAACCCGCCGATGACATCCTCAAAACCTTGGATACACTCTGGCCGGAAGCTGTCAGATCACGGGAGGCCTGAACATGCGCCGCATATTGCTCCTCGCCGCCGCCCTGACCCTCTGCGGCTGCGGCGCCAGCCGTGACGACCAGAAGTGCATGGCCAACATCTGGCACATGGGCGTGGCCCTCCAAAAGGGTGCTGATGCTGGAAAAATAGGCGTGCAACTCCAGAAAATCGCGGAAGCCCACGAAAAGGCGTTCGGCTACACCATCGACAAAAGCGGAGTCCAGTATGTCGTCCCCCCAAGCCGTACCCCCTGACGCCTCCTACACCGACTGGCTGACTGACCCCGATGGGGCCGGCGAGGTCATTGACGACGCCCTGGCGGGCATGTGGCAGACCGCCGGGTGGGTAGGTGGCGTGCTGGCCGCCGTAGCGGTGGGGCTGAAGTTCGCCCGGTTCATCCCCGTGTGGGGGCCGATGATCAACAGCTTGGGCGAGATGGCCCTGTCCCACATCCGGCCGCCGGCCGTGGAGAAGGCCAAGGCCAAGGCCGAGACCCTTGAGTCAACGGCATGGGCAATGATCAACGCCCTGGAGGCCGCGCCCAAGACGCCCGAGGTTCAGGCGCTCAAAAAGAAGATCACGGACATGGCCCCGCCGCAGTTCCAGGCCATCTTCCGCGAGTGGAAGAACAGCCGAGAGGCGCTGGAGGCCAAGTCGTGAGTGACACCTTCCAGCGGGGGTCCGAGTTCGCCATCCGCGAAGCCCTGCTTAACCACATCATCTACAAGGCCACTCCCAGCTTCTCGGCCAGCGGGCACACACTGGCCCAACTGTTCGGCACGGCAGCCAGCGTCGTCAAGATGGGCATGGCCGGGCGGCTCGCGCCGGACCAGCAGGCCCGGTGGACCGCCTTCCAGAACTGGGCGCAGTCCGGGCCGAACGGGTACTGGGCTTGGTGTTACTACGTCATGTCCTACGGGGATCAACTGAGCAACGCGGTGTGGACCGCGGCGCAGGGTGGTTCCACCTGGCTATCCAACCCGAAGGAAGCGGCGCAGGCCGTCCTGTTCGCCTCGGGCAGCGGCCTGACCGACCGCCAGTGGTACGATGTCACCAGCAACGTGTTGGAGTGGGTGATCAAGCAGATCATCGCCGGCACGCTCAACTTCAACTACCTCGCCGTCGCCGTCCAGGGGCTCCTGAAGGACAACCGAGGGGACCGGAAGTTCCCCATCTGGGACACACCTCCCGCATTCTCTCCTTCGGACCCCCTGGCCGGCGGCGGCTGGGCTTTGTTCCTCAAGCAGTCAGGTTGGAACGACATCGTCCGCCGCTGGGCCTCGTCCAGTCTCCAGACTTGGGCAGCGCAGACGACGGCGATGGACTCCAAGCTCGCCGCCCTGGGTGTCCTCAAGACCACCCTGGACTTCGCCTCGGGCAAGGTGCTGCTCGACCAGATCACCGCCAAGTTCGCAGAATACGCCGCGAGTCGTGAGCGCACCCGAGAGAACATCCGCAAGATGAACGAGGTGCTGCGCAATCCGACCATGAAGCCGGCCGTGACGGCCGCGCAGGTTGCCCGGGTGCAGGAGGCTGAAAAGACCTTCGTGGACACCGACAACGCGGGGTACAGCCGACTGAACCCGCTCGGCATGTGGCCGCAGGGTGAGGCCCATGGCCAAGCCGCGCTGGGGGTCTGGGGGGCCGTGCAGTTCGCCGTCATCGGCGGCGTCACGGTGGTCTGCTTAGCCATCCTGGCGTGGATGCTCGCCCGCATGACGGAGGCGGAATCCGCCTCGGCCGCGGTCTACGAGGAGGTCAGCGGGACCATCAACAAGATGATCCTCGACATGCGGGCCTCCTGCAAACGCCGGCTCGACGCCAAGGAGATCACTGAGGCCGAGTACCAGCAGTGCTTGGCCGAAGCCGCCAAACTGACGGCCAACCTGCCCTCGGCTCCCAAAGGGTTCTTCGGCGGGGTGAGCATCGCCGCCATGTCCGTGGCTGCCGCCCTGGGGCTGGGAGCGGTGGTCCTCATGTCGCGCAAGAAGGGGAAGAAAGCCGCTCCATGACCGACGTGCTCCCGCACCGGTTGATTGAAGCCGTCGCGCTCCTGCCGGTGCTCTACGTCCCCCTGCGCAAGGAGGGGTTCACCGTGGGGGCCGTAGGGGGCATGGCCGCGGCTGTAGTGGCCGAAGTGTCCCGATGGCCAGACCTGACCGCGGTCTACACCACGGAGAAGGTCACGCCGTTGAACCGCAAGCATCAGGTGGTCGAAGTCCTCCCGGTAGTCGACGTGCTGGTTTTATCCCCCGAGCAGAACCCCGAACCATGGGTTCGGTTCCTGAAAGCCGGCGGAATCCTCCAAGCAGCCACCGCTGACCCCGCCAAGTTCCGACCCCTGATTGAAGTCGTGCAGAAGCATGTGGGCGGGTGCTGCCCGTGGCGCGAGCACCTGCCCAAGCCGCTCTACGGGACCATCGGCTACGCCGGCATCGGACGCCCCAGGACTGCACGCAAACCACCGCAGAACACCAAGCGGCTAACTGAGAAGTACCTGCCCTGCCTGTTCACCTTCGGGAAGGATGAGCTGCCGCTGGCGTTTATACGAAGCTCGGGTAAGGTAAGCGGAAGCGAGGCTCCCCATGGCTGACTTCGTCCTGGGTATCTTTGGCGAAACTCCGACAGCCATGGAGACCAACTTCAACAACGCCTTCTCAGGCCTGTTGAACCATACCATCATCGACATCGGATTCGTCACGGGCGACCGGGTTCGGACCAAAAACTTTGAGCTTCAATTCATCACCCGCTACAACGATAGCGGCACCCCGATCACCAACCCCTACAAACTCAAGGTCTTCACAGGTCGGACCTTGATTGAGTCGGTCAATGCGGTGACGGCCTACATCGCGGCAAACCCAGGCTATTGGTTCGGGCCAGTGCGCGGTGGCTACCTCTCGCAAGAGCGCCAATCAACGACATACATCGTCTATGTCGTCTACAATGAGAACGCCGCGGACGGCTCCACCAACTGGGGCGCCGGTGGCGGCGCCGTCATCGGCCCGGCCGGCGGCGACCTGACGGGGTTCTACCCAAACCCCGACGTGGTCGGCCTATACGGCGTGCCCATCGCCGCCCCCGCGGCCACGGCTGGCGCGCAGCTACTCTACGACATCACCACCAACGAACTGGTCTGGACACCGACGCTGGTCTACACCTCGCTGGCCAACGCGGCGGCGGCCCAAGCGGCAGACGGTCAGATCATCGGACAGGTCGTCATCATCTACGGCTCGGCCGGAGGCGCGGAAGACGGTACCTACCGCATCAACGCCATCACCGGCAACACTGCGGACTACACCAAGATCAGCGACGCCACCAATACGGCGGCCGAAGTCGCCATCGTTGACGCCGGGGGCTACTACACCTCGTCCAACGTCGAGGGCGCGCTTCAAGAACTCGGCGCCGGCACGGTTGGGCAGACCACCAGCGGCGCCTTGGCCGTGGGCACCACCGCCATCGCCACCGTGCCGCTGGCTGCGGCTGAGTCAGTCCTGTGGGACGTGACCCTGACCAAGGGCACCGTCCGCTACTCGGCTACCATCCGGGCCAGCCACGATGGGGTGCTGCCATATCACTTGGAGACCGATGTCGTCCTGACCCCAGGTACCGTGGATTGCACGCTCGACGTGGACATCTCAGGAGCCGACCTGCGCCTGACCGCCACGGCGGCCAGCTTGGGCTGGGTGGCGCGGATCCGCAGCATCTCGACTCTCCGTACCTGACGCACGTCGCGTTAGGCACCACCACCGCTATGATGGAAAGGGAAATCATGGCGACCGAACCGACGAAGTACCACCTCACCCGAGCGTGCCTGGACATCCTCCGTGGCCCCCTCGCTTCGCCCGATGCCTACAAGGAGCATCCCAAGGCCAGCGCCCTGATGGTCGCGGCCTACGAGATTCAGGAAAACCAAATCTCGCAGTACCCGCAGGCGAAGGGCAACGAGCAAGACATCGAGGTCGACTTGACCTTGACCGAGGCCGAGACCGATGCCGTCGAGGCTGCGCTGACCATGATGGTCGACAATGCGCGCCTCAATCCCTCGCCTCACTCCGCACGGCTGGTGAGCCTCTTCCTCAACTCCAAGGTCGAGAACAAGGAAGAAAAGCTCATCGACTTCTCGCTGACGGTCGGGGGTGTGGCACTGATCAAGCAGGCACTGACCGCCATGGTGATCGTGGATCGACGAACGGCGTTCTGCTGGTACAAGGACGAGAGCGACAAGGCCATTGCCCTCCTCCGCTCGCAATCCATTGTCGAGTGCCTGCCGGACGGGATCAACCATGTGCCGGAGCCTGAGGCCGGCGAGTCGCAGGACGCCTATGACAAGCGCATTGCGCCCATCACTGGTGCCGAGTCCACCGTCACCCTGACCCGCAGCAACGCCGACATCGTGACCAAGGCACTGAAGACGTGGCTCAAGAGCGGTCTCCTGCCAGTCAACAAGCATACTGTCAAGCTGATCAAAGAGTTCAGCCTGTGAACCTCTGCCTCCACGGGTGAAAAGCCATGAGCGCACAATCCTTCCTCGCCAAAAACGGTCTGCGCTTGGGCGCGCTCGGCAGCAATGCCGACCTCGCCATGGCGGCCCCTCTGGCGGCCGGTGATCCCAACCCGGCGGCTCATACCGACGCCTCACGCATCGGCTGGTTCTTCACCCGTGGCGGCACTCCCAGCGTGGGGGAGGTTGTCAGCGGCACCACCCTCCGCACCATCGACGCCTCGGCCGAACTGGTCTACCCCCGCCTGCTCACCGTGGCGGCGGGCGCGGGCACGGAAGCCATCAAGCTGGAAGCCGACGCCGCCCGCGTGGGTCTGAACATCGGGCAGAACAACACTTGGTCCGATTCGGTGGCCGGAATGGGCGGTGTCCTGATCGGGCGAGACATCGTCGCGTCGTGCGCAAGCTCCGGCACCAGCAATCTCATCATCGGCAAGAGCCTGACGAAGACTGGAAACTACAACAACACCGTCCTCGTCGGAATGAACGTGTCTGTCGGCGCCGGCAGTCATGCCAATGCCATTGTCATCGTCAACGGAGGCACTGCTACGTCGTGCAACGATTCCATCGTGATCGGTCGACCCGATGGTACCGGTGCCAGCGCAGTCATCATCGGTCGAACCGCTAACGGCGGGCCGAATAGCGTTGTTATCGGACACGCAGCGGTCGCCACCGGCAGCAACGGTACGGCTCTCGGCAAGTCGGCCACGGCTGCCGCATTCTCCTATGGATGCGCCATCGGTTCGGGTGCCACCTGCACCGCTGCCAACCAGATTATGCTCGGTCGCAGCAACGAGCGCGTGCAGATCCCCGGCACGGAAGCGTCAACGGACTCGCTCACTGGCGCCCTCCGCGTTGCCGGCGGTGTCGGCATCGCTGGGGCCTTGGTGGTGCGCGGTGGCACGGCTGACGCCTCCGCGAATACCATCATCGGCGCCTCGACTAGTGCCCCCGTCACGCAGACCGTCATCATCGGTGACTTGGCAGGAGCCCTTGACGCCACGTCGGCTCGCAACGTGTTCATCGGCTACAACGCCAAGTCCACCGGGGACTCGGATGATGTGGTGGTGATCGGTGCCAACGCCTATGTGGGCAATGCCAATAACGGAGCCGTGGTCATCGGTGCCAGTGCCTCCGCCGCGGCGAGTGACGCCATCGCCCTCGGACGTGGCACTTCTGCAACTGCGATCGATACCGTCGCCCTCGGGCGTGGCGCTTCTGCAACTGCGATCGATGCCGTCGCCATCGGGCGAAGCGCGAGCAGCACCGTGGCCGGCATCATCACCCTCGGTGCGAACGGCGCGCACATCGCGGTCTCCGTGCCGATGACCACCACTGCGAACAGTTCAACAACCGGCGCGCTGCGCGTGGCTGGCGGTGTTGGCCTGAATGAGAACCTCTATGTCACCGGCTACACGAATCTCGGGTTGGCTTCGACCATCGCCGTCACGAACTCCAACGCAACTAACGGTGTGACAGTCGCAGGTTATCGTACAGATGGCCTGAACGGTAATGTCGCCACCCTCTACGGACGTGGGGAACGGACAGCGAATGGCGGCACGAACATCGGTGTCCATGGCCATGTTCGTGCGACGGGGGGCGACGGCACCTGCGTCGGCGTGGACGGCCTCGCCCAAGTCACCAACGGAGGCGGGGTCGGAGCCTCCAGTGCCATCGGCGTCAAGGCCATCGCCTCGACCGCCACGACTACGGCTGGCAAGATCAGCTATGGCGTCCTCGCTTCGGCCGGAGCTACCGGAGGGTCCAACGCCGCCACGGTCTACGGCGGCAGCTTCACGGCGACGGGCGCGGCCTCCTCGCTTATAGCGTGCGGTATCTATGGCTCCGCCAGCGGCGGTCTAGCGAACTACGCTGGATTCTTCGATCTCGGCGTCGTTCAAGTCTCTGACAGCTCGGCGGCTACCAATACGGCCACAGGCGCCCTGCGGGTGAACGGTGGCATCGGCGTGGCTGGCACGTCCCATATCGCCTCGACCATCACCAACTCGACATCGTTCCACGTCTCGGCAGGTACGAACAACGCCAGCGATGCTGGCGTCCATATTGATCGTGGTGGCCTCAACGGTGCAGGGTCGGCGGGTGGCATCGTCCTCGCGCAGTCGTCCGTCGCAGACAGACGGCTCTACCTGACAGGCAACGACGGAACCTTCAGTTTCAATGTCGGCGGCTACGTGAACCAGACCGGCATCCTCCAGTTAGGCACCAGCATGGTCGGTGCCTCGACGTTGGTCATCGGATCGGCTTCTACGCGCATCGTTGGCAGCGGCGCGACGCAAGTCGGGGCAGCCCTCACCGCCCGCGTCGGTTCGGCTCTGACCCTCACTGCCGCCGCCGACACCGCTGGCAAAGACACCTACTTCACGGCCGAGAGCGGCGGTAACCACATCAGCAACAACCCTCGCGGTGGCGACATCGTCCTTACTCCAGGCGCAGCCGGCGCTGGGGGCACGGGCCGCGCAGGTGAGTTCCGCGTCGTAGGCGACGCCAACGTCACGGGCAAGCTGACCGTTGCCGGGCTCATCGACCCGACCGGGCTGGCCTTCACGGCTGTCGGCGCTAACCCTGGCGGTGCGCTCGCTGCCTCGACCCTCTGGTACGAAACCACCGTCAACCGATTCAAGCTGCCGTCGAACACGGAAATCTACGAGACGGGGATCGTCAGCGCCAAGAACATGCTGATGGTCAATGCCAACTCCGCGCAAGTGTTCGCAGTGGACAGTGACGGGTGGACGTACCAAGCCGGCACTCTGGTCGTGGACATCGCCAACGGCAGCGGCAATGACCTCTTCGACATCGGGTATAACGGCAGCACCAGGCTTTACGGCTATCAAGACGGGCGCCTGTCGTTCAGCACGGCGTTCGGCCTGACATCTGGAAACCCGCAACTGATAATGTCGTCCTACTGGGCCGACAGCGCAACCGCTGTCGGGCACCAGATCAACATGACGGTCAACACTCCCAACGCTTCATCGGTCTTCGCAGCGTATAGCCACAACAGCAGTGAGAAGTTCTCTGTCACGCTCTCCGGCCTCGTCAAGGGTGCTGGCTTGCAGATGAACCCTCTCGCCGCCAATCCTGGCAATGCGGCTACGCTCTGGGTCAACAGCGGGGACGCCAACAAACTTTACTTTGGTGCCTCTGCTGTTGGCGGTGGAGGCGGTACTCCTGGTGGCAGCAACCAGCAGATCCAGTTCAATAACGCAGGCGCGTTCGGCGGCATACCCAACTTCGAGTACGGAACCTACGGATCGTCGCCGTACATCAATATCGGCATAGCTACGGAGGTTTATAAGAACAGTGCTGAGGATCAACACGCCTTCGTAGTGTCAAACATCAACGGATACGGCAACACGGGACTGTTTGTCAATACGTCCGTAGAATCTAATACGCCGACAATCGGTACCGTTTTCGGGATAAAGAATCATGTGACTTACGACGCGAGCAGCAGCGACCACAGCCGCACCGCATTCGGCATCGACACCACCATGTATGTCGATGAATCCGTAGGCGGAAACGCCACTGCTGTTCATGCGAAAGTCTATGGCAACCCGACCAGCTATGGCTGCGCTATACACGGAAGCGCCGAAGGTAACGCGGTGAACTGGGCCGGCTATTTTGCAGAAGGCAACGTCCTCGTCGAAAACCTTTTCATCACCCAAGGCGGTCGCCGCAGCAAGATCGTCCAAGTCGGCACCAACACGACGTTGACGCACACGATGCAGTTCGTGGAGCAGACCGCTGATACCATCACCACCGACCTGTGGGCTTCACCTGTCGAAGGTGACACCATCAACATCCGCAACAAGAGCGGCACTGGCAACACAACCATCGACGGCAACGGCAAGAACATCGACGGTTCCGGCACGCTCGCCCTCGCAGACGGAGAGAGCGTCACGCTTGTCTACAACGGCACCGAATGGACCGTCTTCTAACAGGAGGTCGTCATGTCTCTTCGTCGCCTTTGGTCAAAGCTCTGCGGCGGCTTGGGCTTTCAGGTCACGCCGGGGGCCTCTAGCCCCGGCGATGCCAACACGCTCTGGGCCGACTCCAACGCCAGCGATGTGCCCATGTGGGGAGCTGTCCGTGTGGTCCTCAGCAATACGCAGGCAGCCACCGGCGAGCCGACCGGCTTTGAGTCACCGTCAGCCGTCACGTCGGAATACGATAGTGTCAACCGCACTATCACCTTGACGCAGTCTGGCGGCGTCGTCATCTGGTTCCAGGGCGTGCGCCATGTTTTGGTAAGCCCCTGGACCTCGGACGCTCATGCTGCGACAGACGGGGGTTGGTTCCTCTCTATGGGCGCCGGAGGTGTCGTTTCGTGGTCACAGACCCCTTGGACGTTCGATACTACCGCACAGTTGGCCTACGCCAACTACAACACTCCGGCTGGCGACTCATTCGGCGTCCGCGAACAGCACGGCCTCATGCCGTGGCAATGTCACGAAGAGGACCATTACAACATCGGCACCTACCGTTTCAGCGGTGGCTTGCTGACGGACGGCACCTACACTGTCCAGCCTGGGGCACCGACCGACGCTGACAACACACCTGGTTTCGACGCGGCCGTCATCAAGGACGAAGACCTGCCAACCACTATCGCAGCGTGGGCGCAAGGTAGTTATACGCTTTTACACTTCACAGGGGTCGGCACTCCCGTCCTCACCAAAGCCGCCGCGTTGCCTATTCGCACTGGCACAACATATCCAATCGTCAACACTGTGTCCGGCGGCACCTTCTCTGACGTGGAGACCGTCACGGCGCGCTACCTCAACGTCTATCAGATCCTCATACCAGTGACAACTGACGCCGGCAGCCAAGTGTACCGGACGCTAATGCTCCAGCCGCAAGTAGCACACACTTCGCTGGCAGCGGCCCAAGCTGAGGATTTCCGCTCCCTGAATCTTGGAACGCTGACCGCGCTGTCGGTCGAGTTTGTCGCCTTCACCCGCCTGACCTATCGAACAAACTCATCCTACAACGTGGCCACGGGCCGCATCCGCATTGAGGCCACCGCTTACTTGGCTGGAAACCGCGCCAGTCAAGTAGCTATTTCCAACCTCACGCCGGTCAGTCACACTTCACTGGCTGATCGCAGCTTAGCCGACCAGCACCCGTCAGCGGCGATCAACTACGACAACGGCATTGTACTCAACACGGCTGCGGCGGCTCCTACTTACGCTGAAGGCACCGTCTTCTGGGACACGACCGACAAGTGCTTGGCCTTCTACCCTGAAATCAACGGCCCGGTCATGCAGGTTGGTCAAGAGTTCTGGCTGCGCGGCGTCAACAAGACAGGATCCACCCTGCTCGACGGGCAAGTCGTCTATATCAGCGGCGCCCAAGGCAACCGCCCCACCGTGAGTCTGGCCGACGCAACCGCCTTGAGCGGAGACGAAACCATCGGTGTCGTGACCTACGACATCGCAGACGATGCGGAAGGTTATGTCTGCACTCAAGGGTTGGTGCGTGGCTACAACACATCAGGCTTTTCCGCTGGCGACCGTCTGTGGCTCGATCCAGCTAACCCCGGCGAACTGACCAACACCAAACCAACTGCCCCTGACCATGCGGTCGGGGTGGCGTGGGCGCTCAACTCCACAAACAATGGAGCCATCTACGTCGATGTGGATTGCGGGAACGACCTTGCCTCGCTCCACGATGTCTCGTTGGCCTCACTTGCCAACAACCAAGTGATCGCCTACGAAAGCATCTCCCAAACGTGGAAAAACACTGGCGGCTACTACGAAGTCACCACATCGACCACCTTGTCGGCTTTGCTAAACAAAGGCATAGTGGAGCAGACGGCGGACAGCGTCACCACCACCCTCTGGTCTCCCACGACCGGCGACACCATTACCATCAGAAACAGTAGCGGCACTGGCAACACAACCATCGACGGTGATGGCATCGACATCGAAACCGGTTCAACCATTATCCTTGCTGATGGCGAATCCGTGACGCTTGCCTACACCGGCATCAAATGGATCATCGTCTAAAGGAATAATCCATGACCTTTGCCCCTCTCGCCCGCCCCAGTGCTTACACCCTCGCGGACATCCCGGCGGGACACACCCCTGTCGCAGGGACTATCAGATGGACCGGCAGCGTCTTCGAGATATTCAATGGTTCCTTATGGAGTGCTGTCGGCGGGAGCGATCCGTACTTCCGACTGAACATCTCTGGGGCCGATCTCGGGTACGCCAACCCTGCGACCCCTGGTAGCTATGTCCCCTCTGCCACGCCCCCAGCCGGACTGCCCGGTGTGCGTCTCGACACCTTGGACTTCCCTGACGGTGCGTCGATCAGCCAAGCAGGTTGGATAGTTCGGCGGGTCAACAAGCTCATCTCCAACCCGCTCGCTCTGCACCTCACTTGGTTCTCGACGGCCACTGCGGGCAGTGTGGTCTGGCAGGCTGCCATCGCACCGTTCGACAGCGACTCCTTGGGGAGTGGTTTGGTATTCGGGAGCCTGCACGGCCTAGTCGATGCAGCTCCAGGGACCGCGTACCAGTTCACGACAAACGCCCTCGACATCACCGCAGGATTACCCGCCCTGTACGATGACTTCGTTCTTCTTGTTCGCCGCGATCCTACCAACGGAAACGACGACATGGCCGGGACAGCCCGGTTGGTGTCGGCGTATCTGGTATAAGGTGTACCATGGCCACACCGATCTACTTCAACAACCTGACGACGGACATGGAGTTGAGCAATCCCGCCAACTACTCGACGGACGTGGCTGGTACGGAGCCGTACACGGGTGCCTTGGACAGTACTATTGATGTTTATATGACGGGGCAACACGCTAACGTATCCCTCAACGGGGGTGTCGCGTACATCACCCAACCTTTCGTCTGCGTCACTTTTCACTATGACGTGAACCTCACCACGTTGACCAAGATTCAGTGGAACTCCAACGTGGAAATGTACGGCGAAGACATCGACAACGCGGCCTGTTATCTGAGTGGGCTGATTGAGCCTGGGGCGGGTGGTGCTATATGGGCGCATCAAATAAACATCTATCTTCAAGGGGGTGCACGCATACTGCCTTGTATTGCCATTGTTGCCCCCGGTAGCTTGGTTCGTCTCATAGACGGTGGGTGTCAGTTCAAGGCCGATAAGTACATAAGTCAACCGTGTCTCAGCTTCGGTACGGACACGGCACTTTCTCTCGACAGTGCTTATATCTGGGTGTATGAATCCTTTAACGGACATATTCCGATTGAACGGCAGGATGGCGTCTCGGGGCACATCACAAGTTCATACCTCCCACAAGATTATGTGATTGCGGAGTTCACCTACGGAGGGCAGCTTGGTGTTTATGACTACCTATTCAAGACAATGAGTGCCATATCCGGCGTGACTCAGTTGCAGATTCGTATGTCAGAAACCTACAGCTTCACCGGCAGTTTGCCCTCATGGACTGGTTTTTATCTCGACATCTACAATAACACCTTCAGCGATGTCATGAACCTGACACTGGAAGGCGATATACAAGTATTTGATTTAATCATTCAATCCTCCGATTCAGGAAGTGGGGTCGGCGGACCAGTCAACATCACCACGCCGACAACTGGCACGTTTAACATCAGCAGCTATGGAAATACAACAGTCGACATACAAAACGCCTCCTCTTCCATAAACTTCGGTGCAGGCGCAACAGTCAACATATCAGCCTACGACTTCATCATGAACGTGAACGGCGTATTCAACCGTGGAGGTGGTACCCTCACTGCTAAAAGCGCCTTCCGTGTGTCTTGCACAGATTGGGTTTCCCCGGGAACCAACCCTGTCATTATCGCAGGCAATAGCGGCGGTGGGAGTGCAGTCCTCTTAGACTTCGCCTGTGTCGTGAACGACGACATTGATGTCACGGCGTACAGCTACGATCCTACCATGCGGATTGACCTGTACAGCGTCAATATGGGCGCTGGAAAGACTCTAACGCTCCGTGGTGGAGAGGTTGGAGCTACCCCTCTAGGGAACTTCAACATCGCCGGTACCCTCAAGCTGGAAAACATCTCAGCCATCAGGTTCCAAGGCGCCCGAGGCTCACCCGCTTTCGACCCTCAAAACTGGAACATCGAAGGCGCCCTCGTTATTCAGGACGATGTAGTTCCCTGGGACAACATAATCATTTCCGACATCGACATGCGCAACAGCCCCATCAAGCTGCCGAACATCTACGCCCGGCGCGCCGTCAACGGCAACTGGGGCCAGACTGCTGGAATCGACTTCCGCCGGAACCCCGTTTGACCGTTCGTATAAACCGGGTACACTACCCCACACCGAGGAGCCCCCATGATCACGGCCATCGTCAAGTCCGCAGCCACCGTCAACGACAACGTCCTGGCGCAGGGCATCATGACCCAGATGAACGCCGCCCTGGCCTCCCTGCTGGCCGACAACATGGTCGGCCTGAGCCTCGCGGTGGGCGACACCCAGCGCATCGGCGGCCCGGAGATCACCGTCTCCGTGACCTATGACTCCGGTGCAGGTGGGGTCATCACCAACCCCTACAAGATTCAGGTAATCCAGGCCACGAGTGGGGACGCCCTGGCAGCCGCAATCAACGCCTTCATCGCCGGCTTGGTCGGTGGGTGGGTCACGCCGATCCGCATTGCCTACGCTCCGGGCGGCACGGGCGGCATGACATCGCCCTACTTCGCCTGCCTGCTCTACAACGACGACGCCACGGACGGGGCCGCCAACTGGGTCGGGGAGGCCTGATCATGCCTGACATCATCAAGCCTTACGGCACCCAGCCGACCGGCATCAAGATCCGAACCTTCCGCATTTCCATTGAAAACCCAGCCGGCAACCCTCAATCGGCCATCGACAAGCCGATCACGTTCCACATCGAAAAGCGCCCAATCGACGCTGCTGGCAAGTACGTTGGTGAGCCGGATCTGGGCGCAGCCCCGCTCCAAACCTCGCTGTTCACCATCGCCATGAGGGAGTTCCAGACCACCGACCCCCTGAACCCGGCGGCCAAGATCAAGCTGAAGGGCGCGCAAATCGCGGCCCTGCTGGAGCAGGCCTTCGTGGATCTCTACAACGAGGCAGGTCGGTGAGCATCAGCGACTTCCTAACCCAACTGGCCAGGCCCGAGGACATCCGCCGTCTGCGGAGGGAGATCCCGGGCTTTGAGGACAACCGCGAACGGATGGCGGTTGTGGTGCAGAAGGGTTTTGATGCCTCAGACAGGTACCAGAAGCTCCGGCCGTGGATCTTCGCCGGCAGTCTGATCGGCGCGGCCACATCAGGCTGGGCCTGGTGGAAGCGACGGGCAGTCAAGGAAGCGCACCCCCTCTACGGCACCCTGACCGTGGGGTTCAGCGCCTTGGCCTACCTCACCAGGCCGGGCTCGCCCCTGGTCACGGAACCGGGCGCACCGGCCACGCCGGGCGGCGAACCGGCGCCCAGCCCGTTCCTGGCCTACTTGGATGCCGAACGGGCCAGGATGCGGCAAACGGACCCTCGATGGGCCGATAAGGTCTATGACCGCCTGACCCGCACCGACATGCTGCGGCCGACCTGGAACAGTACCCCCGCCTACGTTCAAGCCATCCTTGTCTGACCTCAGAAACCCCGTATCCTGCTCATAGGAGCCTCCCATGCTGGGCAACCAAGCCGACGCCTTCTTCACGACCCCCATGCCGACCACCGTGACCACCCAAGCGGCCCGCGCCGCCGGTGCCCCGGAGATGCCGGCCCCGCGGCCCCTGAACGCCTCGGCCACCAAGCAGGCCGTCGTGGCGGCCCCCGTCACCGGCTTCATGCCTGGCATCGGCGGCTACGTCGGCGCGCCGGCCTACCAAGGCACTGCGGGTGACATGCTGCCGGGCATGGGTGCCCTGATGGACACCGTCAAGAAGCCGTGGTTCCTGGCCCTGGCGGCTGGCGGCATCCTGTTCCTGACCAAACCGGGCAAAGCCCTGCTGCGCAAGCTGAAGATCGCCTGATCATGTCGAGCTACCTGGACGACAACTACCTGCTCGGCTCAACGCTCGGAGCGGACTCAGTGGAGACACAGCCTCCCGCCACTGTGGCCCTGCCTCAACCGGCGTTCTTTGAGTCGACCGTCAATGTCCCCGGCGTTGGTCCGGTGAAAATCAAGACGATCCTGCTCCTGACGGCGGTCGCTGGTTTCGTCTGGTGGTACATGAAGAAACGGAAGAGCCGGAAATGATCAACGCCCCCCGCATTTCGGCATGCGGTCACACCTACTACCGTGGCTTCCGCATCATGCCGCAAGCCAACGGGGTGCTGTTCGTTCGGTGGATGTCCAAGCACGTCAACTACTACTTGCCGCGCTTCTTTGAGTTCCGGGGCACGGTCGAGGATTGCTGCAAATACTGCGATGCTCTGATCGACAAGCGGATATGGGACTCCAAGAAGTACGAAGACCATGGCATGGCCACTGGCCAAACCTTTGAGCCAGAACAGGTGCCCGGTCCCATCGTGTCGATCTCCCCGAACCGCCTCCTAGCGGTGATGCTGGGCCTGGACCCCATGTGCGTCCCGGCCGCTGCCACGATCCACTTCACCAGCCACAAGGGACGACACTGGGCCGACTTCATCCCGGCGGAACTGGTCGCAGAAGGCGTACTGCCGGACATCGACATGGAATCGTTGAAAACCTCCCTGACAGCCAGCGCAGCCTCCATCCCCGACTACCAGCACACTGGGCTGAACGTCCCCCGCCCGGTGTTGGTCGAGGAGACCAAGATTGAGGAGCAGAAGATCCAGGAGATCAACATCGCCAGCTTCGACCGCGAATACTACCAGGAGCAGATCAGTCTGATCGCCAGCAACCCGCCCTACTACTGCCGGCGGCTGACCAAGGGCTCGGATCTGATCTACATGGCCACGTCGTGGTCGAAAGACGGCCCCTGGACGGTCGTTTCCTGCGACAAAGAACGGTGCATGGTGCTCGGCATCAAGGTGGCCGCATGATCGGCAGTCTCAGCGACCGTGACGCCTCGGCCATTGGCTTCGCCCTCGCCGGCCTGAAGTCGCAGATGGGCGGCTTGGGCAACCTCCTGGCCAACCCCATCACCAGGCTAGGCGTCCGCTACTGGTGGGCCGCCGTGCCGGTGGGCATGGCCCTGTGGAGCCAATACAAAGAGCAAAAGGCCAGCGGAGGGGTCAAACTCCACACCCTGCTGGCCAACGCCGGGGCAGTGCTGTCGCCGGTGGTCAGCCTCGTGATCCTGCTGGAGTTCGCCCGGCAGGCAGAAACCAGAACCCAAGGGGTGCAGCAATGAGCTTCCTCGGCAACGACTTCCCCGCCCCCCAGGGGCACCCCAGCGCGGACATCAACCCGCAAACCACCTTGCCGCGCCCCGAGAGCGTCATCGGCGTGGCCCACACCATCCGCTCCGAGGTGGACGATGTCTCGCGGTCGGTGTCCGTCCAGGCCACCAACCCCGGCATGCGGGCCGCCGAGGGAACCGGCGCGGCCGTCCGGGTCGAGGGCAACCGCCTCCCCGCCAAGGCCGTCGATGTCAACGTCCGCTCGGGCAACCAGGATGGCCGCCAAACCGGCACGCCGGACGGCTTCATCTGGGGCCTGCAAGGCGAAGGCGACCCGGCCGCCAAGCCGGCTGTGGCGTGGGGGAAACTGGCCCTCCTGGGCCTCGCCGGCTTCTTGGGCTGGCGCTGGCTGTCCAAGCACAAGTAAGGCCTAGGCGCGAAGCTGAAGCAAGGTCTCGCTGACCGTCACGTCCAGGGGGCCTCCCTGGGCGGCGAGCCACTGTCTGACCTCCCAGTACGCCCGAACGAGCCGCTGCGCGTCCTCGACGCACCTCTCCAGCAAGTCGCCCTTCACCTGCGGGTTGTTCTTGAACAGGTGCAAGGCCTCGCGGGTTCGCTCTAAGTCGATGTCGAGCGCCCCGCCCAACAGGCCCACGTCAGCCACCCGCAGGAGGTCCGCGGCCTGCCTGGTCAACGGACACGTCACCACGGCCAGGGCGACTTGGGCGACCCCGCCGTGCTGCACGGCCAGCGGCTCGGGATGCTGCATGATCAGGGCCAAGCAGGGCACCTGCTCGGCGCCCTGGTGCATGACCGTCGCGCCCAAGCGGAGCCGCCAGGAGGGAAGAACATCGAGGTTGAACCTCGTGACCTGCCCCCTCTGGAACGCAGTGATCGTAGCCATCAGCCGGCCGGGGGCTGGTCAGACGGCGGGGCGTCCGGGAGGTCCGCTGGGGGTGCCTCAACGACCGGGGCGGGCACGGGTGTGTCCTCGGTCATGGGCGGCGGCCCGCGCTTCTTAGGCGGCACGGGCGGGGCGGCGGGCTTGGTCGCCGGCTGGGCAGCCGGTGCCGGCCTGGTCATCAACGGGACCAGGCCCTTCTTCTGGATGTAATCGAGGTGCTTGGCGATCGACCGCTTCTCCCCTTCGGCGTCCATCGACTTGTGATAGACCCTCTGCATTTCCTTCAGGCTGTCCTCGACGTAATCGGGCACCCCGGCAGTCATAAACCAGGCCGTCAGGTTCGGATCGCTCTGGACAATCGGGGCGGCGATCTCAAAGATCCGGTCTTGCTGCCCGGCCTGGATCGCGGCGGCCATGCTCTGCGGGAGCTTGGTCGTCCAGAACGCCAAGCACTTCACCCGATCCGGCGCGGGGATGGCATTGGTCTCCAAGCGCAAGATGTCATACAGGCACGCACGGACGACTTCCGAGTCAGGCGGGGGTTGGGCCGGAGCGGCGGCGGGAGCCGGCGCGGGGGCCTGCGGCTGGCCTGGCTGATGCGTGGCAGCCTCAATCAACGCAGGGCTGATGGCTGGGGCGCGCACCTGCGGCGCCGGACTGGCGGACTGCGCGGCCAACACCGGTTGCAGAATCTTCATCAACTTTCCGAACCGATCCATCATGTCCGGGGCGTCATCACCGTCGCCGCCCCCCTGCGCCGCATCGAGCATCTGCTGGGTCACTTGTTGTGACATGGTAAGAACATGGTTGATCACGCTCTTGTTGCTCTCGCCCGCGGCGGCGATTGCAGCCTTGGACGCCTCGGCCTGCATCTGCATCTGCGACTTGGTGGCCTCGCCCATCAGGGCGACGAGTTCCTTGGAAGCGTTGTTATTCTGGCCATTTTTGATCATATCGAGCAGGAGCGGCATGGCCAGGTCTTGTTGCTTCTCGGTCATCTTGGTCAGTAGCGGTATTAACAGTGGTATAACTGTGGCGCTCACCCACTTCAATGTTTCATTACGACGATCACGCTCGCGCTCCTGGCGCTCACGGTCCTGACGCTCACGCTCGGCAGCGTCAGTTTTACCACCCCCGAGCACGGCTACCATCATCTGCATCATTTGCTGTTGAGCAGCTTGTTGCTGCTGCATCATTAGTTGCATATTTTGCATCTGGCTAGTCGCTGCCTGTTGCGACATCTGCATTACCAGGGCCAAAGTATCCCTACTGCGGCCTTCTCCCTTCTCATATTCGCTGGAAGAAATCTGCTGAACGTCCGCAATGATCTTGGAATAGTCAACAGGCGGGGGTTGTCCTGCGGGGGGAGGAGGTGTCCCGTAGTTTTGTGGTGATAACTCTTGGGCCATGAATGCTTGCGCCTCCTCGTCTTCCTGCATTTCTTCAAGGTTTTCTGGGTCTTGCTCCATGTTTTCCTCCCACGCCGCGAACTGGGGCAGCGTGGCGCCCCTGTGGTCCTGCGGCACGCATTGGAACCGGCCACGGTCTCCGAACTTGTTAGAAATCTGGCCACGAATGAAATCCTTGGGCTTTTCCCCGTTTTTCGCGGCTTCCTCAATGTCGGCCATGAGGATACGCAGCACGGGCCGAGACGATGACCGTACGGTGCCAACCGGGCCATTGAGCCGGTAGACGCTGACGCGGGCGTCCTTGGCGTCACCGGGTAGGAGGTTTTCCAGCCGCGACCGCTCGGCCTGGCGCCTGGCCCTGTCGGCATCCCGCTCCGGGTCGCCAGACGGGCGGCCTACGGGTCGCCTCTCGTCGGCCGGTTGGCCTGGTGGGGGCGGGGGCTGGCCGGGGAAGCCGGGGAAGCCGCCGGCAGTCTGGCCGCCGGGGGCGACGGGTGCAGGGGGCATCGGGAGTGCGTCCATGGGTGCAGGTCTCCGGCGCGTAGCATATCGAGCCGGCGCAGGCGGTGCGAGGGCAAGCCCTTGCCGTGGCGGCTAGGGGCGTGCGACTTGGCGCGGCGATTTCCCCTTGCGTTTGGGTTCCCCGCCCCCACACTTGGCGCCAGACGCCCGACCCCAGACGCCGGCCCAGCCCGGCAGGAGGCCCCACCATGGCCGACGCCGCCACCCCCACCGTCGCCGCCGCCGTCGCCGCCCTGGCGGCGATGTCAGACGACGAGCTCTGCGACCGCCTCCGGGCGGTCCCTGCCGCCCGGGAAAGCCTGGGCGGTTTCAAAGGTGTATCGGCCGCCTGCGCCCTCCTCAGGGCCGCGGGTGTCCCCGAGGAGAGGGGCGGATTCCTCCTCCGGGAGGTGCGACCGCTCGCCAAACGGGTGGAGGACGTAATGGGGCAGGTGGTCCACCTGCCCCCGGCCCTCGCGGCCGACGTGGCCGTGGGAGAAGCGGCGGCCATTGCCGGCCGCAACGCCCGTGCATTCGCGGGCGCCCTCCTCGGCGGTCCTGGCCCCACGGCCAGGGATACGGCGGACTTTGTCCGTGCGTTCCCGGCCTGACGCCCGTGCATACGCGGGCGCCCTCCTCGGCGGTCCTGGCCCCACGGCCAAGGACACGGCGGCCATGCTCGCGGACGAATTGGCGGGGATTGAGGCGGAACGCGCCACCCTGGCCGAGGCCTGACGCCCGCCCGGCGGCCAGCCCGACCTGGCCGCCCAACGGACGCCAACCCACCCCGAGAGGAGGCCCCGCGCAGTGGCGCCGCCTGCCGGACGAGGACACTACGGGAGAGACGTTCCGGGCGCGCATCGCGGCGGACGTGGCTTGGCCCAAGGTCCGGGCGTCGGTCGGTTTCGGCCGCGTCGTGGAGGCCAACCAAGCCTTGCGCCGGGAAGGTATCGAGACCCCCACCCCGGTTGACTTCCTGCGCGCCCTGGGCCTGGGCTACCACGGCCAGCCGGCCTAGCCTGACCCCAGACGCGCCCCTTGCCTTCCGTATAAACGCCCCCCAGTATGGGGGCACCAAACCCCCGGAGGAATCCCCACCATGACCACCGCAACCGAACCCGCACCCGCCCCGGCCGCTGCGCCGACCCTGGACCGCGCCGGCCGCCCCCAGTGGACCGACGCCACCGGCTACACCCGCCACCCCGCACCCCTGAAGGTCTGCCTTGCTCTGATCAGCAAGGCGGCGGGCCTGGGGTCATGGCACTACGAATGGAACGGCACGCACGGCGACGGCGGCACGCCGTGCCGGGTCGCTGATATGCTGGGCTTGGTGCCCGGCGCCGAGCCTGCCAGCCCCGAGGCGTGGCGCCGGTACCTCGCCATCGGCAACGCCCACAACTGGACCTTGACCCGCGACAACGCCGCCAAGGTCGCCGCCGCCTGCTTGACCTTGGTCCGACTGGCCGACGACCCCGCCAGCGGCGTCCTGCGGATGGAAGACAACCGGCAGACGCCCGCCGAGGCCCGCGACCAAGCCGCGACCCTCGCCGCTGCCAATGCGGAAGCCGAGGCCAAGCGCAACGCCGAGGATGCCGCCAAGGCCGCCCGTCGCGCCGCGTGGCTGGCGCAGGAGGCCACCGCCGAGGCCCCCGCCGACCTGCCCCGCGTGCCGGTGCCCGGTTGCCCCGGTCTGACGGTGCCGGAGTGGACGCAGGACACGGCGCGGGCATTCTGGCCTTACGGTACCCTCTCCGGCGATGGCGACCGGGTGAAGGGGGTTGCGGGCTTGATCCGCGAGCGGTGGGCCGACGCCATCCGGCGGGGTCTGGTGATGCCGTGCAACCTGTCGGTGCGGTCGGATCATAACCATATCAACGCGCATATCGTCGGCTTCCCCGGCCCGTTCCACAACCCGGAGCGGGCCGTCTACGAGGCGGCCAGCCCCCGCGCCCGCCTGAACGAGGGGCCGCGCCGCTACCTGCCCGCCGTCGAGGCGGCGCAGCATGCGCTGGCGGCCATCGTGGGCTTGTACCACTGGGACAAAAGCGACTCGATGACGGATTACTTCCACTGCCGTTTCTATCACTCGGAAGGCATCGACTGGAAAGCGGCCGAGGGCTGGACCCCGCCCGCGTGGATGCTCGCCCGCGCCGCCCGCCCCGCTGCCGAGCCTGCGCCGCAGGCCCCAGCGCCCACCCCGGCCCGTGCCGGTGCCGTGACCTACCGGCACGGGGCGCACCTTGAGCGGCACACGCACACGAAAAAGGGACGGGATATGCACCTTGTGGTCATATCCTCGCGCCTGTCGCGTGAGGATTGGGAAGCCCTGACGCACCGGGCCAAGGCCACCGGGGGCTGGTACTCCCGCGCATGGGGCCAGACGCCCGGCGGGTGGGCTTGGTGGGACGAGGCGCCCGCCCTGGCGTTCCTCGCGGCCCAGTTCGGCACCGACGAGCCGGGACCGGCCGGCGAGGCCTGCGGCACCTGTGAGCCGGAGACGTGCGGGTGCGGCACCTGCCCGGACGGCGGCACCCCCGCCGACAAGGCCCCCCCGACCCCCGCCGCCAAGGCCCCCCCGACCCCCGCCGCCAAGGCGGGGGCCGGCGACCGCATCCGGGGGCTTGCTGACTCCCTGGACGCCGAGGCCGACCGGAAGCGCGGCCCCCGGCTGGAAAACACTCCCAAGCGCCAACGGGAAGCCGGAAGCGCCAGGGTGGACGGCGACCGGGCCGCCCGTGCCGCGTCCTACCTGCGGGCCTACGCCGACGCCTTGGAAGCCGGCACCCTGCCGGCCTGCCTGCGGGGCTGGCGCCCGACCAAGGCCGCCGCCCTGGACGTGGCGCGGCAGACCTTGCGGGAAAGCGGGGGCTACTATGCCCCGCCCGTGGAAAGCGGAGTCTACTCCAACCACCACCCGCAGGCCGTGGCCCTGCGCGACCTGGCCGAGGGCGCCAAAGGCGCCGCCGACCGGGAGCGGGAGGCCGAGGCGGCGAGGGCTGCCGCGAAGGCGGCCGGCTTGGTCAAGTTCCGCAACACGAGCCGGCCGGGATTCTTCCCGACCCCGCCCGACATTGCGGCGCAGGCGGCGCGCCTGTTGCTCGCCCTGTGCCCTGCGGAGCCCGTGATTCTGGAGCCGTCCGCCGGGCTGGGCGCCTTGGTCGACGCCGTGATGCACGCCCGGCCCTTTGCCACCGTCGACGCCATTGAGGATTGGAACGAGGCGGCCGACTACTGCCGCGCCCACAGCAAGGCGGCCCGCGTCGATTGCGCGGATTTCCTGACCGTCCAGGCCCTACCGGTGGGCAAATATGACGGGGTGATCCTAAATCCGCCATTTGAGCGCAATCAAGCCTTGGCCCACGTCGCCCACGCCTGCCGCATGATCCGCCCCGGCGGGGTGCTTGTCGCCATCGTCCCGGCGGGATTCCTCGACCGACACCAGGCCGCCCTGCCGGCGGGCGACTGGGAGGCCCACACGCCCGACGAGGGCGAAGGTTTCAACAGTCGCAAGGCGGCGATCCGCCAGACCGGCGTGTCGGTCGACCTCGTCCGCTGGTCCCGCCCTTTGGACCTTGACTAGCTTTTCCGTCTGTTTATACCTAACCCACACACGACAAAGAAAGGCCACGCCATGACCGCCCGCTTCCAATCCGTACACCTCTGCGTCCGGGGGTTCACCCGCAACGGGAACCGCCGGCATGCCGTGGTGGTCTTCCACGACGGCGACCCCTGGGCCGCCGAAGACCGGCCCGAGGGCAACCCCGAGGCGACGGCCCGCCTCCTGGTCGCCGGGGAGGGCCAGCCCGCCGAGGGCAAGCCCTGGTCACTTGACCACCTGGGCGACATCTACACCACCGCCAGCGAATTGCGCCGCCTTGTGGGGTTCGCCCACAAGCGGCAGGAGGCGCGGCACTACTTCAACGCGGGCGCCGTGGCCGCCGTGGCGACGCTGGATGCCCTCTGGCAGGACAATACCCTGCAACCCATCATGGCAGACGCCTACGCATACACGCCCGACGACCTGTTGCGGATGGCGGATGACATCAACGCCGCCCGGCGCGCCTGCCTGCCCCATGAATGGGAACGCTTCCTTGAACGGATCGGAGCCACGCCATGCCCAGCATGAACCGCCGCCGCGCGCCCCTGGTCCTGCACCAAGCCAAGACCACCTGCCGCCTGATCAAGTACGTCTGCCCCAAGTGCGGACAGATCCTGCGCATCGCCGGGCCGGTGGGGGTCATCACCTGCACCGCCACCCGGCGCAGCAAGGCCAACCCCCGGACCTACCACGACACGCCGCAGCCGTGCGGCGGGGTCTACGTCCTGGGGCAGGAGGGCGGGCGATGAGCCACCGCCCGACCGTTGGCCCCGCCCTCTACCGGGCAATCGTCGCCCTCGATGCCGCCCTTCGGGCCGAGTTCGGCCAGACGGGGTTCAGTTATCGCATCGTGGGCCTGAACCGGACCCTTGCCGAAGCAAACACGGAGCGCACCGCCGGTGCGCCCATCAAACCCAAGACCAAGCCCGCCAGTCTAAAGAAAGGCACCCATGCCCCGCACCAAGACGCCCCGCAAGGCCGCCCCCTCCCGTGAAACCTGCGTGGAGGAGGCGCCGCCGAAGGTGACGCTCCTCTGCCGCGAGACTGAAGGCCCCGCCGAGTTCACCGTCAGCACGACCCCGCCGGGGTGCGACCTGGGCCGGTTCTTTGTCGAGGTCGAGACCAGCCACCCCGAGGCGGCATGCGAATACGCCAGCGGCTACGGCAACAACGTCAAGACCCTGAAGGCGTCCCTGCTGAAGGAACTGATGCTGGACGTGGACGACACGGAAAGCGAGGAGTGACCATGGCACTCCGCATCCTGCAACGCACCGATGACCTTGTAAAACTGGAAGACGGGACCACCGTGCGCGTCTACAAGGCAGTCGAGGACGGGAAACTGACCCCGCACACGGGGTGCCTTCCTGGGGAAACCAAGGTCCGGTTTGCCTTGCGAGGCTTGAGCGGGAACTGCGTCCTCGTGTCCCGCAAGGTCTACAACTGGGCCGTTGAATACCTGCGACCCCCGACCCCCGAGGAAGAGGTCGGCGGCGGGCGCATGGGTCATATCCACCGGGCCAACATCGCCATGCTGCAACACCTGCCCCAAGCCGAACGGGACAAGGTGGACATCGTTGCCGATGGTCTGAAGACCAAGCGCGAAGCGACCGACCTGGCCCTGCGCAACGGCGGCATCGTGGCCTTGGGCAGCAAGCGCGGACGGTGGGGCGTCATCAAGGCGAAGGCGAAGGAATGACCCCCAGCCCCTACCAAGAGGCGATCCTTAACAACGTTCGCCTGCGCCGGCCTACGCTGGTGCAGGCGTGCGCGGGCGCGGGGAAGACGACGACCCTCCGGCTGATTTGTGAGGTGATCAGGCGCGACTTCCCCCGCGCCTCGATCTTTTGCGCCGCGTTCAACCGCGACATCGTGGCCGAGTTCTCCCGCAAGCTGCCGCCAGGCGTGGCATGCTCGACCCTGCATAGCCATGGCTTCGCCGCCCTCAAGCGCGCCTCGCCGGGTGTTGTGCTGGACGACAACAAGCTGCGCAACATCGTCCGGGCGGTGGCGCCGATGGGGGCGCACGGCGACCTGATGGCGGCTGTACCGGTGGCCATGGGCTTGGTGCTGGATCCGCACAACGAGGCTGCCGTTCTCAACGGCCTGCGGCGGTGCGGGAAGACCCTGGAAGACCCGGACCTGTCCCTGCCCCTGGTCGGAAAGGTGGTCAACGCCTGTCTCGATATGCACTCGACCATTTCCTATGATGAAATGATATATTTCCCCGTCCGCTACCCTGCTGTGCCTGTGGCCCGGTTCGACTTCGTCTTGATTGATGAGGCCCAGGACATGAACGAGGCGCAACAGGCCTTGATCGGGCGCACCCTCAAGCAAGATGGTATTCTTATAGCAGTAGGAGATCGGTACCAGTCCGTGTACGGCTTCCGAGGAGCAGACCCCGCCGCGATGCACAACATGCGCGTCCGCTTCCAACTGGACGAGCTATCCCTGCCTGTGTCCTATCGCTGCCCCACGTCGCACGTCGCCCTGGCGCAACAGGTCATCGGAGAGGGTGGGGCTACCATCATCACCGCCGCCGATGGCGCGGCTGACGGCATAGTCCGCCACCGCCAGGAGCGCGACCGGGGGGCGACCTTGGGCGGCGCCCAGCCGGGCGACCTCGTTTTGTGCCGTCTGAACGCCCCATTGATGCCGGCGGCCCTGGAACTGATCCGCGCCGGCCGGAAAGCCTGTGTGCGGGGAAAAGACCTTGGCGGCGAACTGTCGCGCCTGGTCCAACGGCAACAGGCGCCAACGATCCCCGGCCTGATCGTCAAGCTCAAGAAATGGGAGCGCCGGGAGCGGGAAAAGGCCCTGGCCCAGGACAACGAGAGGGCCGCCGAGGCAGCATCCGACAAGGTCGAGACCATCACCGCCGTCATAGACGCCTGCGACACCGAAGACACGTCCGAGGTTGTGGAGCGTCTGAACCGCATCTTCTCCGACGAAACCAACGGACAAGGGGTTGTCTTCTCATCCGTTCACCGGGCCAAAGGCCTGGAGGCCGAACGGGTGATCATCCTGGGGCCGGAAATGATGCCGCTCGTGCGCCGCGATTCAACGGCGGAAAGCCTGCAACAGGAAAAGAATCTGAAGTATGTTGCGATGACCCGCAGCAAAAGTGAGTTGACGCTTCAACCCTTACCGCCGCGCCGGAGGACCGCACCTGAAACGCATCGGGGGTTGGGTTGTCTATGATCAGCAAGACCCTCGACGCATCATCTACAGCCATCCCAACAAAGGGAGCCGCCGGGCCTGCAAGGAATGGTTGCGGGGCTATCTGGCGAAGAACACCCCGCTTGAACCTTCACAAAACAAAGTAGGATAGCAACTATGCGCCACATTACCGACGATCAGATCAGCAGGGTTGTCGCGGCGGTCATTGAAGACCAGCCGGCGCGACCCGTCAAGATTTGCCGGGGGCGGAAGCAGGCCGTGATCATCAGTGGCGAAGCCTGGTCCTCCATGCAGGAAACACTGTATATCCTGTCCAAGCCGGCCTACGTTCGCGCCATTCGGGCCTCCGAGCGAAACAGCAAGGCGCGCAAAGTCGACTGGCGACGACTGCTCCATGGGTAGTTTCACCATCAAGATGGAGCCGAAGGCAGAGAAAGATGTTAAATACATCCGCCGAAAGCGGCAAGACTTGGTCAAGAAACTTGATGAGATACTTGCCACACTGGAAACAGCCCCTTTTCTACCAACACAGCAATTTGAGCATCTGTGTTGGGACTTGAAGGGTTATTGCAGCCGTAGGCTCAACAAAGAACACCGGGTGGTCTACAAAGTCACAGCGCCCAACGTGGTTGTTATCTCCTGCCTCGGACACTACTGATCACCTGAAACTCCGCGTCCTTCGCCGGTCGCAGCCGGGCCAGGATCTTCGTTTCCCGGTTCGGGTCATCTGCCGGTGGCGGCGCCTGCTGCGCGGCGTTTGCACGGGACTGCGCTTGGCCGGTGGCCTGCTGGTAGACATTGAACACTCTGGCCGCGCCGCCTAGCGCTTGGGCGAACTCGGACCAGCCCCCGCCGCCGTAGGTGTTGCTCACGTCGGGAACTCCGGGCCTCGATTCACGTTTCCGAACATCACGCCCAAGGCGACATCGCGGTTGAACGCAGACTGGCCGAGGACCGTCGCCACGTCGCCAGCGATCACTGGCTGCTGACCCGTGGCGTTCAGACCTGCAACGATGTCGTTCTTGATCGCCTGCTCCATGAACTGCGCCAAGCCAAGGCAGCGGAACAACTCACCCTGGCAACGCCTGGTGAACGCCTGCTGGCCCTTCGTCCGCAACACCTCGTCATGCGCCAAACCGATGAAGACCGCCGTGTCCATGCGCTTCATCAACTCGTCCACAAGTTCCTGGCTCGATGCCAAAGCGAGGTCGGTCATTCCACCTCCACGCCGGTCAGACACAGGTCCGCGTGATCAGCCCGCAGGTCGGCCAGGCACTCGTCGGAGCAGGCCGGGCCGAGGTTGGACCGACTCGTGACCCACTGGTGCTTGGCGGCCCAGGAAAACACCTCCCGGCCGCAGTTCCGGCATTTGACGGGATCACCGAAAGGGTGTTGTGCTTCAGCAGACATGAGCAGTCTCCATGAACAACCAAAACTTTCCCTTGCGACCGGACGGGCGCACCTCGACGCGCAGGATCCCGGCGGCCATGGCCTGTGCCTTCCACCAATCTTGATGGTTCCGGCAGGTGTGCAACTCGACGCCCAACCGGACATCGCTGCACGTCCAGACGGCATGCACCTGCCCACGCCGGGCGATGCGACAGCAGTGCGCGAACAACGGCGCGATGTCATCCGGCTTCAGATGCTCCAATACGTCGAAGGACCAGACGTAGTCATAGGTACCGCTGGCGATCTCGCCCAGGCCCTTGGTGATGTCGAATCCGCCGATGATGCGCGGGTGTCTCGACTCGACCCAGTCGACGCCCAAGTAAGGCTGGAAACCGTTAGATTGGCACCAATCGGCCACCTCGCCTTTGCCGGCGCCCAACTCCAGCACCGGGCCGCGAGGGAGTGCCCGCAACGCCTGTTCACACTCGGCAATGTGCTGGATGCCAATGCCGGCCGTGCAATAGTCGTGCTTGTCGTACAACTCTTGGTAGAGGTGCGAACTTACCCCGCCGGGACTCGAACCCAGACAAACAGGATCAAAGCCTGTTGTGCTACCATTACACCACGGGGTATTGCTCATGGGATCCTCGCAGTCAGGCACCGCACGCGGCCGATTTGCACCGCCGACACCGGCGATCCGATTGCAGCCTCCATCCGCGCCATCCACCAGCTTTCCGGCTGGACCGTCTCGTGCAGGTTCCGACCATCAACAGCGTATGACGCCGGGATGTAGGAAACGGACACCAAAACCAGTTTTGCGGCGATGCGTTTCATTTCCCCAAATACTAACGGCACGTCGGCCTCGGGCAAGGGCTCCATCATGTCGAACGACACGGCGGCATCCACGTTCCGGTCGGCCAGGGGCAGCTTGTGCGCCCAGGCCCGGCCCAGCCGCGGCTGCCGTACTGGTGCGGACGGCCGCGGCGGTCCTTCAACTGGACCTGGCCGCTGTGAATCCGTTCGTACATGGATTGGAGGTCTTCACGGGTGGTCATCGGCCGCTCCTATGCCGCGCAATCGCAGCCGCCGCCTTCTCTTGCAGGTGGGGCAGGAACCTCTCCAGCACCGCCGGGTCGCCGTTGCAAACCGTGTGCAGGTCGGCGCCGTCGCCGGCCTCGTGTATGCCGATCAAGATGAAGGGCATGGCCACGACGATGCCGGCCGCCTTGTTGAAGGTGGCCTGCTGTTGTTCGTCCTGGGCCGGAGGCTCGGGGCGCTTGGTGCCGGGGAACTGAATGATGTTGTCGCTCATTTGCGAGGCTCCTTGGGCATCGGTAGTTCGCCATCAACGGCCAAGAACGACTGAAACAGTGACTCCATCCACCAGGGGCGCGGGTTGAGCTTGTAGCGCCCGGTCGCCTCGTCCAAGACCCCGACCTTCTTCCACAGGGCCAAGTTCGCCGCTGACAACTGCCGGTCGGACAGGATAGGTCGACGGAACGACTTGCGGATCGACTTCAAGACCCACGAATAAATGCCGTGGCGGCGATGCTTCGTCTGCACGCCCGCACGGGCCTCGGCCAACACCCGCGTTGGCTTGGTGCGGTAGATCAGCCAGCCAGCGGCAACCACCCGCTCCGCACCGTCGACGCCGGCCTGCTCAACCCGCCAATAGACGTTGCCGTCACGGCTGAAGGCCAGTAGGTTGTAGGCGATGGGGGCAGCGCCGGGGTAGTTGAACGAGTCCACCCAACGAGGTTGGGGGGTTGACGGGTCAGCAAAACGGGCGTTGACCTCTTTGATCACCCCACGGGTGAACGAGCCTCGCGGCTTTCCGACCGAGATGGAAGTTCCCGGGACGTGTTTATGGCTCACGGCAGGCTCCAGTCCGGGCGCGTGCGCCCTGTCCAGGTCGGTAGACGCTTCATGGTCAACAGACGATCACAAATGCGGGCCTGCACCTCGGGGCGGAACATCCCTTCAGCCCAGCCAGGCATGACCGCGTTGAACTCCTCGGGATAGTCGCGCCACTTCAAGGTCGGACGGAATCCCCGGTCGATCATTTCACCGCACAACGACAGGAACCGACCCCGCAGGAACGGGCCATAAGGGAGGAAGAACGCCATGTGGCCAGCGCCAAGTGTCGGGTACACAGGGCGCGGACCAGGAGCGCGATACTTCGCCCAACGCTTGTGGGCAAACGGAACCATGCGGGGAAGCTCACGGTACTCTGCAATTAAATGCGCATCCGCTAGTTCGTGTGGCCTGATGCCCATGTTAATGCGGGTCATAACACGGCTCCGATCCTGGCCTGTGCAATTTCTACATACGCGGCCTCGCGCTCAATGCCCAAGAACCGGAAACTCTCCAGCATCGCCGCCTTGCCGGTGCTGCCGCTGCCAGTGAACGGATCGAGGATGACGCCGCCTGGAGGGGTGACGAGGCGACACAGGTAGCGCATCAGGTCGGTGGGTTTGACCGTTTCATGGTGATTGTATTCGCTCCTATCCTTCTTGTTCGCCTTTGCGCAATAGAAGAACCGGGCGGCGGAACCTTCGTCCGCGTAGGTCTGCCCGCAAGGCGACCCGTCGCCACTATCGGCACCAACATTGGCGAACCCACTCGGGCGCGCACCGTTGCACTTCCCGCGCTTGTCGCCGCCGTTGGCGACGGGGAACAACCCCACCACCTCGTCGCTGCCGTCGTGGATCAGGTTGGCGGGCCAGCGACCCAACGCCTCGGCGCGCTCCACATTGGAACGCACACGAGCCGCGTGGGCTTCCCGGGCAGCCTCATTTTCCATCCAAGGGCGTGTCCAACCCTCGTTGCCTTTCTGTTCCGGCGTTGTCTCTTTCTCGGCACCACCGCCGTGCTTGTCGTCAGTCGGCACACGACAACCGTCAATGTTCAACGCTCCCGTGCCATGCGCCAGGACGTTCTCGGCCACGGTGCCGATCAGTGGTTTGCGGGCCACGGTGATTGGCTCCATCGCAGGCTTGAGGGCTGTGCCCCAGCCTGACCATTGCTTCGCGGCGTCGGTGGCGGGTGCAGTAATCAAGTTGCTAGTTTGCCAGTTATATTCCTTGAAAGTACCTATCCCATTGTCGCCGGCTTGGCTTGGTCCAATACAACGATTAGACTTGCCAACTACCTCGGTTCGCTCCGCTCCGGCCTCCTTATCAATCGCCTTGCTCACGTCCAACGACTTCGGGAACCCGCTCCCATACACCCAAGCGATCATGTCGCGTATCTCAAACCCGGCGTCTTCAATGTTCACCACCATGCGGTGCTGCGTCCGCGTGCCGGCGAATGCCAGCAGGTGTCCACCCGGCTTGAGGACACGCAAGCACTCGCGCCAAACATCAACGCGGGGGACATCATAGTCCCATTTCTTGCCCATGAACGACAATCCGTAGGGCGGATCGGTGACGATGGCGTCGACGGAGTCCGGTGGCAACAACCGCAGCACGTCCAGGCAGTCACCGTGGATCATCTGGGCGCGTTGGATCGTCTGCGGATCAAAAGGGTGCATCTTCCAACTCCGCATGCTCCGGGGTGCCAACTCGCTTCGCCATCCATCGGTCAATCTCGTTGTCGTCGCGGCTGCCGTAATACAGATTGGCGAGCCGGTTGTCAAACCCGTCGTCGTTTATATGGCAAACCTGCATGTCAGGCGGGCGCGGGCCGACGAACGCCTCCAGCACGAGGTGGTGGACGTAGGCGTGCCGCGTCGGGGCGCGCAGCATCACCCGCTTGTAGTTCTCGGCCCGGCCGCCGATGGCCTGCGCCAGGGTCTTCACCGGAAGCAGCCGAGGGGTCGCCCCAGTCCGGTGCCACCGCGCCACCGTGCGGACGCGCCCCTGGTCGGACACCTCGTAGAGACCTTCATGCCCGACCACGGGGCGCCATTGCTCGGTCACGGGAACACCCGAAGGCGCCAGCCGATGAACTGAAGCAACTGACCCTCCCCATAGATCCAAGACCCGTGATGAATGACAATAGGACCGACCTCATGCCAGCCAGGTTCGTAGAACTTGGCATAGTCGCATTCGCCAATGCGAAGAACACACCTATCATTGGTGCAAACCCCACAAAGAATGAAGAACTCCTGTCCATCAGTGAATGACCTTAACAGATCATTCATCGTAAAACTTTTTTCCCCATCCTGCGGAACCCCCCACTCTGTCCAGATCGGCTGACGCCGCCAACGGAACTGCTCGGCAATCGCAGCATCATTGACTTCGCAGTTGTCAATCCACAAACAACCACCACTTATGGAATGATGTACTCGGCCGTAGAGCTTCAAGGCGTCGATGTTCATACGGGGTTTGCTCACGGCACCACCTCGGCCAGGATGGCCAGAAAGAGGATCACAGCGACAATCCACCAAGGGTCAACGTCCTCGGGGCGCACGGTCGACCACCGTCATGTCCTTGAGCAGCCAGACGGCATACTTCCGGCGAGGCAGCCGGAACACATTTTCCGGTACCGGAGTGAACTGCTTATTGGTGAACCACTCCCGATCATGGGCATGCCACGCCGGCTTAACAGTGCATAGATAGAACCCCTCGCGGTCGCAGGCGAGGTATTTCCACTTGGATTTGAGTTTCATGGCATCAACCGTTGCCGCCAGCGGTCCAAGTCAGGTTGATCGCCATGCTGTTGTCCGAGGTCCGCGGGTCCAAATCCTGCGGGACATACAACCGGAACTTGAAAGTTCCGGCGATGCTCATGGTCGTCGTCGTGTAGACCGTGGTCGACGCCCCGCCGACCACAACCGGCACATCGATCGTGGTGAGGGTGAACCAGTCCAGCGACACCGGATCCTGCACCTGCCACTCGCCGGAGACGGCGACCGAGGACTTGTGCCCGGCGAGGTTGGAGACTGACCAGTAGCAGGTGATGGTCTCGCCCACCGCTGCGTCACGGTCGGACGGGACACAGTCGATGAAGTTCACCACCAGATCAGCCGGAGGGGTGGTGTCGATGGTGCCCACGCTGGACGCGGCACTGGAGCCGCAGCCAGCAAGGGCCAGACCGAGGGTGATAGTGAAGAGGATAGATGAGAGGTGCATAGTCATGCCTTTCCAGGCAGGGGTGGGGCGATGAAGCAAGTGGGAGTGGAGGCGGGGGCCTTGGCCTTCCGCGCCTTCATGCAGGGCTTGGCCGTGATCTCCCTGGTGATCTTGACCAGGGCGGTGGTGTACTCCTTGGCCGTCAGCGTGCGCCGGGTCTTGGGGCGCTCGCGCCGACCGGCAACGCCGCCGGCCTCCGCGATCATCAAGCGCGCCCAGGCAGGCGGCCGGCCGCGGACGCCGAGAGTGTAGGTGGCCTTGTTCGGCCCCTTCAGGATTCGTCCAGGCTTCAGCATGTTGTCCCTTTCGGAAATGCCCCACTTGGGCGGCCCCCGGGCGACACGCCCGAGGCTGGTTGTGGAGGCCGGCTAACCCGTGCCGACCCCACCGCCCAAGTGGTGCGGAGGCTCGTATATTATGGTGTGGTTTGGGTTGTCAACACCGTTATTGGAATCGCCAAAACCATGCAGCCGCCGCGATGTGTCTACTGCTGCCGTGCGAGGCTTGCCGGAAAAACTAATGGGTTCTAGTGTGTCAAACAAGTCGAGTCCAGCGTCCGATAATAATCTTAACAATCGGAAAATCGTCCGTTTGGACGATACCCGTATGGACTATACAAGTATCGTCCGTATGGACTATACAAAGAGCCAGAAAGGCTCACGATTGAAAACTGGTCATAGCGTGGTCATAGCGTGGTCACAGCACGGTCACAGCAGATGGCCACCGATGTTGCTGCTGCAAACAGATTTACACCGTGGTCATAGCTGGTCATAGCTGGAAGCTACTTATAGTGTGTAGGAAACGAAAAGCGGTCTACTACCCCCCATACTATAAGCCAACTTTTTTTCTAGGGGAAAAAAAAAGTTTTTTTCCGTGCCAGCTATGACCAATCGTGAGGGTTTTTCGTTGTAAGTTGAAGCGGCGCATGGGGTTTGATTTCGTTTTCGTTTTTTGATTCTGCTGTGACCAGAAAAACCGTATCGTCCTTACGAACCCACTCTGTCGAAAACTGGTTATTGACAGATTGGTTTGGGGTTGTTATACACTCTTCACAATATGGAAACGAACCTAACCGTTCTTCGCTGCCCTGCGGGCCAGTCGTTGGCCAAGCGGTGGCTGGTCGACCCTGCCTCCGGGCTGCCGATCTGCCGGGCTTATGATAAGGCTTGGCAGTTCGCGGTCGGCCAGATGCCGGTCCCCACGATGGGGGATCTGCATGCGGCCGTCCACTGGCTGGCCTCCCAGCCTGATATGTGCGTGATCAGAGGCGAGCCGGCACCGGACGTGGATCGGACGAACACACTCCGGCGGTCGCGGGAGAAGGATGGTCAAGGGCCTACCTTCCTCCCGACCCCCCGACGGTGGTTCTGCCTCGATCTCGACCACCTCCAACCGGCCGACCTGCCGGACCTGCGGACGGCCCCCGCCCAAGCCGCCGAGGCGGCGCGGGCGCTGGCGCTCCCGCCGTGCCTCCGCGACGTGTCGATGGTGTGGCAGTGGTCGGCCTCGGCTGGGATGAACCCGAAGAAGGCGGGCCTGCATCTCTGGTACCTGTTGGATACATCGGTCAGTGATGCGGTCCTGACCCTATGGCTGCGGAGCATCGGCGGCGACGCCAGCCTGGTGCGCTGCGTCCAGCCCCATTACACCGCCTCACCGCTCTTTGGGCCTCCTCTGGTCGACCCGATGATCCAGCGGGTTGGCTTGCTGCGCGGAGACCGGGACACGGTGCCGAGCGATGTCCTGGTCGCGGCGCACGGTGTCGAGGCGCTGAAGGTGGAATATATTGAGGCGATGGCGCGGGCGGTGCGGTTTGATCGCAAGGTGCGCCACGCCGCGAAGGTCGACGCTGGCGAGGTGAGCGAGCACCTGGACGACTGGGCGACGTGCGCGCAGGTGGCGAAGTACCTGAAGCTGGCCACTGAACGCCGCGGCCATGAAATCTTGTGCGATTGCAGACGGCATTTCAGTTCATCGAAACGCTCTTTGACGGTGGACACCTACAAGGACACTTGGTATTGCTTCGGTTGCGAGCGCGGCGGCAAGGCCAAAGCCCTAGTGGAGTGGCAATTTGGACCCACTATGACCGAGGCGAACGTGATCTGGTTGTTGCGCCTGTTGAAGGAGCCGGTAGGTTAGTGATCCGAACGAAAAAAGACCCCCTGCGTTCAACAGGGGGTCTAGAGTCGGCCCCTTCCCTAGCTCGGGATGGGAAGGAGCAGGGTGTGAATCCTAGCGAAGTCGCTCCAGCCGTCAACCCGCTACCTGCCGCGCCTGCGGCGTTGTTTAGCCAGACAAATCTCGACCAGTACATGGAGGGGGCGAACCTCGCCAACGGTCTGGAACAGACGATCAAGAAGGCCGAGGCCCAGGGCGACCCATCCACCTTGTTCAAGGTGGATTTTTTATCGAGTTTGCACAGTTTGCAGCGGTCACACGCCGCGCTGGCCTGCGAGTTGCAAGCCAAGGTTATCGCCGTTTTCAAGAAGTTGAACGTCGCGGTTGATACCAAGGAATACCGCCGGGCGGTGGTGCAGAGCAGGCCGGTCGACCTGAAGGATCAGAAGCAGCAACGTCTGCTCCCCAAGGATTACTACAAGATCGCCAGGGAGTTCCTGGCCACGTCCTTCCCCGAGGTCGACGGTGTTTGCCCACTGGTGTATTTTGAGGAGGATTTCTACCTCTTCACTGGCCGCCGCTACCAGAGGGCCACCGAGGGTGGCGTCCGGGCCATGTTGTGGCCGTGGTTGTCGGATTCGTGGACCATGGACGCGAAGGGTGCGGTGGTCCCGTTCTCCCCGACATCGACTAGTGTGTCCAGCGCCCTCGACGCTCTCAAGGGCATCACGCTGCTGGAGTATGACGACACCTCAGACGCCTGCGCTTCGGTCTGGCGCGTCCCCAGGTTGGGCGACCCAGATCCGAAAGACCTCTGCGTGCTGATGAACGGCATTTACGACACGATGACTTACCAACTGCTCCCGCACACGGCGCGGCTGTTCATGCGGATTGAGTTGCCGTTTGCGTTCGACCCAAGCGCCAGATGCGACCGATGGTTGCAGTTCAGCCAAGAGGTGTTTGAGGGCGACCAAGAGCGGGTATTGGCCTTGCAGCAGTTCATGGGCTACCTACTGACGACCGACAACAGGATCCACAAAGGGCTGTTGTGCTACGGCGCCAGCCGTAGCGGAAAGTCGACAATCCAAGCGATCATCGCGGCCCTCGTCGGTCCTGAAAACACCTGCTCGCCTTCTCTTTCACTCATGGGCGAGACCTTCGGGTTGGAGGATTTCATCGGTAAGCGTGTGGCTTTGATCAGTGACGCTCACTTGGGGTCCAATAGTGATGCGCGCATGGTGGTTGAGGCGATAAAGATGGTCAGCGGTGGTGACGCTCGATCTGTTCCGCGAAAACATAAGACTTCCCTACGGACCCGGATGACGACGAGGATGGTGATAGCGGCGAATGAGTTGCCCAGCCTACCTGATGCGAGCAACGCTTTGATGGCCCGACTGATTTTCCTCCCCTTCAATACATCCTTCCTCGGGCGTGAGGATTTCTTTTTGGAAAGCACCTTGAAAGCCGAGTTGGCCGGCATCTTTAACTGGGCGCTCAACGGGCTTTACCAACTGCGGCAGACTTGGCGCATCCAGCAGCCGTCTGCCGGCATGTCCGACATGCGCGAGTTCGCGCAGTTGAGCAACCCCGTCGGCTCGTTCCTTGAATCCTGCTGTGATCTTGGTGAAAACTACGAAGTCGAGACGACTGCCCTTTACACGCTGTGGAAGTTGTGGGCTGAACAGAATGAGGTTCACCCCGGCAGTCCGCCCAAGTTTGGCATCAAGCTGCGATCTGCCAACCCGATGATCCGCAAGATACGCCCGCGCTCCTCCACGGGGGAGCGGTCTCATGTTTATTCCGGCGTCCGCATCAAGAACGGCCTGAAGCTGCCTGGTGATCACAGCCCGCGCCCCGCGACCTTCGGAGGATCGAACTGATATGGCTCTTATCGCTCCCACTCGCGCCTCCATCGCAGCCATGCTGCAAAAGGAGGTTGGCGTTTCCCACTCACAACTGGAGAACTTCCAGCGTTGCCCCCGGCGTTGGGGTTATGAGAAGATCCTGGGTCAACGCCCGGCCGAGGACCGCGAGGCCCTGGTGTTCGGCGGCGCCGGACACTCTGGCCTGGAGGTCATTGGTCGCGGGGCGACCCGATGGGAGCAGGCATGGGAGGCTGCGAAGGCGAAGATCGCTGCCGAGGCCGAGCCGGGGATGGACCTGTCGCGGATCAATGAGCGATTGCCGCTGCATCTGCAAGGGTTCTTGAGGCTGTTTTGGCCCCGGTTCCTGGCAGAGTACGAGGTGGCGGCCGTCGAGCAGCCGGCGAAGTATCTCCTGCACGAGAACATCTACTGGCGCGGCACCATCGACTTGATCGCCCGTCAGCGGGCAACCGGCCTGTTGTTCATCCTCGATTACAAGTTTTCCAGTGATTCCTATATCGGCAACCTTACCGGCATGATGAACAGCAGCCCGCAGTTGTCGGCCTACACCATGGCCACCGTCCGGTCTCTGCTGGGCGGGCAGTGGCCTGGCGGGGTCGGCTACATATTTCTGCAAAAGCTGCGGAAGAATGAAAACCCGCAGAATCTGGTCAACGATGTCAACAAGTACCAGTTGAAGACCGTGCCTATTTCACCTGACGCCGCTGCGTTCGCGGTGTCTGCCGAGCGCAACACGGCGCTCCTGGGCGCCCAAGTCAAGCAGCACTTCGTCAACTACGCCAACCACGGCTTGGCCGCAATAGACATGCTGCCAGCGCATTACGGCGGATGCAACATTTTCAATTCCTGGTGCGGATTCTGTGAAGGGTGCCTCAAAGGTCGTCCCTTGCACACGGAAATGAAAGAGGCATCGTAGAACGATAGGAGCGCACCATGAACCGCGACGACGCCCTTGCCCTGGCCATCGCCGGCCTGGAAATCCCGTATAAGGACTTCACCTCGGTTGACCGGGTGCAGTTCACCTATGGTCACGCCGCCGGCCGGAACTTCGTCTATTTCCAGTCCACCAACTCTTGTGAGGACTGGATGGACGATTTCAAGACTTGCATGCAGGAGATTCCCGAGGCGTCGAAGCTGAAGGTCCATCTGGGATTCTGGACGCAATGGATGATGGTGCAAAACCACCCAGACGTGGTCAACGCGGACTGCTACGTCGGCCACAGCCTCGGCGCGGCGCTTGCCACGCTCGCCGCTTGGCGCTACCGGCGCGAGGCGGTCTGCTTGGGATCGCCTCGGGTCGGTAATGGGGCCTTCGCCAGCCTGATGGGCACCAGCATCATTCGCATCACGCATCGGAACGACATCGTCCCGCACCTGCCCCCCGTGTGGCTGGGCTACCGACATGCCGGGCCGGAAATCAAGATCCAGCACTCGCCTCGTCCCTGGTGGAGCTACTTCGTGTCGGACCTCAAGGCCCATTGGCCGGTTGAGTATCTGAAGGCTCTGCGCGCACAATGAAGACGGCGTTCCTTATCGGCAACGGGCGGTCGCGGCTGGGGTTCCCCTTGGAAAAATACAGGGGGCTGGTTACGACCGCCGGGTGCAACGCGCTGTATAGAGATTTTATGCCGAAGTACCTCTTGGCGGTGGATGACGCCATGCAGGCGACGATCCTGCACGAGAATGTCCACCACCAAACGAACTTCCTGAAGGTCGGGCCGGTGTCCATGGGCGGCACCAGGCCGGTCGGGTTGGTTAAGCCGGAAAAGCCCTGGGAGTTGGTGTGTTGGGTGCCGGGCAAGAACTGGAAGGCTGGCCCCTCGTTGGGCTGGTCGCTGCCGGTAGTCGACCCGAGTATTAAGCGGGTGCTGTTGATCGGCTTGGACATGGGTAGCAGTGACGGCAAGCCCAACAATGTTTATACCAACACCCCTCTGTATAGACAGGATTGGAAAGACGAAGTGCCGTATGACGATGATTGGATCCATTGGCAGAATGTTTTTATGATGCGCCTCGGCATTACTTGGGTTTGGATGAAACCAAGCCACTGCTTGGTCCCGTCGCTGTGGTCCCGCGTCGGCAACCTCAAGGTGTGCGAGGGTTGGACTGACCTTGTGGAAGCCGTCGATAAAGTTCTCGCTTGACAGTCGCGTTTGCACACTCCATACTCCCCGCCGAATGATCAACCTAGCCGGTGCATTGATCCTGTGTGATGCCACGCCCGATCCGATCCGGGTCGTCAGCAACCCGAAGCATGGGCAGATTATCTATTTCAACCAGCGAGACCAAGCCTTCCACGGATTCAGCCTGGAAGGTGGCTACACCGTCATCGAACCACCACCGCCCACGAAGGAGAAACCCGTGGCAGTTGAGAACCCCCCGAACGACCCACTGCAATTCAAGCCACTGCCGGCCAGCTTCAATCCGGCGCAGATCCCCCAACTGGTGCGGCAGTGCATCACCGCCCACGGGCACGCCCCGGTGGCCGACGCCGACGTGCAGGCGTGCTTGGCGCATCTGCGCTACTACATCCAGGTCGGCATGGGTGGCGAGGCGGTGAACGTCGACAACGTCGTCGCTCAGTGGCTCCTCGACTTGGCCGCCCGCGGTGCGAAGTTCGACCTCGTGGCCGAGCATCGGGCCAAGATGGCTGGGCCGCCCCCGGTGGTGCCTAACCCCATCAGCGATGCCCCTGGCCCGCAGCAGGCCGTCCAGCCCCCGCCGTCTGCTGAACCGTCCGAGCCGGCCGCCGAGGCTGCGCCCGCGCCAATGCCGACCGACCCCGAGCGGCTGGCGTGCTACGAGCGGATCAGCGGTGTCCAGTGCAAGAGCATCCGAGGCCTCAAGATGCGGCTCACCAAGTCACACAAGACCGACTGGCCGCACTACTGCCAACAGTTCAACCTCGACCCCGCCAGCGGGCTTCCGCTCGGCTCGCCGGCCCCCGCCACCGTGACCACCCCGGCCACCCCCGTGGCGCCCCCGGCCGGGCCGGGCATGCCGCCGATCTACGGCCAGCAGCCGGCGGCCACCCCGCCGCCCGTGATGACCCCGCCGCCGTTCCAGCAATCGCCCACGGTGCCGGTGATGACCCCGCCGCCCATGATGACCCCGCCGCCTGTGATGGCGCCTCCCCCCATGATGGCCCCGCCTCCCCAGCAGTCTGTCACGGCGCCGGCCATGCCCCCGGTGATGTCGTTCGCCCAGGGTGTGGCGCAAATGTCCACCCAAGCTGCCGCCCAGCCCCCACCTCCCCCGGCTGCTCCCCTCGCCCCGCCTCCTCCGGTGGCCTCCCCCACCCTTCCGTTCGGCGCGCTGGCCCCGATTCCCGGCACTCCTGCGCCTGCTGCCCGCCAGAACCCCCCT